TCAAATTCACTATATTCATTAATTTGTTTACCATTAATAAAATATTCATACTGTTTATTTTTTAACATAAATTCTTTTAATAAAATAGGCTTGTTATATTTAATTTTTCTTCCTTCATAACTACAGCTAAACATAAAAATAATTAAAACTAAAAATAATATTCTTTTCATTTCTTACTCCTTTTAAAAGAAAAATGGGGACGAACCCCATTAATCTATTTCATTCCATGTAGTCTTGACTTTCTTAGTGCCACTTTTTAGAGGTTTTAAGATGTTTTTAAGGGTTATCTTTGGGAAAACCTTAAAACATACAAAGCTAATTAAAACTACAACTAAAATTAAACTGATTGACATATAAGTCTCCTTTATTCGTTTATTTTTATAACTAATAATAGCAAATTATATTTAAAAGTAAAGTGTTTTTACACAATACTTACAATAAATAAAAATGGGGGCCACATGTATCCTGTATAGCCCCCTAAGTTTGTTTGTACTGCACCATCCATTTGTGCTGCTCCCTTGGTTTTTTAATTGGAAGCAAAAGGAGTCGAACCTTTTAGTATTGTATTAAAATCTAATAACTCGATCTTTGGTTTTTGTTGCTAATATCCTTGCTCTGCCACTGAGCTAATCCGCATCAAACACTTGGAGAGTTTTATTCATATTATATACTCATCCACTTGTCAGATGCAGATGTTGGATTCGAACCAACGCACAGGATGTTTAAAAAACCATCATCTTGTATGTAAAATAGATTTTAATGAATAAAGCTAGTTAGGCAAAAGTCTGATCGGAAAACATAGCTACTATGAGCTAAGATTCCTTGTAAAGCTAAGACTAATGCTGATATATAAATCTAGCCTAAAATATCTTTGTTAATGTAATCAAATAATTTATTACCAATTTTCATTTCAACAATTTCAGCCTGGTTAGCTTTCGCTCTTGCTCTTTTAACTGCATCAATGATGTTGTCAATTTTAGCAAGTAAGTCTGATTTTTGCTTTGGTGTAATTTTACCTGATTTATAAGTTGTATCATACTGACCAACTTGTGTGTCTACATAGTCAAGCTGAACTTGAGCTGGGTGTTCTTTGGTCGCTTCGTAAAGCGTAATAACTTGTTGTTTTTTAGATGTTTTATATTTAACTTCAGAGTCAGTTATATAAATGCCAAATTCATCTTTGTTCCATTTTCTTACAGGGTCTAAAGTTGGAATAGCTTTATATACAGCTCTAACTTTAAGCATATGGCTTTCAAGTGCAAGTAATGAAGTTGATGATAACTCGCCAAAGCTAACACCTTTTACAAGTAATTCTGCCCTTACAATACCAGATGCATTTGATTCTTCCTTTGATAATTGCGCATCAATAGCTTTGATTATTGATTTTTTTGCATAATTAATTTTTGATGGAACTGTTTCTTTTACTTCTTTGGTTTCTGGTGGAACTTCTTGCCCACCTTCTTCAAATGCTGAGTAGATTTTAGTTAGACCATCAAAGTGATCTGTTTTTTTCTGAAACGTATTAATAGTTTCATTCATAATATTGACTGCTTGCTGTTTTCTGCCATTCTCTACAGCTAATAATTGATGAAGCTGATTTTTTGTTTTTTCGCTCATTAGGAGCCTCCTTTATTTAAGTTAATTGTAATGTAACATAATTAATTTTCGTTGTCAACAGCATTTACATTTGTTTTACAATATTTTTCAAAAAGACCAATAACATGACTAACCCTAAAGTAATCATAAGTATAAAAATTTGTATTTATCTGTAATTGGTCATTAACATTTTTTATTCCTTTTAATAATTTATTAAATTTAAAGTCATTCATTTCTAAGGAAAACTCATCGGTAAAAAATTTTATAAATCTAGCATTATCACTTGTTTTTATAATTAATAATATTCCATCTTCTAGAAGTGGCCCATCGGACTCTTTTAATATTATTTTATTTTTTTTATTTATTATTGAGATATAATTATATTCTTTTCTATATTCCTTTTGTTTTTTGTAGCCGCCATACTTTAATTTTTCTTTTTCATTCCTGCATTTTTTACAAATAGATTTAAATTTAGATAATGAATTATTGTCCCTGTGAAAATTATAACTATTTAAATCCAATTCATTTCCGCAGTCATAACATATTCCATTTTCTGTATGAATATTTTCATTAAATTCTTTAATAAAGATATCTTTAACATCATCATGATGTGTCTTTTTAGATTCATCTAATATAAAATTGAGAAATTTAATTTTTTTTATAATTATATCAGGAAAAATAAACCATTCTCTTTTAGGCGTAGCTCTATAATTTTTAAAAAAATGATGTAAGAATAATTCTGTTTTTTTGTATCCATCAGCATGGAATGATAATAAATTTTCAATATTACCAGGCATTGAAGATGAATGACTTTTCATTCTATTAAATAAATTTGTAGATCTTCCAATCTTGATCCAGTTTTTTACTAATTCGCTTCTTATAACGTAAATATAACCACTTTCCATAAAAACCTCTTTATTTTTAATAATAACATATTTATTTATTTTTGTCAAGTACAGTAGGTTGGTATAAGTAAAAAATTTAACATTGTTTGACTTCAATGCTTTTATCCATACCCAGTTTCCTGCTATTACAATTAATTTACATTTGACCATGAGATTGATTTACACTTCATCCATTCTATGTTATTATACATACTGAGGTAATAACATGGCGGGAAGAAGAGGCGGTAGGATAAAACTTACCAAAACACAAATTGATAAAATAGTTGAAATGGTTGGAGTAGGTCACTTTAGAACATATGCAATTACATCAGTTGGGATTGCCATGTCTACATACTCGATCTGGAAAAAACGTTACGAAGATATTATGACTGGAAAGGAACCCGTAAGAGTTCCTAAATCTGAAAAGGAAAAGCTTGTAAATTTTTTTACAAGATTAAAAGAAGCTGAAACTAAAAATTATGATTTTCATGTTAGAAACATTAAAGATGCAGCGGCAAAGAATCCTAAATGGTCAGCTTATTGGCTAGAAAGATTTGACCGTGAGAATTGGCAAGAAAAGAAAGCTGTGGATATTACAGCAGCAGTAAGTCATAGTTTTAGTATGAAAGCAACAATGGAAGCATGGCAAAAGAAACAGAAATAAATGATGATGCATTAGCAGATTTATTCCAAAAATATAGAGATGATCCTGTCTTTTGGGCAGAGCACATACTCGGTGTGTACACCTGGGGTAAAATGCGTGAAGTTCTTTATAGTATTAGAGATAATAAAAGGACCGCTGTAAAGGCAGCCCATGGTGTTAGTAAAACTTTCACAGCAGCAGTTGCAGCATGTTGGTTTTATAATGTATTTCCTGAAAGCAAGGTAATTACAACTGCACCTATTTTTCCACAAGTAGATAAACTACTTTGGGGTGAAATAAGAAATTTCTATCAAAGCAATAAGTTCCTTATTGGAGATTGTTTAAAGGTAGAAGTAAAAGACAGAGATCATGCTAAACATGAAATGTTAGGTTTTAGTACTGATGATCCAGCAAGAGCTGAAGGTTTTCATGCTCCTCATTTGCTTTATATTTTTGATGAAGCAAAAGGTGTCGAGGAATGGATGTTCGATAGCGCCATGGGTGCTATGAATGCTGGAGACCCTAGATGGTTGATAATAAGTACTACAGATGGTGTTGAAATAGGAAGTAAATATCAGCAAGCATTTTTACCAGATAGTCCTTGGCATAAAATAAGCATTAGTGCTTATGATACTCCTGAGTTAACTGGTGAAAAGTTCCAGGGATTGGATTTTAATTTTAATAGAATTGAAAAATCATATAAGGACCTTGGCGCTCAGATATCAGGTAAAGGCTACATTGAAGATGGCGAACGTGATTGGGGCGTAAACTCTGTAATGTTCAAAACTAAGGTTTTAGGCGAAATAGTTTCAGAGGGTGCTAATACAGCTGTAAGTTATGCTGATGTTAAACAAATGTTTGCAAATCATGAAGATGAAAATTTTAATGATGATGGGAAAGTGTTTATTGGCGCAGACTTGGCTCGTTTCGGGATCGACAGAACTGTATTTTATAAAAGAAAAGGTTTAAAAATAATAGATAAAAAAACAATATCAAATCAAGATTTAGTAACAATAACTGAAGAGTTAAAAAAGTTTGCTGATTTTGATAAAAGCACATTGATTAATGTCGATGAAACTGGCCTTGGTGCTGGTGTTGCAGATATGTTAAAAGCAGATAATTACAATGTAAAAGGGATTAATTTTGGATCTAAGGCTAAAGACCCTGATTCATACAATAATTCTTCTAGTGAAATGTGGTTTGAAGCATCAAGTAAAATAAAAAATTGCTCATGTCAATTTGATAGAGATCTAGAGCAAGAGTTAATTAATAGACAATGGAAACTTGATCTTAAAGGTAGAAGATGTATTGAGAGCAAGGATGATTATAAGAAACGTGGATTTAATAGTCCAGATATGGCGGACGCTTTGCTTCTATGTTTATATGAGTCATGTAATTCCAGCTTCAATATAAGAACAATTTAATATAGGAAAAACTGAAGAGCAGCAGTAATGTTTTCATTTTTCCTAATTAAAAAACAATAAAGGATAATGTGATAAAAACTAAGATATGTACTAAATGTAATACTGAACTATCAGCTATTGAAGATAATTTTAATAATGCGAAGTTTGGAAAATATGGATTAGAATCACAATGCAAATCATGTAAAAAAATATATAAAGAAAAATATAAATTAAGAAATCAAAATTTTATTTTAGATAAAAATGTACTTAAAAAATGTACTTGCTGCGGTAAAGAGTACCCAGGTACTTTAAAATATTTTAATAAAAACGGAAATTCTAAGAATGGATTGAATGCTAAATGCAAGATATGTAAAAGAGAGCAAGATAGGGTATACGGAAAAAATAATAGAAATAAAATAAGTGCATATAAATTAGAAAAATACAAAAATGATATTAATTATAAACTAACTGATAATTTAAGAGGTAGAATTTGGGGTGCATTAAAAGGTAAATATAAATCTAAATCAACAATTGAATTATTAGGTTGTTCAATTGAAGAATTAAAGTTGTATTTGAAATCTAAATTCCAACCAGGAATGACCTTTGATAACTATAGTTATTATGGATGGCATATAGATCATATTCGTCCTTGCTGCAGTTTTGATTTAACAAAAAAAGAAGAACAAGAAAAATGTTTTAATTATACCAATTTACAGCCTTTATGGGGTTTTGATAATATGAGTAAGGGCGGTAAATATGAGTTTTAGTGGGGATATATACGCCCATGATCGATGGAGTGAGTTCGCATTCTATTCAGGTGAAAATGGATCTAATGGGGCTGTACAACAGTCTATTGGTCCAGATGAACATGCAAAAGCTAGAAGATTTACTCTAACTGAAATTAGAATGCATTGGTCTGTTCCTTTTATATCACAAGAATATTTAAAAATATATATAAGTGCAGATAGAGGCTCAAACTTTAATTATATAATATTGAGTCATACTATGCTTGACATACAAGATTATAGAGCTATATGGCCTTCAGGTGAGGAAGTATCCTTAAATTCTGATGATCATTTAGTTTTTGAGATGTCATGCGGAAGTGCAAATAACACATATGGATTAGAAGTAAGGGGATGGGCTATTGAAGCATAAGCGTAGCGAAAAGCATGAGTTGTACGAAAGGCGTAAACAGAGTATGGAAATATGATAGAAACAGTTAATTCCCATTCAATAATAATGGTTAAAAATTCAGAGACTGGAAGCGGTGGTTTTGTTACAAATCCTGGAACTTTAGTAACTGAAGGAACTCAGCAAAAAATAAATATTACTGATAGTAATAATCAAACACTTATGGATAATGTGTTAAAAGAGTTAAGGATTATGAATATTCATTTAGCAATTTTAACAGATAATTACATAACACAGCAGGAGATAATATAATGCCCGATATGGTTCGTGATGGGAAAGGTAGAGGATACCTAGCAGGTGTTGATAAAAAAAACAGACTGCAAACAAGAAGTGTTGCTGAAAGTATTCAACATAATATAAGTGTTGATAATGAAGAGGCTTACCAATGCATAGGAACAGCTACTTTAGCAGCTGCAACGGTAGTTGGTTTACATATAAAAAATACAAGTGTTACTAAAAACATGATTGTTACATACATAAGACACCAAATTATAGATCAATCTGGTGGTACAGCTATACCTAATGCTAGTAATTATTTTAGAGTAGCATTAGGAAGAACTTATTCTGCTACAGGAAGTACTGCGACTCCAGTAAACATTTTTTCTGGTTCTGGAAATCAGGCAGAAGTGACTGCTTATCAGGACGATCCTACATTAACTGGAACAGCAAGAGAAATAGATAGATGGTATACGAAATCAGAATGTGATATGAATGCTTTTAATAAAGAAGGCTCTGTTATTATACCACCAAATCAAACAATTGAATTGAGTTATGTGGGCGATCAAACAGGTGGAATACTCTATACAAGAATTAGTTTTTTGTTAAAAGAAATATAGGAGATAAATTATGGGATTGATAATAGAATCAGGCTCTGGGAATGGAAAAAGCGCTCAAATAAATGATGATGGAAGATTAAAGGTAACTGCAATCTCAGCATCTCCAGAACATCATTTAAATCATGAGCATGGAACCGCATTTGTAATTAGTTTTTCTGCAACTCCAACAGGTGCTGATGATTGTTTTTTCTACCTTAAAAATACAGGCGAAAAAGATCTTCTTATTGAAGGTTTTGGGATAAAATTAGTAGCTAATGAATATATAGATCTTAAATTAGGAGATGATGGTACGCCAGTTGCCGGAACTGATATTTCTCCAGTAAATTTAAATACAAGTTCTGGTCAATCAATTACAGGAACTATTCAAGACGGAAATAATATAACTGGTTTATCTGGTGGCAATACTGCTTATAGATTTTATCATGCAACAGGTAGTGGTACAAATTATAGAAATTTTGAAATGGATATTGTACTTGCTAAAAATGGTGTATTTACAATGTACGCTCAAACAGGGACCACAGCATTAGAGGGGTTTTTAGATTTAGCGATAGATATTATAGGTGAGGAATGATAAAAAGCATAATTACTGATCCAATGACTGGTATTCAAGCACAAGTTGAGAATGGAGCAGAAAAAAACGGATTAGTAGTAGCTACACGCCCTCTTAAAACTTTTGAGAATAGGTTATCATTTTTTACTAATGCAGATTATGGTGTAAACATGAACCAGAATGCTGCTGCTGGCGGTACTCCCGAAGAAATTCATGATGGTATTGATTCTATATTATGGACTGGCTCAAATATAACTGGTGTTACAGTTGTATTCAATAGTGTGTTAAAATTTCATGGTGGTTCACAAAGTGTTTATGCTAATAAACCTAATACAAATGATATATGGCAATTTGCAAAAGGGTCAGATGTTAATTTAAGTGGTTTTGTAAGTTTGACTATTTGGATATATATTGATAATAATTGGGATTTAGGCGAATCTACATCAGTTTATTGTTGGGATATAGATACTGGAACGCAAGTTGGCAATAAGGTATTTTTAGAAGATTATTTTAATTTCTCAGATTTTGATGCTTGGCAAAAGATAACTATACCATTAGATGATTTAGGAGTTTCAGGAACTATAACTGTTGATGCAATTAGATTTCAACAAGAAGCTTCAACTGGAATTAAGCCTCAATATTTTCTTGATGATATACAATTTGAAGAAACTGGTGATCCAATCATATATACCGTGAAACCACAGCAGGGAACATGGTATTATGTTGATAAATTTATGATAGTTTATGCTGATGTGTATAATCCAGTATTAACTGATAGTACAATGCCAAAAATACCATATGATGGTTGGCTTGGGGTTGGAGAGTTAGATACAGGAATAACTTATCAGAGAATTAAAAATGGCGAACCTATAGTAACAACATCTATTAAAAGACATTTAGATATGATGAATTTTAGTAATGGACAAGTTACAGGTTATGGTTCAGATGGAACCAATTCATGGGTAGCAATAAATGTTTTATTTCCACAGGCAGTAATATTAAAAGCTGAAGATGATGATAAAATGACAATGACAGTAAATGATGATTTATCAGGGCTATTAGAATTTAGAATAAGTGCTGGTGGTTACATTGAGAATAGAAAATAAGGAAAAATAATGGGAAATTATAGTGATTTTGACACTGAGGTTATGACACCTTATGATAGAAAAACACAGTTTACGTTTTTTGCAGCCAATGGAGATGATGGTATATTAGAAAAAACAATAGATATTGGTAAAAGATGGGAGCTTAAAGAAATAAGAGTTCGTTGTTCGTCTGCTTTTGCATCAACAGAAGATTTTATAGTAGCAACAAGTCAAAGCGGTAATTTAAGTACTATTTTTAACATGACTCTTTTAAGTTATGCAATAATTGGATCGCAAAATTTATGGGTTGATTATCTCGATCCTTTAGTATTTGAAAGCGATGAAAAGATGATTTTTACACTTTCATGTAAAAGTGGTGCAAATGAGTTGAGTTTAAGAGTAATTGGTTGGGCCGTACTGGGCTGAGGATAATTTAAGAAAGGGTGGAAAATAATAAATGGCAGTAACACTAAAACACCACTGGCCTTGTGATGAAGGCACAGGATCTACATTAAATGATATTGTAGGTGGTAAACATCTAACTCCTTATGATGGTGACAACGATATAAGATGGTGTAAATCAAATACTTTAAACCCATTGATAGGAATGACTGATAGAAGTTATATTGGTCTTCACAAACGAGGCTATAAGAAAGGATCACGAACAGGGAAGGACGTTTTAAGAAATGTTGCAGGAATACCAAGTGTTTCAAATCCTGTTATTTCATTTCTTTTTAGGCACCAGATATTACATCAAGGGTGCATAATGAGATGGAAAGCCACTAGCGGTACGGCAGTAAGATCATGGGATGGTACTATTGATACTCCCAGCGGAGATATTTTAGCAGCTACTGAGTATGATTTTGCAACATGGCACCATTTGGTTTTGGTCTATAATGGCGTTGGCAGCATGAAAGTATATTTAGATGGCGTGCATATAAAAACGCTTGGACAGACTCTAAAAGTCGAAGGTGAGATGATTGTTAATGCTTACGATGATCCAGCAGGATTTTTAGGCGGTGTTGAATTATGTGACCCCAGGGTATATTCTTGGACAGGCTCAGTTCCTTCCGATGGACTAATTTTAGCATTATACAACGGATACGGAACAAAACCAGCTAAATGGACTAATTACAGTCCTTATGATTTAGGGGGATTTGCAGAGTTTAGTGAATATTCTTTAGGTACTGGGATTGGCGGAACTGATGAAATAACATCTATAACTCAAGTGGGAACAGATTATACAAGATATAATTTTAATGGGAATGCTTGTGGTTGTGGCAGGTCATCCGCTGTACCAAATAGATTAAAAAACGGTGAAATTTGGGGATATTTTGAATTTAAATTACCCTTAAACTTTGATGTAAATCATGATTATGATGATAAGTTTGTTTTATTCATGATTGAAAACACTATTGGTTTTAATTGGTTAAATAGTGCAACTGTTCAAGCAGAGTATACACAAGTTGTAGAAGGAACTGGTGATATAACAAAAAATAGAGTTGTTATAGCTACTTCTGCAAATGCAATGAATAATAATTACCCAACATTGATAGAAAATATTTGGATTCCCCTTGAATACCATCTTGATTATGCAGCAGGAACATTAAAAATATGGGTCGGGGGACAATTAGTATCTGACTTATCAGGTCAAACATTTAACAGTGAGGACATTACTAGGGTCTATTATGGACTGAATGATGGTGTTCACCCACAAAACGCAACTAAGTTTCTTGATTATAGAAAGCTATATATTGGAGAAGAGCAATTTGCGGAGCCAATAACAGGTAGTGATAATACTTTAACCAATGATGGATTTGATCAGCCAATATACAAAACTGATTTAGGTTTTCAAAATAGAATAATAAGATCGATATAGGGTAGAAAATGGGTTTTTTAAATATATTTAAACCAAGACACATAAAAGAAAGCAGAACACAGATTATTAATACTAAAATGGGCAGTGCTCATTGGACTCCTGATAATTATGAACAATTTATAGCTGAGACATATCTTAAAAATAGGATTTGTTTTAGAGCTATGTTTATGATTGCTCAGTCTATAAGTAATGTAACATGGAAGCTTTTTAAATGGAATAATGATAAGATAGATAAAGTTGAAGATCACGAAATAATGAATCTTTTAAAAAAAGCTAATCCTCATGAAACATTTAATGCAGTTCTTTTTAAGTGGGTTATTTATTTATTAGCAAGTGGTAATTCTTTTTTAGAAAGAGTTATGATTGGTAATGAGAAATATCCTAGAGAACTTTATACATTAAGACCCGATAAAATGCAGATTAATACTAATCCTAATACTGGCGGATTAGATAGTTATACTTTTGACAAAGCAATACCATTTAAAATTGATCCAGTTTCAGGTGATTCTGATGTTTTACATTCAAAATTACCAAATCCATTAGATGACTTCTGGGGTGCATCTCCAATAAAAGCATTAATGAGAGAAATTGATACTTCGAATGAAGCTATAGAATGGCAAAAGAAAATACTTGAAAATGAGGGTAGACCAGGTTTAGTATTTACAGTTGATGGCACATTAAGTGATCAACAATATGATAGACTTGAAAACCTTTTAAAAGATAAACATTCTGGCGCTAATGGTGCTGGAAGTAATTTGATAGTTGAGAATGGAGCTAAAGTAGTTCCTTATAATTGGACTCCAAAAGAATTGGATTTCATGGAATCTAATAGGGAATTAGCAAGGGGCATTTCTTCAGGATGGGGTGTTCCACCTCAAATGCTTGGTATTATAGGCGATAGTACTTATTGTTTACCATCCTATGCTAAAGTTGCAACATCAAAAGGTTTAAGAAGCATTTCAGAGCTTTCAGTTGGAGACTATGTTTATTCATTAGTCGGTAATAGACTTGAAGAAAGAAAAGTTCTTGAACAAATGAAAACTGGACATAAAGTACTTTATGAAATTATTGCTGAAAACAATACGCTTAAAGCTACTAATAATCATCCAGTACTTGTTAGAAAAACATATCAGGATAAGTATTATTTAACTTATGTTCAAGTTGGAAGATTAAAAGTTGGTGATGTTATTGTTGAAATGCACACTAATCCTTATGAGGATCATCGAGGTAATTTAGCTGGTTATATTATACCAATTGAATATTTAAATTTCTCTGAAATAAAAGAAATAAATGAATTAGAAGCAGAAGATGTTTTTGATATAGAAGTAGAAGGAAGTCATAACTTTATTGCAGATGGAATTGTTGTTCATAACAGTAATTTTGAAACAGCAAGAATGATTTTTTGGGAAGATACAGTAGTATCCTACTTAAATATTATCAAAGAAGAGTTGAATAACTGGATCTTTGGAGTAGATAATCCAGAGAAATTATTTTTAGATTTCGATCTAGAAAAAATACCTGCATTATCTATTAAACGTGAAAGATTATGGGAAAGAATGCAGAAAAGTGATTTCCTAACAATAAATGAAAAAAGAAGAATACTTGGTATGGACGATCTAGACGGCAGTGATGTTATCTTAGTTCCCCTGAATTATACTATACTGCAGCCTGGTCCAGTTTTAACTCCTGTATTGGGTAAAACTCAGAATGCTGATATAGAAGATGATGGTGAGCTTAATAACAGCCAACCAGAGAAAGAACCAAGTGATGGAGATGATAGTGAGTGATGAAAAAGAAAAAACTTTATCTTTAAGTGAGAAAAGGGGATCTTTTAGATTAAACAGAGCATTGATTATACAAGAGCCTGAATTGGTTATGAAACTAATGGGTAAAATGATAATTCTTAGATGTGAATTTATGTTTGTATTAGATAGTTTTGAATATGATGCAGTATGTAATGAGTTGTTTGATGAGATTCCAGAAGGTAAAGATATGCCGATGTATAAAATCATCTTGGACGATGATAAACAATTAAAAGCAGAAAAGACCAGGAGGTTTTAATGAAGGTTATTGGAAAGACTGATAATAATTTCATCATAGAGATATCGCCAACAGAACTTAAAGATGTAATAGCTTGGGATGAAGTTGGTAATGGAGCTTTAGACTTAGGAAAACTTAATATTGGCCATAATGAAGTTGCAGCGCAAGACTACAAAACAATTATAGCACTAAAAGATATTAAGGCTAAAATTAATGACGCTAAAGCCAAGGCTAATCAAGCACTAATAGAACTTAATAGTATTGATTTAAGCAGCATACCTGAAAAGGCGGCAGTGTAATGAAACTTGAATATAAAAAAATTCCTTTTGAAATAAAAGCAGAAGATGTAAGTGATGAAGGAGTATTTACTGGTTATGGATCTACATTTGGCGGAAAACCAGATTCTCATGGGGATGTAATAAGACAAGGAGCTTTTAAAGAATCTATAGCAAATGGTGGTAGAAATGGTACTGGAGTTGTTTTATTATATCAACATAGATCTGATGAGCCAATTGGTGTCTGGGAAGAATTAGTAGAAAATTCTAAAGGACTAAAGGTTCAGGGTCAATTAAATTTAGAAGTCCAGAGAGCAAGAGAAGCTCATTCATTATTAAAACAAGGTGCATTAAAAGGATTGTCTATTGGATTTGATATCGCAAGAGATGATAAAGGCAATAGATTAGAGGATGCAGTTGAATGGGATGATAAAAAAGGAATAAGATTTTTAAATAAATTAGATTTATGGGAAATTTCAATTGTAACTTTTCCTTCTAATATTAGAGCAAGTGTTACAAATGTAAAGAGTATTATAGAAGAAGCAAAAAATGAGCGTGAACTAGAAATGGCATTGCGAGATGAATGTAGCATGACAGTAAACGCAGCTAAATATATTGTAGGACTTTGTAAGGAAAAGGCGTTTGCGAGAGGCAATTTCTTAACTGATGAAGAATTACAGATGATAGTTGACGAAAAAGTCAATTTGGAACTCGGTAAAAAACATACTGAGGAACTTTTAAACAAACTAAAAAAAATAAGATGATACATTCATCTAAAACAGATAGGAGAAAATATGTCTGACGAAACAAGCATAAATGAAACAAAAGTGCATGAAGATACACTTGTTGAAATTAAAAGATTAGGTGGCGATTACGACGCTGTTAAGAAGAATTATGAAGAATTAAGAAAAGAAGTTAAATCAGCTCAAGATGAAAATGATTCAAAATATGCTGATAAAACTAAAATAGAAAAATTAAAAGAAGCTATTGTAACTAGAAAAGAAGAACTGGATGCAGTTTTTGTTGCAAAAGAAGCTAAAGAAGCTGAATTTAAGAAAAGAATGGATGATTTTGAATTGTTAGTAAAAAGACCTGGTGGAATTAGAGCTAATGAAGAAAGTCCTGTTTCTATAAAAGAAGTTCAGGATCATTTTATTGCTTGTAGAGCTACCCAAAAAAAAGACACATCAAGATTTATACTTGAAAATATGGACTATACAGGCGAAGAATATAAAGAGTATGTTAAGAATTTTGAGCAATACTTAATTAAAGGTAGTGATAGAGATGGAAGTGGCATAACTCCTGAACAAATCAAAACACTTTCAGTTGGAGTTCAGCCTCATGGCGGTTATACAGTAACCCCAGCGACTGGTGCTAAGATTATTCAAACTTTATATGAAACTTCACCTATCAGACAACTTGCAGCAGTTACATCTATTAGTACAGATTCTATTGAATTCCCTACTGATAATGATGAAGCGGCTTGCGGCTGGGTTTCAGAAACAGGAAATAGACCTGAGACAGCAACACCTGATATGGGAATGAAAAAAATATTCGTTCATGAAATGTATGCAGCTCCTAGAGCGACACAGCAATTACTTGAAGATTCAGCTATCAATATTGAACAATGGTTAGCTGGTAAAGTTGCAGAGAAATTTGCAAGGACTGAAGCAACTGCATTTGTATCAGGTGATGGTCAAGGAAAACCAATGGGTTTCTTGAGTTATGCTGATGGCACAACTCCAACTACTGTAGAACAAGTAGCTATGGGTGCAGCTAACGCATTGACAGCTGATGGGTTTAAAAATATTAAATATGCCATGAAAGAGCAATATCACGGAAATGGTACATGGCTAATGAATAGAACAACAGTGCTTGCAGCACTTTTGCTCAAGAATGGTATTGGTGATTACATATGGAAAAATGGTATTTCAGAAGATAGAGCAGATACAATAATGGGTTTTCCTGTAAGAATGGCAGCAGATATGCCTATAGTTGCAGCAGGTGCTTTAGCAGTAGCCTTAAGTGATTGGTCAAAATCATATCAGATAGTTGATAGATTAGGCATCTCAGTTCTTAGAGATCCTTATACTGTAGTTCCTTTTGTAAAATTTTATACAAGACGTAGAACTGGCGGAGACCTTAGAATCACAGAAGCCCTAAAATTGGGAGTTATCTCGGCATAAGTAAATAAAATGTTAACGTAAATTATAACACTTTACAATATAATTAAATTATGATATAATGTAGCAGGAGAAAATATGAATAAAACAAAAATTTGTACTAAGTGCAAAAAAGAATTATCTGCTACATTAAATTTTTTTTACAAACATTCTGGCTGTAAATATGGAGTTATGAATAGTTGTAAAACTTGTTATTCTGGCCATTATAAAGAAAGGAATAAAATTCCAGAAGTTAAGGCTAGGCATAAAATAACAGGTGCGTTATATGAAAAAAACAATAAAGAAAAAAGAAAATTAAGTAGAAAAAAATACTTCAATGATCCTATTTTAGGTGAGGAAAGAAAAAAAAAGTCGCTGGAGCTACATAGAAAATATGATAATTTGGAATCCAGAAAGAATAAGCAAAGCGAAGCTTATAGAATTAGGAAGTTGAAGAAACAGTTGCAAGAAATAGAAAATGGAATTGAAATAGAGACCCCATTAATTGATCCAAAAACTGGAGAAACTTTAAAAATATGTAATGTTTGCAAAAAACAAATACCGCATACGTTAGAATATTTTCATAAAAATGGGAATGGGTTAAAGGCAATTTGTAAAAATTGTGATTCTATAAAAAAGAAAAATAATGAACAGTACCAAATTAAAAAGAAAATTAGTACTAGAATTAGAGATGCATTAAAAAGAAAAGATGTGAATAAAACATGCAGTTCATTACAATTACTAGGTTGTACAATAGAACAATTCACAACCTACTTCAAATCGCTATTCACTCCAGACATGACATGGGAAGCATTCATGAATGGTGAAATACATATAGATCATTTAAAACCTTGCGCTTTATATGATTTGACACAAGAAAGTGAGCAACAAAAATGCTTCCATTACAAAAACCTTCAGCCATTATGGGCGAAGGATAATTTAAGTAAAGGTGCTAAATATAGCACATAAAATAAAATAAATATAGGAGAAATATATGTCTTTTAAAGATCAATTTTCTAATTTTGGTTGGTATAACGCAATTCCTACTGGACCAGACGATGGAACAGCTGGAGCGACAAATGGAAACACAATAGATTTAAGAGGATTTAACGCAGCTACATTAACTGGTACACTAACAAGTATCTGTTCAGGTGGAGCAAATGGTGCAGGTGATTACTTAATTTTAGTAATACAGCATGGTTTAGCAAGCGCTGCAGGTGTAAGTGCATGGAGTAATGTTCCAGGTAGTATGCTAGTTCATTCAGTAGTAGGCGGATATGATTCAACAGGTGAAACTGGAGTATTTTTATCAATAGCATCAGGTACTGAATTTACAGGGTCCACACAAGCTTCTTATGTATTCACAGTTGGATATAAAGGTGACGCAGCGCATAGATATATTAGATTTAAACTATCTAATGTTGGTGGCGCTTCAGCTGTTGATATGGGTGCTTTATGGATGCTTGGACAACCAGGTGACTGGCCAATTAATACACCAGTAAATATTAGCTAACAGTAACAGTAAATAATAATTAAAAACAACAGGGTCTTTATGGCCCTGTATAATATTAGGAGAAAATAATGGCAGACAATACATATAATAATCAAAAAGTTTACCATAAAAGAGAAGGTGATGAATTTGTTGTTGCTGATGGTGGCAAAATCAACATGGAGGACGGATCAACATTTACTTTTTTCAATGAAACATATACAGACGTACAGATGAATGCTGCATTAGCAAGCAATAAAGTTTATGTTTTTGGTAATCAATCAACTACAGGATCTGTTCTTTCAGATGCTATAGCTGGCGATAGCGCACATCCAATAATTCCATCAGGATATGGTGTAATTATGATAGATGTAAGTGGCGCTCAAGCATCAACACTTAGTCTTAGGCTTTGTAGTGCAAATTTCGTTGGCCAAAGAATGAAAATAATTGTTCTTGGTGGTGGTGGTTCTTACACGAGTACTCTTGTTGATTTATCAATTCACTGTGGTGGCGCAGCTGAAGGCTTAGGATCAGGTGCTAGTGTTATTGATTTAATGAGCGCATGTTCTGATATATCAATAATTGAAATGTTCACTTCAGCTAATTCAACAGGTTTTATAGAGTTGCTTGGTATTCAAGGAACAGGCGGAAACCTTTGGGGAATTGTAGCAAAGGGTGACACTAATACAGAAAGCTTAGTCTAATTTGAGGAATTTTTATGAAAATTAAAATGTTAAAAACAGAACAAGGATCACCAGATGGTAAAACTATTGAAACTTATCTAGTTAACCAAGAATATGATGTTCCCGAATCTCTTTACAGAGCATTTGTTTCAGGACTCAAGGTAGCTGTTCCAGTTAACCTTGTAATTGAAGATATTAAAGAAGTTGAAGAACAGATTAAAGAAAAGAAAATGGAAGTAGCCCCAAAAAATAAGGCTATGGAAGTTCCTGTAAATAAAAATGTTGAAGTAAAGAAGGAAACCAAACCTGTTTATACAGGAAAACCTGTTGCTAAGAAAACAACAGTAAAGAAAACAACAAAAAAAGGTAAATAATGTTATCAGAAGCTAAGGTAGACATCAAAGGTAATAGAGTTTTTAAGGTTATAACAGATCCCACTGTGGAGCCTGTTACAGTAGAAGAAGTTAAAATATTCGCAAGAATAGACGGTACCGATGAAGACGAACTACTTGAAGGGTTTATAAAAACTATAAGAAAACAAGTCGAATTATACTTAGGAAAATCTATAATCACTCAAACTATAAGATTATCCATGGATTCATGGAATACTAATATTATAGAATTACCTATGTCTCCTTTAATTTCTGTGACAAGTGTTGAAACGGTTGATGAGGATGATACTGCAACTACTTATTCGAGTGATAATTATATGACAGATACAGATTCATTACCTGGAAGATTAATAATAAAGAAAAGTGCTGCATTGCCTGAAAATTCAGAAAGAGAAGTAGGTGGCTATAGAATAACATATATAGCAGGATATGGAGCAGCGGCATCAAGTGTGCCACATGAAATTAAAGACGGAATAATGACTGGTGTAACAAAATTATATGAAACAAGGGATTTTACTACGCCATTACCACCAAAAGCAAGGTTTATAATGGATATATTTAGAACAGATCAAGGGATTAAATATTAATGGCATGGCTTGCACCGAAATTAAGGAATCGTATTCAAATATGGAGAGGTATTCAAACACCTAGATCAGATGGTGGATTCGATTTAACTTATAAAAAATTAGTTCGCTTATGGGCTAAATTAGATTATGTAAGAACTGGCAATGTTGCTGGTTATTATCCAATTCGTGGAACTAATGATGAAGTTTATGAATCTCATAGATTTGTCGTTAGATACTCAAGTGTAATTGGTAAAACGCATAAAGGCATGGGTGATGGTTTTGGTAACGGATATGATAGTTGGAGTACAAATGCTTTAGGCACTGCCTTTACAAATGCATTTGGCGAAGGAACTGATTCTGTAATAGATATGAATCCAATTAAGGCTGATTATTTTGTTTTTCTTGAAAGAGAAAATCAATACAGAGGTAAGCTTTTTAGAATAACAAAAGTAATACCTGATGATGTACATAGCAGAATGATTACCTTAAAGTGTATGGAAGAAGAAGAGAGAGGTACTGGTTATCCCGAATAGAATGATGGTATTTAGAGTCATAGGTATAAAAGAAGCTATGCAAAAATTTAAAATAGCTTCAAGTGTAATTGAATCTGAATTAAATAAAGAATTATATAGACAAGTTAAAAAGTTAAGACAAGACATTTATAATTCCATGAAAAATACCCAAAAAGATTCAGGTAGATTTAAATATTTAGGAAAAGATGGTAGATATTACAAGCCGTCTAAACCTGGATTTCCACCTGCAATTGCAACTGGTAATTTAATCAAAAGTATGATCAGTCGTTTTGATCTTCCAAATAAACAGGCGACTGTAACTTTTAATGATAGTGGATTTTATATTAATTATCTTGAAGAAGGTACTAAAAATATGCTCGCAAGACCTTCTGTTTTTCCTGCAGCCGATAGGTTGACCGTAGCAGAGGATGTAGCGAGGATGATTAAAAGGATAATTGATGCGAATTGGTGAAATAGTTCTAAAGTTAAGAGATGATAAACAAAAAATTTCTTATGTTTCAGATGGCAATATAATCCCATATTTTGGAGATTTAATTGCTGGTGCAGCTGAACTTGATATGGCTGTTAAAAACACACTAAGAGCTGATATGGCCTTTGTAATTCCATTATTTGCAGATGCAGATCCAAATACAAGTGATAATGTTGTAATTCAAAGAGTATATGAAAGATTTGGTATTGTAGTTGCATTAGGAAATGATGAATCACAAAAACAGAAAACTGGAATTGTGGCTTTTGATAAACTGCACGATATACGAAATGGATTGTTTAGATCGATGATAGGATGGGAAACTGAAAATAGCGAGAGCTTGGTTTATTTTCGTGGTGAAAGAATGATAAGTGTTAATAATGCTTATATGTTTTATCAGTTCGAATTTGAGTATTACTCAAGATTAAGACCTGAATACGTAACAGATATAGATCCTTTAACAAAACAGAAAACAACTGATCTTATATATGCATTAGCACCAAGACCTCATGATTACGATCAAAAGGCTTATAATTGGGATATTATATATGCTAATATTATCCTGACACCTAGCTCAAGAATTCCTTATACTGGTGATTTACCAGTTGATGATGGATTCCCAACTGTTAGGTTGCCTGATAATACAGCAGTTTATATAGATATGAAAGACCATCCAGAACAAGGACAGTTCGCAAGAGGATTCCAATCTGGATTTGAGAAATATACAGGAGATTAATATGAAAGGTTATAAATATGTAAAACCTGTTGAGGGATTGCTTGTTAGAGATCCTTTACAACTTACTCCATTACCTACTAAAGGAATGTGGGTGGCCTGGGTAGGACGGGCTGGAAAATATTGGAGACGTAGATTAAATGATAAAAGCATTGTTATTTGCGATCCACCTAAAATAGAAATTAAAAAAGAAATTAAAAATAAAAAGGAAGGTAAATAATGGCTATTAGTTTTAACAATATACCTGATACCGTAAGAACTCCATCAATATATACAGAGGTTGATAACTCAAGAGCTTTAAAAGGGCTAGTAGCTAATCCCCATAAAGTGCTTATGATAGGCAATAGTAATGCATATGATGGATATAATGCAACTGCTGAAACATTGACTTTATACAATATAACATCTGATGGCTTGGCTGATGGTTTTTTTGGGCCAGGATGTGAATTAGCAAGAATGTGTAATGTATTTAAGATTAACAATCCTAATACAGAGCTACATGCTGTTACGGTTAGTACTGGTACAGCAAGAGCAAGTGCTAAAATAGACTTTTCAGGAATCTTAAGTCATAATGGAGGAAGTGCTTCTACAAATGGTGAATATCTATATTTACTTATTGGTGGATATAAGTGTTATACTCAAATCACTTCAGGATGGTTAGCTAGTGATATAGCAAGTGTAATTTTTACAAAAATCGGTGATGCACAATCAACTGCTAATAATAGTTATCCAGTATTTGCTAGTCTTGATGCTGTAAGCGCAGTCTTACACTTGAATGCTAAAAATTCTGGATTAAATGGTAATTATATCGATGTAAGATTTAATTATTATGACGGCCAGGATTATCCTACATGTTTTGGAACCGCTAATGGCTCTAATGTTGCTCCATCAATGAGTACATTTATGGTCACTAATAGTGGGGTTGGTGCTTATGCAGATTTAGATGATGTCTGGGCTATTGTTGATAATCAACAATATGAATATATAATTCAACCTTCAATTGAAGCTGATGCACTTACTTCTATAGAAGACGAACTTGCAAATAGATATGATCCTTTGGAAGATCTACAAGGTCAAGGATTTACATTTGTAAGAGGGGCACTTGCTAGCTGTACAACATTAGGAAATACAAGAAATAGTCCTCATAATACAATTATGGGATGTCATGATTCTCCAACAGGACCAGATGAATGGGCTGCTGCATATGGAGCAAAAGCTGCTAAGTATCTTAATGATGATCCAGCAAGGCCATTGCATTATATTAAATTAGATGAAATTTTACCACCACCTGTAGTTAATAGATTCACAAGGGCTGAAAGGGACGTTTTATTAACCGATGGTATAGCTACTTATAGAGTTGATTTCAATGGAAATGTTGTAATTGATAGAGCTATAACAACCTATCAAACAAATAGTATTGGAATTTCTGATGCAAGTTATTTAGATGTAAATACTTTAGCAACAATATCTGAAATAAGATATCAATTTAAAGCAAGAATGTTAACTAGATTTATCATACCAAGAATGAAACTTGCTGATAATTCTTTTCCAGTATTCCCAGGAAGTAATGTTGTTACTCCTAGTGTTATTAGGAGCGAGATAATTGCATTATTTTCACAGTTAAGGGACAGAGGTTTAATTGAAAATTTAGAAGAGTTTAAAACCAATCTAATAGTTGAAAGAGATGAAACTGATAAATCAAGAGTCAATATTTTATTACCCGCAGACTTGATCAACCAATTTAGGATCGCAGCATCAAAATTACAGTTCATCCTATAAACAAAGGGTATACAGGTTTTTAAAATAACAAAATATATGCAGGGTTTAATCGCCCTGCTTGCTATAGGAGAAAATAATGGCAGGAAAAGTATTAGGTAGAGTTGAAATTTATCTTAATGGAGAACTACTAATTAATAAAGCTGGAGCTACAGCAAGTGGAATAGGGCTTAATACCCCTGGTGGTATCCCAGTAGAAAGAAAGGAAGTTTTGGGAGATACAGGTCTTCATGGATTTGTTGAAGAACCAGTAATAGCAGCTTGTGAAGTAACAGTAACAGATACAGCTGGATTTGCTCTGGAAACTTATGCACAAGTATTTGAAAATGGAACATTACTATTCCAGGCAGCTGGTGGTAATGGTAAAAAATATACAATGAGAGAAGCAACTTGTTCTAACAACTTCACTGTAACAGCAGGAGAAGGTGAAACAGCATTAAGGTTCATGGGAGCCAAATGGGAAGAAGAACCAGGAAGCTAAACTAAAACATAATAGCTTAAGGAGCAAATTTTATGAAAAAATATAAACTAAAAAAACCAGTCAAAATTGAAAATGATGGAAAAACAACTACAATCACAAACGTTACAATCAAAGAATTAAAAACAAAACATTTAAAATTAATACCAGCAGAATTATATAATGGCACAGACTTATCCCCTCATAAATATATTCCAGTAATTGCAGAATTAACTGGATTAACTGAAGCAGACATTGAAGAAGTAAATGTTGTAGACTACATGAGTCTAGTAGAGATTGTTTCGGGGTTAATGATGGGGGAGTCCGAGGAATCCCTAGAAACTACTACGAGCTAGTATGGGTAATAGCTGAAAAATACTCTTTTCAACCATCTGAAATCTGGGAAATGACAGTATCAGATTTATTTTTTTGGTTTGATGGTGTTAAATGGCTTAACTCAAAAGGAACATAATGGGCAAAACATCTACCGTTTCGGTACTAATAAAATTAGATGATCGTCTTACTAAAAGATTAAAAACTATATCTCAAAAAATGGGTGTATTTGGAAAAAAAATGTCAGCAGCTGGTCGTAAAATGACCATGGGTGTAACATTACCATTAGTTGGTTTAGGCGTAGCTGCCATTAAAACAGCTAACGATTTTAATAAATCAATGGGTAGGGTCGGTACTTTATTAGCTAAATTTGGCAAGGGACCAGCATTAGCAGCTATAGATAAATTGAAAAAGGGTGTTTTTGAGCTATCTAAAGAGACAGGTAAAAGCTCTAAAGACATAGCCCAAGGTTTATTTTGGGTTATATCAGCATTTCCTCCTAAAACAGCAGAAGAAAGTATTAACGCTATGGAAAAAATGCGTATAGTTACTAAAGCTGCTGTAGCTGGAAGTACCGATACTTCAAGCGCTTTAAATTTACTTTCTGCTGTAACGAAAGCTTATGGCGATACTTCTAATCAAGCATTACAAAAAGTATCAGATCTTGCATTTAAAACAAATGAATTAGGTCAAACATCTTTTCCTGATATGGCCAATGCTATAACAAAAGTTACTGCATTATCAGCGCAATTAGGCATTAAACAAGAATCTTTATTTGGAACATTCGCAGCGTTAACTGGTATCACTGGTGATGCTAACGAAGTGGCTGTTCAAATGAGAGGTATATTTAATGGATTATTAAAGCCAACTAAAGGTATGGATGCAGCAATTGTACATTTTCAAGGAAGTTTAAGAAAAACCTTAAAAGAAGATGGTATTCTTACTATGATGCAAAAACTTAAAGAATTTACTAAAGGTAATGAACAAGCAATGGCTGCTTTATTTCCTAGAGTAAGAGCACTTTTAGCTGCTTTTGCATTAACTGGTAATCAAGTAGAGGAATTTGAAAGTAAATACAAAGAAATGTTCACTTCTATGGGGGCTACTAATCTAGCATTTGATATTCAGCAAAATCACATAAATAGAGCTGGAGTTGCATGGAATAAATTTATAGCAACTATACAGGAGCTGGCTTCAAGTTTTGGTGAGGTTTTATTGCCAAAATTTGAAAAGTGGGTTAATAAATTTTCAAGTTTTGCAGACGCTCTTTCTAAGATGACAAAAAAGCAAAAGGAAATGGTATTAAGAATAGTTTCTATAACAGCAGCACTGGGTCCATTATTAATAATTATTGGAAAAATAAGCGTGGCAATAGGTTTTTTAGCTGCAAATCCAATAGCACTAGCCATAGTCGCACTTACATTACTAGGTATTGCAATAGCAAGTATAGTTATGCAATTTCATGAAGCTGAAACAGCGCAAGAAAAATTAATAAGATTGAATAAGGAATTAACTGGTACATACGGTGATTATAGAAATGCTTTAGATGAAGCAAGAAAGGGTGTAGAAAACTTATCAAAAGAAGAAGTTGGTAGGATGAATAGAAAAATTTTGGAAAGACAAGAATTGTTTACACAAAAAGTTCTTGAAAAACAAGCTTTTATAAAAGATCCAGGATTAACACAATTAAAAAAATTAAAAAAGAGAGATGCTGAGAGTGATATAGCGTTTTATAAACCTATAGTAGATGAAATTGAAAGAAAATATGGTAAAAATGTTCCGTTTTCTGAATCATTTAGATATCTTGACGCTAAAAGTAAACTTGGGAAGGCTAGGGGAACATCAGAAGGATTTGGAACATTTAAAGAATTAAATGATGACTTAAATAATTTTTCAGATCAAGTACTTCAAACAAGAAGAATATTTTTTAATTTTCAACAAGATAGGGAAAGTAGAAAGGCTAATTCACTCAAAGAACAAAATAAAAGAATATTCTGGGCAGATGGAAAAATAAAAAAGAACGTGCTTGACTCTTATATATCGCAAGGATTTGGTCGTAATGAATCAATAGATGCGCTTAATGCAGGGGTAGTTCCAGTATTAAATAAAGTGCTTGATGAGCAAAAAAAAGTAAATGACCTGTTAGCAGAAGGCAATGAAATAGCTAAAGACGGAAATGATGCAAGACAAATAAACGTTACAGGTCCTCTAGCTATATTAAATGAAAGTCTATTTGGTAGAACAGCACCATTCATAACACCAGGAGCGTAATATGTCATGGAGAAATAAATTACTCAATGCAAGTTTTAAAAATATATCATTTAAGGTAAGTTCAGCTGAAACATCTGTGGGTAGAAGAACTGTTGTTCATGAATATGCGAATAGAAGTAACCCATATGTGCAGGATTTAGGTCGAAAGGCTACTGAGTATACAATTGAAGGTTATATCGTTCAAAACACAACTAATGATTTTAATTATTTCACAGATAGAAATAGATTAATGACTGCTTTTCAAAGTTTTGGACCTGGTGTTTTAGTTCATCCATTTTTAGGTGTAAAAAGGGTTTCTATAAAAGGCCAAGCTAAAATTAAAGAAAACTTCCAAGAAGGTGGAATTGTTAGATTTACAGCTACATTTGTTGAGGCTGGAGCGAGATTACCTAATTTTATTCAGGAAGGAAAAGAAATTGTTGACAATTTTTCAAACGTAAGTACTGATCAATCAGCTGATAATTTTACACAAAACATGGACACGTCTGGCCAATTCATGCAAAATTAATATTAGGATAAATAATGGCTTTAAATACATACACAACAATCTTAAGATGCTTAGAGACTTGTCAGGAATCTATATCTAATATAATTGGAATTCCTACACAAGCTATAGATGAAACTAAAAATAATATTAATTATATTAGAAGTACCATAACTTCAGTTATAGATAATTCAACAGACGTTTTTAATGCATTAAAAAATTCAGCAAATTCATTTTCTATAATAGCTGGACTAGGATCAAAAATACAAAATGAACAAGCATCTACCCAAGGATTCGCTACTCAGAATGATTATATAGTTAATCAAAAAGACACAGATAGATATGCAATATTCATGACAATTTCAACTATCCTTTCAGGCGGTGAAATAGGTGAGTATTCTGGTATATCAAGAGGTACATTTGTAAAACTAAATGGCGATGTAGTTCCTAATTCACTAGGAAGATCTTTGATTAATAATATGTTATACGCTATTAATAATTTTGTTATTGTGGATCTAGGATATGCAACAACTGAACAATCACATAATATTGTTCTGATAATTGAAACATTTAAATATTTAATGCTAACTAATATATGTAGAATAGCTATAAGGACTGATTTTTTTAGTCAAGAAGAGTTATTAGAATATAAAGATTTAATTAAAACTGGATTTGATAATTATTTAAATGATTTAAGTTCAACTGAATCAACAGGAGCATCAGCTATAGGCGTTGGCAGTAGTACAACACAGGTTGATAATAATGTATTATTTGAAGTTGGCGATAGAATGAGAGAGACTATTATAAATCAAATGTTATTATTAGCAGAAGGATTATCGAAGTCTTATAATTATATACCAAAAGCTGGACCCGAGAATTCTTTAGTATTAGCTTATGATAAATACGAAGATATAAATAGAAGTGAAGAAATTTATTTTAGAAATAAAGAACAAATCAAGCATCCTGGATTCTTACCAGGAGGAGACAAAATAAGGATTTTAGATAAATGATTAATGAATTTACCTTAATTGTTAATAAATGGAAGGTTTTAACAAACTGGAAATCCATTCGTATAACTCAAAGTATGGATAATTTATGTGGATCTATATCTTTAAAAACTGCGATGTTTAATCCTCAAGACCCATTGATAGAAGGTGTTTTTTTAGAAAATGAATATTTGGCTTTAATTAATGGTCAATTAGTTGGAAATGGATACATAGAAAAAATACCTGTCGCATATAATGCAACTAGTATGAGTATAGATTTTGCTGGTAGAGATAAACTTTGTGATATAGTTGATTGTCATGTGGACAGAACTTTAGAAGCTAAATCTGTAACTCCAGAATTTTGGTTCACCAAACTAATATCTCCATTTGGGATAAATTTAGTTATTGATAAAACAGCAATTAAAGAAATGAAAACTAAGATTCCAGGTAAAGGAGTTAGCGCAGAGGTTGGAGAAACTATATTAGAAGCCATTTTAAAGGTATGTCATCAAATTGGCGTTATGCCTATTTCAATGGGTGATGGAAATTTAACAATAACAAAAGGACCATCGAAAATTGTAGTTGGTAAATTATCATCAGATATGGTTTTAGAGGCTAGATTTAATCAAAGCAATACTGATAGATTCGGTGAATATATTTGTATAGGCGGGGACAATGGCGGTGATGAAAAAAGCAAACCAGAAGATTGGATGAAAATAGGTGCTCATTTTAATGATGATAAAATTCAAAGGCATAGGCCTTATGTTATAATAGAAGATAGATCAACAAATGCCGCAAGTTGCATGACAAGAGCTTTATTTGAACGTAACTACAGAGCTGGTCATTCAAGATCATTAGAATATGTAGTTGAAGGATGGACAAAGCCAATTTCTCAAGTTAATTGGAAAATAAATGAAGAGATCATGGTATTAGATTATAATTTATTTATTTTTAGACCATTATTGATATCAGAAGTTGTTTTTACTTATAGTCAAGGAAGTGGTTTTAAAACTAAATTAAAATTAGTTCATCCTAGTACTTATGCTGCAAATATTGATATAGATAAATATAATACATTATCTGATGGTACTGCAGGAGACTCTGTTGTTGAAAGAAAAACACCAGGCGCTTCTAGGTTTAATACATCAAGAATCAATGTAGTTATGCCAAGATTTATTAATAGAGGCGGATCTTTAACTAGGGGTGGAAGATGACATTAAGTGATTTTGGAAGAATGATACAACCATATAGCAGAAGAATACGTAATTTAGTTGCAAGAGTAATATTAAAAGATATTAATACTAAAACAACTAAAACACAGTTAATTCAAACTCAAGGGTTAGGTGGTGATAGTGATGATGGTGCTAACACTGATATAGAAAGATTACAGCCTTACGGATTAGAAACCTATCCTTATATAGATGCAGAAGGTATTAATTTAAATATATCTGGATTTAGAGATAGTGCTGTAAATATATTAATACATGACAGAGATCTTCGTCCAAATGACTTGAATGAAGGTGAAGTTTGTTTATATGGCAAGGATAGTACAGATAGTAATGGTAATAGGATTACTATTAAACCTGATAATACTATTGAGATTAAAACATTTGATGGTAATTTAATAACAATTGATTCTAATGGAATTATAATTGAAGATAAAAATACCAACACAATAACAATGAATAGTACTGGAATGGTATTAGAAGATTTAAATGGTAATGATATAACAATGGAAGCAACTAAAGTAACTATAAATGGCAGTGGCCCATTGCCTAGTTTGGAGGTATTACAATAATGGCTGGACAAAAATTAGTAGCAGTAGTTGGAATGACTTTGGATTGTACTGAAAATGGAACAGCTATTCCTGCGAGTTCTCCTTCTACAAAATTTAAACCTGAAGGAAAGGGTGCTTATTTACAAGGTGTTATTATAGCAGTTACAGGAGCAAGTAAGGATTCTTGTAGTGGCGCTTCAGGCGCTGGTAGTATGCCAGTTGCATCTAAGACAAAGTGTCAGGTTTGGAACTCAAGTGTTATGACAGAAGGCGATGAAGTTACAATTAATGTTATTGGATTAGAGCCAGATGCACAAACAGTATGTAATTTTACAGTTGATGTTGAGATTACAGATGCAAATCAAACTAAAGTAAAAACGGATACAGAATAATGGCAAAAGATATAAAATTAAGTTATGATCAAGACACAGGAACTGGAAATTTCACTTTAAATAACGGTGATTTTGACAGAGAAGAAGGATTTGAAACTGCTGTAAATATAAGTCTATTCACAAATAGAAGGGCTGATATTTATGATAATATTGATGACTTTAATGATAAAAGAGGCTGGTGGGGTGATACCTTATCAGATGTTCAAGAAGATAAAATCGGGTCTAAACTTTGGCTTATCGAAAGAATGAAAACTACAGATGAAGTACTAGAGTTGACGCAGCAATATGCATTAGAAGCATTAGAGTGGATGGTCGATGATGAAGTATGTCAAACAATTGAAGTAGACGTTACAAGGGAAGGAACTCCTGGGAATGATATATTAAATATGGAAGTAAGAATTTTTAAATTTGACGAATCATTGGAAGTATTTAAATTTAATGATTTATGGGAATCACAATTAGGAGTATAGTATGCCTTTTACAAGACCTACGATAGCTACAATAAAAGATAGAATTGAATCAGATATAAAAGCTGAGATTAGCTCTCCAACTGACTTTTTAAGAAGGTCTGTTTTTAAAATAATAGCAAAAGTTTTAGCTGGAGCTTTTCATTTAACATATGATTATTTAGCTTATACTAAAAATCAAATTTTTATAACAACAGCAGATGCAGAATCTTTACAGGTACATGGATCAGAATATGGAATATCAAAAGATTTTGGTACACAGGCATCTGGAACAGGCACTGTTGGCGGTACTAATGGAATAGTAATAGCTGCTGGAACTCAATTACAATCAAGTACTGGTAATATATATAATACAACAGCTATAGCAACTATAGCAAGTGGTGGAGCTACATTAAGCATACAAGCTGATGAATCTGGATCTGATTATAATGAAAATGGAAGTACGACATTAACGTTTATATCCCCAATAGTAGGGGTTACGTCATCTTTAACAGTTTCTTCTGTTGGAATTACAGGCGGAATTGATGAAGAATCAAATGATAGTTATAGAGCTAGAATTTTAACAAGAAAAAGACAACCACCACATGGTGGAGCAGAATCTGATTACGAAGCTTGGGCATTAGAATATTCTACAACAATTACAAGGGCATGGCCTTTGCCTGAATATTATGGAGTTGGAACAATTGGTCTTGTTTATGTTAGAGATGGAGAGGATAATATTTTTCCAGATTCAACTGATAGAGATGCTTTAAGAGCGTGGATAGTTCAACACACAGATGATATTACTGGTAAACAAATAGGAATACCAGTAACTGCGGAGCCAGGATTTTTTGTTATTGATGCATCTGCAGATACTATTAATATGTCGATAGAAATATACCCAAATACTACAGCTGTTCAGGCTACTATAACAGCTCAATTAGAGGATTTATTTCTTAATGATGGTGGGCCTGGAAAAACTATATATTTATCAAGAATGTATGAAGCTATTTCCTTATCATTAGGAGAGGAAAGATGTAGGATATTATCACCTACGGATGATGTTTCTGTAGCGACCAATAGAGTACATGTTTTAGGTGACATAACTTTTAGTGATTATAGCGGGTAATTATGGCAAAAACTTCAGAAAATTATAAAAATTTATTATTATCCTTATTGCCAAGAGGTAAATATTGGACAAGACAGTCTGGAACATTATTTGTTAATTTCTTTAAAGGATTGGCAATAGAATTTAATAGACTTGATGATAGAACTGATGATTTAGTAGATGAAAGTTTTATATCAACAACAAGTGAACTTATAACAGAACATGAAACCGATTTTGATTTACCAGAAGAAGGCTTGACTTTAGGGAATACAATAGATAGAAGAAAAGATGAATTAACTTTATCTTTGTTAAAAAGAGGTGAACAAGATGAGGCTTATTTTCAAGAATTAGCTGAAAATTTAGGTTATGATATTGATGTAACAGAATTTAGACCTTTTTGGGCTGGATTTGGACAAGCTGGAGATCCATGTGGAGATCAAAACAATATCTTTTATTGGAGAGTTGATATAGATATAGCTTCTGTAGAGGAGCCATATGAAGTTAACATAAGCAGATTAATGTCTAAGTTTCAAAAACTTAAACCAGCTCATACTCATTTATTATATCAATTTTACAATGTAGAATTCACTAATGCTTTTGGTAGAGGATTTAGTAGAGTTCCTTCTTATGATAATTCATGGGGATTATTACAAGAAAAAGAATTAGATTATGATGGAATGTTTTCAAATGCATTCGCTAATAATAAAGATTATGATGGAATTGCTTGGAAAGGAAGTTTTCATCAAGCATTTTCACAACAATTTGATAGAGATTCAGGTGGACATTGTTCGCATTCTGAGTTTGGATTAGGATTTAAAAAACCACAATAGTGGAAAAAATAAAAAATAAATCATGGAAACATGAATAGGAGAAATATTTTGAGCGATACACAAAGAACACGTGCAGCGTTGATAACACTCATGGCTGATAATGTCACTGGGCAAATTTCAGCACAAGACATAAGGGATTTTTTAGTAACAATAATGGAACCAGAATTTGTAAATCCAGGTGATTTCTGGAACAAGCCAAAGTCTGATTACATAACAACAGATAAAACTGGAAAGGGCTGGAAGCTTTATAGTCAAACAGCTGGATCTGATTTAAGCTGGATGGCTCCAGTAAAACAATCAACAGATGGCGAATGGGTAAGAGCAGAAGCTACTACATCTACAATGAACGGCAGAGTTGGTTTGGTAATGAATGAACCAACAATAGCATCAAATGCTACAACATTAGAAATATTATTAGAAGGTATAGTATATCACTCATTATACTCAGTAGCTTCAATACCAATCAATAATCCAATTTATTTAGCTAGCATTACTTCTGGTCCAGGTAGTATAAACTGGTCATTAGCGGCTGATAGTGTATACATGTTAGGTATTACAGTTCAAGATATGAGCGCACCTGATAGCGTTACAGGAAAATGGTATTTTTCACCAGGTAGATGGGGAATTGCAGGAGATTAATTATGGCATCAAGAATAGAAGCTGCAAATAAAACAACAGATTCAGAAGGTAGAAATATATTTAAAGATGGGCCTCCAGGGACTACGGTTCCTGCAGCTTGGCTTACTAATGTGCAAGAAGAAATATGTAGAGCTGTTGAGTCACAAGGTATTGCGATACAATCGCAAGGAAGCGATACTAAGGATGGTTTGACTCAGGCAATAGCTAGAAGGGATATTTATGACTATGTTGTAAATTCTCAGGCTGAATTTAATGCTATGATTGAGTCCACTGGTGGCGCAAATGAATATCAAATAAAAGATGAATATAAATCTATTTATATATCTGCCATAACTGGTGGGTATCTATGTAGTGGTCCTATATCATTTTTAGAAGGCGCTGAAACATGGGGTTATATTCAAACTAATAATTGCGAAATTATATTTGCAGAGCCAGGTGGATATTTTAATTTTGGTAATGCGAGAGGTTATATAGATGTAACCACTGAAAGTGCTGCACTTTATAATGTTGAAGTTAGAGGTGCTGGAACTAATACAAATACAGTAACTCAATCATTTTGTTTAAATGCAGAAAAAGTATTATTTCAAAATTGTAAAACCACTCAAAGATATAGTACTACAAATTTTGTAGGATTTCAAGGTGGTACATCTGACCAAAATAGAACAACTAAGTACTTAGGTTGTTTAATTCAGAATTGCGATACAAATAATGGTACAATGACGGGATTTTCATCATGCTGGAACATGTCAAGTTGTCAAGTATACGATCTTGAATCTTCAGGTATATGCATAGGAATGTTAGCATGTAATTATCTAGCAGGAATTATAATTGAAAAACTTAATTCTACGGCAAGTTTTACGTATGGAATAGAAAGATGTAACCGTTTAAATGCATTTCAAATAAAAGAGCTAGACTCAGTTTCAGGGACAATTGGTATCAGAGGTCTTAGTGGAACTGGAAGCTTATATATATCAGCTGGATCTATACAAGATCTTGACTGTACGAGTGGTGATGTGCATGGTATTAAAGGAGCAGCTGCAGGTCTAACCGCTTGTTATAATATATCAGCTGTTATTATACTTGCATTAGGTAAGGGCGCATCAGGCGGTGATGTATATGGATGTCAATATGCAGAAAGATTATCTGCTATATCAATATATGATCTTGAAGTTAAATCAGTTGGTGGCTCTGTTTATGGAATGCATTCATGTACTGAAATCGGTAGTAGCTTAATATTACAGTTAAATAAATCACATAATAGTGCAGGTACTGTTGAAGGAATGAATGCATGTACTCAAGTTTCTAGCTGTAGGATAGAAACACTAGATACTTCTGGTACTGGCGATTTATGTGGGATAATAGATAGTAATAATATTTCAAGTATAAAAATATCAGATTTAGATACAGTATCTTGTGATCTTTATGGACTTAAAAATTGCGACTGTGTTACAGGCTTTACTATAGATGATTTAGAAAATTCTGGATCTGGAAACAATGAAACGAGAGCTTTATCGAATTGTGATAATGTTTCAGGTGGAATTATATCTAATTTTACCTATTCTGGTGGCGGAGCCGATATCGTAAAGGTTGTCGATAGTAGTAATTGCATAAGCAATGTGCAAATTAAAACCGTAATATCAGATTCTTCAAATACCTTGGTTATATATAGCAATTGTTCTTATATAAGCGGATGTTATGTTACTGGTTTAACACATTCATCAGGTACTGCTATAGCATTTAATTCTTGCGGTAGAATGACTAGCTGCGGTGTTTTTACTTTTACACAAAACGGAAATTATGCATTAACTGGATTTTCTGGATGCTCAAGAATGTCAGCTTGCTTTGCCCAATCCTTAATTGGAAATGGAAATCAAACAGTTTATGGATTCGCTAGTTGCACTAAAATATCAGCTAGTGAAGCTTTTTCAATAAGTGCTGATAGTGGAGACGCTAGGGGGTTTAGTAGTTGCTCTACATTTTCTGCATGTGAAGCTGATAGCATTACCTCTTCTAGTGGTGTAGCCAATGGATTTAATGGTTGTACATATGGTTCTGCGCTAACAAGTGATGCCGCATTAAATGCTAGTAACAATTGGATTGATTCTGGTGATACTCAAATATCAGATAACTATTCCACAGGGGATATTTTTACATAGGATAAAACATGCATTTCAATAATGAACTTTTAATATCTCTCAAGGCGAGAATCATAGATCTGGAAGAAATTATTCATTCAACTGGTGTGGAACGTGGATTAAACTATCTACCTCAACACCAGGGGGATATAGAAGCTATCGTTAAAATTTTAAGTAAGTATTATGGAGAAAGTAAAGATTACTCAGGGTGGGATTTACTAAATGAAGTTATTAAGAATACGGCTAGAAAAAAAGATAATAAAATATGGAAAAAAATTTGGAAAATAATAAAACAAAAATTTGCACGAAGTGTGGAAAAGAATTAAATTTAAATAATTTTCAAAAAGAAAAAAGCGGTAAATATGGCTTTGCTTCTCAATGTAAAATATGTAAAAAAATATACGCAAATGAATATAGGGCTAAAAATAGAGATAAAATTAATGAAAAATCTAGAATATATAGTATAAAAAATAAAGAAAAAAATAAAGAGTACAATAAGAAGTATAAAAAAAAATATTATGAGGATAATAAAGAAGAGATAAAGGAAAAAAGAAAAGTATATTATAAGAATAATAAAGATAAATTTATAGCATATTATAATGAAAATAAAAAAAGAATAGATTATAATCATTTTATTTATAAAAAAAATAGATATAATACAGATATGTCTTATAGAATATTACATAATTCAAGAAATAGAATAAATAAAGTATTAAATGGAAATTCTAAATCTAAAACAACTGAAAATTTACTAGGGTGTTCTGTTGAATATTTCAAAAAACACCTTGAATCACTATTTACACCAGGCATGACTTGGGAGAATTACGGTTATCACGGTTGGCACATAGATCATATTTTACCATGTTCCGCCTTTGAATTAAAAAATTCAGAAGAACAAGAGATTTGTTTTCATTATACTAATATGCAGCCTTTATGGAAAAATGATAATTTAATAAAAAAAGATAAAATAATATGATAATTAATAAAAAAGCTAAGCGAAAGGAATTGCTTAAAAAAATACAATTTTGGAAAAGGATTTATAATGAATTTTGGAGATATAAGGGCTTTAAGTAGTTTAATCGTTGGTATAGTTACAGCTATAATCATAAGCATACCAAATATAGTGATCTTCATTCAAACAAAGATGTATAAGAAAAAAGATACTTATAATAGAAGATTAAAAGAAGACGGCATAGAGAGGACTGCAGCTAGAATAGCAGAATTAAAACATGAAAAGATAAAAGAGGAAAAGAGGCTTGCGAGAGAAGAGCAAGATATATTATATGCGGAGTTATTTAATTTGCACTGTAATGCACTAGAAGTTGATTCAAATTCAATGATCGGTCGTCTCCTAAAGAGTTATCTTAATGAGCTTAAAGCATTCACATACGAGCTTATTGTTGTAGCAATATACAATAATTCATTAAGTAGTAAAACAGGTATGCATTGGAATAATTATCGCTCTGATAAGATAAAATATATATTAACTAGTGTCATTGAATATGGTAGAAAAATATATGATGGAGATATTTTTGGTGTTTCATATGAAAAAGTTTGTGATGATATAAAAAATGAAACTAAATTTATTTTCGATAAGCATTTATCTTATATATTTGATGGAATTAAAAGTGTTAGTGTAGAATATGACAATGAAATAAGTGAATTGAAAAAAGTATTAAATGGAATGAAAGGTAATGAATAAATATAAGGATCTACGAATAACATCTCCATTTGGACTCAGAGAGCTTCGTGGTGAGTCAGAATACCACGTTGGTGTAGATTATGGATTTGATGATAAATTACACGTGTGGGCAGGGTTTTCATCGCTGGTGAATAGAATTTCAGAAGGTGAGCGAGAAGGTTTTTTCGTGCAATTGAAAACGAAACTAAATGAAGTTATGTTTTATATTAATATATTTCATTTACAAGAAAAGCCAAATTGGTTACAGAGAAATATGTTTTTAAGACCTGATGACATAGTTGGTATTGCAGGTAGCTCAGGTAACAGCACAGGAATTCACGCCCACTATGAAATTTTCACCTATCAATTAGATAAGAAATTCATCAAATCACTGAAGCATAATATGAATTCTTATGTGGCTAAAGAAAGGAAGCCGAGGATCTATTTTGATCCTATGCAGCTTTTTAATTATTGCAAGAACAGTGATATATACATTTAAGGAGAAAATATGAATTTTAAAAGCAGAAAAGTTATAGGTTTTTTTACAACTATGCTTATTTACATTGCTATATATTTTATTACTTTAATAACATCACCTACATTATTAAATATAATTGGTGTACCTTTAGTAGTAATGATAATGCTAAATAGCGTAACATTTATCGGAGGAGTGATCTTGGAAAAATGGGCTATGTCTAAATATTTCAAAGGAGATTGATATGTTGAAATTTATAAAAAAACACAAAATAACTATAATAATATTAGCAATAGCTATAATTACAATTACAATACTAATAGCATTAGGCGCTTATAAAGTAGCTGGATTAATACTAGGAGCTGGCTTATTAACTAGCGGTGGTAATAATCTCACTGGGAAAGCTAAGAAAATAGTTAAGAAAAAAAATAAAATAGTTAAAGAAACTAAAGAGAAAATTGATAAAATAAATAAGCAAGAGGAAAAGATTGATGAGACAATCAATAATATGGATGCTGCTGATATTTTTAATAGTATCAACGCCAATCATAAACGCAAATAAAGCTATTCCAATGGACTATAATGGTCAATCTGGTGGATGGATACCTATGGAGTATATTATAGAATACTTAACACTTCAAGAAAAACATCCATTAGCTTTAGATAAAATTGAAATATTAGAAAACTCAAATAAAGATCTCTCTACTCAATTTGATGCTTTAGAAATGGAATACCAGATATTACGCAAACGTCAAGCTATTTTAATAGGTGTTACGGTAGGAGCTTGTTTTCTTAGTGTATCAGTGGTAAGTGGAGTTATTGCAGGAATTGCAATTGCAACTAATACAAGTTAACTTCGGTTAACTTTTTCATTCACTCCTTTAATAGTTCGATCTTGCTCCTTAGATCGGACTATTTTTTGATCTAAATGTAAATAAATTGTAGCAACCATATAAATCGCTTGATTTATTTTCCCAGGTATGATAATATCAATTTAGATGATTTAAGATCATACTATAAAATAAGTTTTATATAAGCTTTGTCTTTAGAATTAAAGCTTATCGTTAAAAGGGGTGATTAACACCTCTTTTTTTGATTATAAGGAGAGGTATGGAAATTAAAGAATGTGAGTGGTGCGGAGAGGAATTTAAGACTAAGAATAAAAATGCTAAAAATTGTTGTAAAAGCCATGCTGCTAAAAGTGGGAATAAAAAAGTAAAAGAAAAAAAGGATTATTATATAATTGATGATTTAAAAAATGAATCAAAAAAGAAAAGAGGAGATTGTCTATCTGTTAAATATAATAATACAAAAACAAAATATAAATGGATATGTTCTGAGGGGCATATCTGGGAAGCAAGATGGAATGATATAAGAAGAGGTCATTGGTGTCCGAAATGTGCTTTTATTAAAAATGCAATAGGAAATAGAGTTCATACAATTAATGATTTACAAGAATTTGCAATTAAGAAAGATGGTAAATGTTTATCAGAAAAATATATAAGTATGGGTACGAAATATAAATGGAAGTGCCAGTGCGGTTATGTCTGGGGAGCGAGATGGGAAAATATCAAAAGAGGGGAATGGTGTCCTAAATGTGCAAATAGATTGTTATTAACAATTGAAGAAATGAAAAAATTGGCTGAATACAGATGTGGATTATGTTTATCTGATAAATATATAAATAACAGTACAAAATTAGAGTGGCAATGTTTAGAAGGACATACATGGGAAGCAACTCCTGGAAGTGTAAAAAGTGGGAAATGGTGTAGGAAATGTGCTTATAGAAAAAACGGTGAAAAAAAAAGGGGATATATTATTGAAGACCTTCAACAATTTGCACAAGGTAAAAATGGGGAATGTTTATCAATTAAATATATAAACAATAAAACGAAGTATATTTGGAAATGTGAATTTGGGCATCAATGGAAGATTGCTTGGACACCAATACAAAATGGTCACTGGTGTCCTACGTGCTATACTAATAATTTTTATAAAAGCGAAGCGTGTTGTAAAGAAATTATCGAATTAATTTTTAATAAGAAATTTAATAAAATAGTTCCAATAGGATGGGGTAGATTAGAGATAGATATATACAATGAAGAATTAAAATTAGGTTTTGAACATAATGGATTGCAACATTATGAATTTTCGCCCTGGTTTCATAGAACCGAACAAGGCTTTATTGATCAACAAGAGCGAGATGAAAGGAAAAAGCGATTATGTATAGAAAATGGAATAACTTTAATATCCATACCACATATAAAAAATATATTAAATTTAAAAATAGCTGATTATTTAAAAAATGAGCTAGATAAAAATAACGTTAAATACAAAGATTTTAACGATAAAGATTTGGAATTTATCGTTAAAAAATATTACTAAGGAGTTAATATGTTTGAAAAAATGATAATCCATGAAAATGGGTGGAGAGAATTTTATAAGTGGATTCAGAGTAAATATAAAAATTTATGGAGACAGACTGAATATTCAGAGCAGAGAAGTGATGATAAATATTTTCATTATGGAGATAATTGGAAGTCCATAAAATATATCGATAATGATTTTATATTATCCATAATGCCTTTTTTCTTTGATGAGAAAGATATTGATATAGACACAGGTAAAAATAGACCAGCAAATAAACATTGGTCAACAATTGGAAACGATGATGAATGTGAAATATACAGAAAGGACGATAGGGAAAAAGCATTAATTGCAGCCTGTGAAAAAGCATTTGAAATATATGAAGAGCAATTAAGGAGAGATAATGCCAAATAGATACTTTAATACAGATTTTTGGAGAGATCCGTATGTTGAAAAATTAGAATCAACAGAGAGATATTTATTTATTTACTGCTTTACAAATCCATCCGCAAATATTGCAGGTATTTATGAAGTTGGAATAAATAGAATATCGTATGAAACTGGTTTAAAAAATGATGAGATATTAAAAATATTTGAAAAATTCGAAGCTGATGGTAAAATTTTATATAAAAATGACTTTATAGTTTGCAGAAATACAATAAAACATCAAAAATTAAATCCAAATATAAAAACAGGCATAGAAAAGATAATTAATGAGTCTCCAATTGAATTAGTTACCTGGCTCTGTGGAAACGCTTTAATAAAGGATGGAGAAAGCCTTTATATAGCCTTCGAAAGCCTTTCAAAGCCTTCGAACTATATTAATCTTAATATTAATATTAATACTAATATAAATACGGATGAAACTTCAGTTTCACAACCGCAAAAAAAACAAGTTAGTGAGAAACCTAAAAAAGTAATTACTAAAACAACCACTAAGACTAAAAAATATTTAGATTATGATGATATAAAACAATATCGTGATAATATTTGGATCAGAGAGAAGGATTATAACTCACTAATAGATAAATATGGTAGGAAACAGACAGAAAAAATGATTGAGAAGTTATGTGGATATAAGCTTGCAAATGATAAGACTTACGCATCTGATTATGGTGCTATAATTCAGTGGGTTAGAGAGAGTTGTAGTGTACAACCAATAGGCAGTGATGGTCCTAAGAATTTAAATTATGAAGATATTCAGGATATTGAATTTTGACAAAGGAAGAAATTAGAAATGCAATTGAAAATTTAGATTATGAAATTCTAATAAAATATGAATCAGATAAATGGCTTAAGCAGCAATTGATTGAAATGTATTTTGCTAATATGGAATTAGAAAATGATATGAAAAATTGGAATGGCAGGCAATGGAAAGAGTTTGGTAAAAAGATCATGAGGAGTTAAAATGCTTGAACATAATTTATTAGGAGTTGTAATAAACAATCCTATTTTATTTGAAAATTTAAAGGAACATGGAAACATATTTGCAGATGATTTATCTATAAAACTATATGATATCATAGATACTTTGCATAAAAAAAATTCTGGATTCACAAGGGATAGTATAATAAACTATATCACTGAGCAAAGAAACTTTCCTTTAAATGAATTTTATAAAATATATGATTCTGAATTTGAAGAAGAAAAGTATATAATTCACTTAAATGACATACTAGCAAGGAATTTAGTCAGAAAAGTCAATATATATGGCCATCAACTTAATGATCGTAAAGATGAGAGTATTCATGAGATTAAAGCTACAATGCAAGCATTTATTGATAATATTAAACTTCCTGAAGAGAAAAATATTCAAGACACAAAGGATGCTTGTTACAAACTTATAGAAAAACTTAAGCAAGGATTTCAAATTCCAAAGGTCCATAGTGCTATTGAGGCTATTGATGATATGCAAAGGGGCTATAAAAAAACAGATTTTATTCTCATAGCAGCAGGTGAAAGCGTTGGTAAAACAAGTTATATTATACAAAGAATTATTAAGCAAGCACAAGAAGGCGTAAAAGTTGGATTGATTTCATGTGAAATGGAAAGTGATGAAATTTACCAATTAATGGCATGTAGTCTAGCAGGCGTTGATAATCTTAAGTTAGAACTAAATGAATTATCAGAAGTTGAAAAAGATAAATTTATAAATGCATTAGAGAGAATGTATGAGCTTCCAATATTTATTGTTGATGAGTTAGATCAATGGGATGATGTTAAAGGCAATATTATTACTATGAAGCAGGATTTTAATGTTGATATGGTATATGTTGATTACCTTCAAATGATTGATGAGCCAAAAAATCAAGATAATGACTCGAGATATACATCTAAAAACCTAAAAAAATTAGCTAAAAAGTTAAAAATACCGATATGTGCTTTATGTGCAATAACCAAGGAGGGAAAAAAGGATGAAGAGCCTGAAACAGCTCATATTAGAGGTAACGGCAAGATAGCCAATGATGCAGATGTTGTTATTATGATGAAAACAATTAATGAGTCTGTTGGTAATAATGGAAACGCTAGATTATTAAGATTTTTTGTTAAGAAGAATCGTGGTGGAAGAAGATTAAATTACGATATGATATTTAATTGCCCCATGAGGAGATTTGTTAATCCAAAGCTTTGGTATCTAAAACACCCTCCCTCTGTAAGTAATGTGTAAATAAATTTGACATTAATTAAATGTCATGATATAACTAATTAACTTAAAGGAGTGTAATTATGAAATGGTTAAGGAGAATTTACTCAGTTAGCTATGAAATTGTAAGATGGGATAGACATTGGTGGTGTTATAAATGCGAGGACTGGACTACTGATATTAAAAAAAGTCAACATAATGGATGCGATCAAGGATTTAGTTCTCATGCTTATTTTAAAAGCAAAAAAGATGGTCTTAATGCATTTGATAAATTAACATTAGATGGAATTGATTGTTGTTTTTGTGTGTTTGTAATAAAATTTGGTAAGCGATATGTTACTGAGTATGAGTCAAAAGAACAAGATTATTTTAATGAAAATAATAAAGGAGTGAATGATGATTAAAGTTTACGGTTTTGGTTATAGAAAAATAGAATGTGAATTTTTTACTTTTAATGGTGGCGAAGAGCATGTAAAAATTAAAGGTGAAATTGATCCAGTTATAACTATTGAAGCTTTTATACGAAATTCAAATGATATAATGAAGTTGTTATTAGTTACTGATGCACTAAGGCGCATAGGCCCAGGTTTTATGAGACTCATTCTTCCTTACGTGCCATATGCAAGACAAGATCGTGTTATGGTTCCAGGTGAATCATTAAGTATTAAAGTATTTTGTGATTTAATTAATAGTCAGAATTATAACGTAGTACGCACTCTTGATAATCATTCCCCAGTAAGTACAGCGTTATTAAATAAGTGCTATGAAATTGATATAATGCCTTTAATTAAGCAAGTTCCAATTCATGGCAACACAATTTTGATTTCACCAGATGAAGGTGCTAGAAAGAAAATATGGGCAATAGGTAATAAACTTGATTTGGCAGTTGCTGGATGTAGTAAAATTAGAAACCCACATACAGGTGAAATAATTCATACTGAAATAAAATGTGATAATTTTAAAGGCAAAGATTGTTTAATCATAGATGATATTTGTGATGGAGGAAGGACCTTTATTGAGATAGCTAAAATACTTAAAGATCGTGGTGCTGAGACAGTAAGGTTATTTGTATCTCATGGTATTTTTAGTAAAGGATTAGGTGTATTTGATGGATTGATAAGCAGTATATATAGTGTTACTTTATGGGATGAAAAAATATTAGAAGTATATAAATATAGACAAATTAAATTAATAAAGGAGGATTTATGAGAAGAATTAACCCACTGCTGTTAGCAGATTTTTACAAGACAGGTCATATTTATCAGTATCCAGAAGGAACTGAGATGGTCTATTCAAATTGGACACCAAGAGGCTCAAGGATTGAAGGGATTAATGAAGTAGTCGTATTTGGATTACAGTATTTTATTAAAGAATATCTGATTAATCAATTTAATGAAGGATTTTTTGATTTACCTAAAGAGCAAGTTGTTGGTGAATACAAAAGAATACTTGATAATTCATTAGGTCCGGATGTAGTGAAAATGGATCATATCGAGGCTTTACATGATCTTGGTTATTTACCACTTGAGATTAAAGCTATGGAAGAAGGAACTAAATGCCCAATGAGAATTCCATGTATTACAATTAAGAATACTTTACCTGAATTTTTTTGGGTGACAAATTATATTGAAAGTATAATGTCATGTATTATTTGGTCTCCGATGACGACCGCTACTATTGCTGCTAAATATAGAGAAATACTTGATGGTTATGCAGAAAAAACAAGTGATATACCAGAGTTTGTAGATTGGCAAGGACATGATTTTTCATTTAGGGGAATGGGTGGATTAGAACTCGCTTCAATGTCAGGTCATTTAACATCATTTACTGGAACTGATACGATACCTGCAATACCGTTTATGGAAGAATATTATGGTGCTAATTGTGATAAAGAGTTAGTGGGCGGAAGCGTTGGTGCGACTGAGCATTCTGTTGTTTCATTAAATGGTGATAATGACGAATTTGGTCTTTTTAAAAGACTAATCACAAAAGTATATCCATCTGGAATAATATCACTTGTATCTGATACATGGGATTTATGGAAAGTATTAACTGATTATTTACCAAAACTTAAAAATGAAGTTATGGCAAGAGATGGTAAGGTTGTAATTAGACCTGATAGCGGAGATCCTGTAGATATAATATGTGGAAAAGTATTTACTCAATGCGATAAATATTTAACATCTACTAATGATATAAAATCTTATTATACCGATGTTGCATGGGATTTCTTTGTAGAAAACTGTGATGACGATAGTTATTGTGATGAATATAATGATACTTGTAAAATAGGATCTGAAATCTATAGAGTTGTAGTAATAGCTGAAATAGGCAAAATGCATGATATGAATGATAATGATCATTATGTTGTTGATGGAATAAAATCAGTTAGTTATGAAAGATTAGAGGTTAGACCTGAAGATTTAGGCGTTATTGAGCTTCTATGGAATACATTTGGTGGCGAAGTCAATAGTAAAGGCTTTAAGCAGCTTGATACCCATATTGGAGCTATTTATGGCGATGCAATAACAATGAAGAGATGTGAGGAAATCTGTAAAAGGCTTGAATCTAAAGGGTTTACGTCAACAAATGTTGTTTTAGGGATCGGGTCATTTTCCTACAATTTTTTAACAAGGGACTCGCTGGGTTTTGCAATGAAGGCTACATATGGAGTAGTTAATGGTGAGGCTCGTAATATCTTCAAAGATCCTGTAACCGATGATGGCCTTAAAAAATCAGCAAAAGGATTGCTTATGGTTGATGAAAACTTTAAACTACATGAAGAAGTTACTCCAGAAGTTGAGAAGACTGGTATTTTAAAAACGGTATTTAAAGATGGTAAATTACTTAAAGACTTTACATTGCAGGAAATTAGAGATAACGTAAGGAGATTGTAAAACATATTGACTCATTGAAATATATATGTTATAAGTAATTAAATATCAAAGGAGGATTTATGAGTCATAGAATTTTATATAATGTTATTAATATAAGAAATGAATGTGGTCATTATTGCTTTGAAAAGTATAGAAACCCAAATATAAGCGAATCTGCGTGCGATAATGGTTGTGGATGCGCGCCAGCTGATATTGACCATCATGTTTTAAAGCTTGAATCTGTGAAGCTTAATAATTTAAAAAATGAAATAAGTAGATTTAAAAACACGAAAACCTGGTTGTTTGTATTGGATTTTTTTGAAGATTGTAATACTGATATATTTGAAGTATTACAATATCAAAATGAGACTCCATTAACAATCGAGGGATGTGTGGCATTTTTTTATAAAAATTATATTGATAAAATTGAAGAGCTATATAAAAAAGGGATAAGAGAGGTTTGGTTTGGGGTTGAATCTGCAAATGAAAAATTAAGAGATAGTTATAATAAACCTAAATTTAGTAATGACCAATTAAAAGAAATTTGTCAAAAGCTGAAAGCTGTTGGAATTAATTATTCATGGTATTTAGTTCATGGCCCAGAAGATAGTTCAAAAACATATGAGGAAACTAATATATTAACTCGTGAATTGATGCCGCAATTAGTTTGGTATTCTCAATTATCATTAAGTGGTAATGATTGCAGATATTCAGCTCCTCATATAAAAGGTGCTATTTAATTTATATTAATAATTATAAACTCGAGACTACCTCTGTAGTCTCTTTTTTAAGGAGGATTTAAGTCAGAGATAGTTGGATTATATTGTAAGGAGATTGTAAAACATATTGACATTGTTTTTTAATTATGATATAAATTAAGAATGGCAAATTTAATTAAAAAAATATCCGACATTGAGTACTTTGCATCAGAAGGACTATCGAATAGCAAATTATTGTTATTCGATAAAGGTCCTCAGTATTTAAAAGATGGCTTTAAAAGAACTAAGGCCATGGAAATAGGATTATCAGTTCATGATTATATTTTACAACCTGAATTATTCAAAGAGCAATACCTTGTTCTTGATGAATCCATAAAGGATCGTAGAAGTAAAGATTATAAGAAAATAAAAACTGATAATGTTGGTAAGGAATTAATATTAAATAAAGATTTTCAAAGAATAAAATCTATAAATAATAACATAATGAATTATGAAATAAAATATGATTTCAATGAATTATGTGATGATATGTCGTCAAGTGTTAGATTTTTTGAAATATTTAATATGGATGAATGTAAAAAAGAAATGGCGATATATTGGGATGATGAAGATTTTATAACTGAAAAAACCATGCAAATGAAAGGTAAGATGGATATATGGATTGAATATCCTAATCACAATATTATTATAGATTTAAAAAAAACTGATGATGTTGATAAATTTATTTATAGCATAAGGAAGTTTAATTATCACAGACAAGCTGCTTTATATGGCGATGGGCTTGAACAGATAACAGGTAAGCCGAGTTATTTTTATTTCTTTATATTTGAATACGATAACTTGTATAATTATAAGTTATTTAAATTAGATGAGCAAGACGTTGAAGATGGACGATTTGCTAATGAGGTTTCTATAAATAATTATAGGAATTGGGATGGTGTATCATATATTATTCCATCTGGTGTTGAAATAATATCATCAGTAAAAAAATATTATTAAAGGAGAGTTGATATGGTAGCGATTTTTATGTTATTGTTTTTTTATTACGTTATTTTTGGTGGGGTTTATGCAGTACTGTATTTTTCAGGTACTTCAATTAGTGAAGTTGTAATGGAGAAATTTCTAGAAACTCCATGGACTTATTCTATACCATTTTATGGTGGATATAAGTTATTTGTTGATTGTAAGGAGGGTGTGTGATGGGGATATTGATAGGTATCTTAGTATTTCTATTGGTTTTATATTATGTAATTATGATTGGAGTTACGTTTATTTCAATTGATTGTCGGGAACTTGAAGGTATGTTTTTAACAAAAAATAACTTTATTAAAAGTTGGATACCTTTTTATGGTTTAAAATTACTATTTATAAAAATTAAATATGTAGTTAATGAGCAATTTGATAAGGAGGGCGTGTAATGGGTGTGCTTATAACTTTAATAATTATATTTGCTATTATTTATGAAATAGTAATTTTGGCTTGTATATGCAGTGGTATTGATTGTGGTTATTTAGATGATATTTTTGATTCAAAAAAAGATGTATTTTTAAGCATTATACCATTTTATAAAATTAAATCGTTAATTAAGTGGGTTAGTGATAAAATTGGCGATCAATTTAACGAGGAGGATTAATGGGATTTGATTATAGCGGAGGAATGATTGTAGGTAATAGTGGAGATCAAATAATTATTCCAGAGGAATTTGAAAGCGATCCCTGTGACTGGGTAGAACAAAATGGCATGGTAATAATGAATTTGTATTATGATGCTGACATGGAAAATAGTATTGTTGGGTTTACAGTTGACGATATAAAAGTAGAATACATAGACGATAAATGGTTAGAAAATATCAGGGGTTTAGCAAAGAAATTTGAAACATTAACAGGTGTTAACGCATCATTAATTGGAACACAAAATATACGGTAAGGAGGATTAATGGGATTTAAAAAAGCTGCAAAAAAACAGCAAAAATTAAAGATGGGTATTCAAGGCGCTTCTGGAAGCGGAAAAACATATAGCTCTTTATTATTAGCATCTGGTATATCTAATAATATAGCTGTTTTAGATTCAGAAAAAGGATCTGCGAGTCTTTATTCAGATCATTTTGATTTTGATACTATGGAACTTAAACCTCCATATACACCTGAGAGTTATATTCAAGGAATTAAAGATGCTGAAGAAGCTGGATATGATGTGCTTATTATTGACAGTATTAGCCATGAATGGAAAGGTAAAGGTGGATGTCTTGATATAGTAAATAAAATAGGAGGAAACTCTTATATTGCATGGGGAAAGGTAACTCCAAGGCATGATTTATTTATTGATACAATATTAAGTTCGCCAATGCATATAATATGTACATTAAGAGCTAAGCCTCACTACGAAACTGGAAAAAATTCTAATGGTAAAATGACTATAGAAAAAGTTGGTACTGCACCTGTACAGAGAGAGGATACTGATTTTGAATTAACAACAATTTTGGCATTGAATAAAAATCATGTTGCTAGTTCAGATAAAGACAGGACTCATTTATTTGAGGGTAAGGATTGTATTATTACAAAAGAGACTGGTGAGATGTTAATGGATTGGTTGAATTCAGGTGAGGAAGTAGAAAAATTAGTTAAAAAACCACCACTTCGGGATACACGACCACATAATACTATCGGTAATAGGCCAGTTAAAACAGTTTTTAATTATAATAATGCTAGAGATGAAATAAAAAAATTAGCAACAAAAGTTCATCTGAATATAGGCGATGATAAACTTAATTATTTTAAAGTTCTTTTTAAACAAAAAAATAAACCTTATACTGAGGAAAAATATCTTGAAGACAAATATTATATTGAGGATTTAATAAAAAAGGTTGATGCTAAAAAAGAACAGGAAAGACAGGAAAAGGTTTCTAAAGGACCTGAAATAGACTCTGATGGAAAAGAACCTGATCTTGAATTTAATGCTGATAGTGAGCAAAAAAATGAAGCACTGCCACCTGGAGTAGAATAATAGGGGGTTCAATGAGTGATGAAGAAAAAAGAAAGGAATTTGAAGAGCAGCAAGAATTGATTAAAGAAAAGTCTGAAGAAAAATTTCTTAACAATGTCACTATTAATCAACAAAGTATAATATTAAAATTTTTAATATTCATAGATAAAGCTTTGTCATCCGAAGATAAAACAGAGATAGATTATTGGATACAAAGATTTAATATGTTTAAAAATGGAGATAATATGTTTATTGATGACGATGGTGAGCTAGGAGTATAATATGATTATTGCAATGGTTTCATGTGCTGTATTAGGTATAATTCTATTTATAGCAGGTGATTATATATGTAATGTTTGTAACATATGGAATCCAGTAGTTTTTTACTTTATTGGATTATCACCATTTGTTATATATGTGATAATTACTATTATATTTATGATTTTACAAATAATTTAATAAGGAGAAATAATGGGAAAAGACTTAAATATTGTTAGTGTAATTGGGAATTTAGTGAGGGACCCCGAAATTAAGTTTACTTCAGCAGGGACTCCAGTGACTAAAATGTCAATAGCTAATAATTACACATTTAAACAAGGTGAAGAAATTAAAGAAGAAGTTAATTTTTTTGATATTGTAGTATGGAGCAATCAGGCTGTAAACTGTGAAAAGTACCTAAAGAAAGGCAGTAAGGTTGCTGTAACAGGAATGTTGAGGCAAAACAGATGGACTGATGAAACTACACAGCAAGGAAGATCTAAAGTTGAAATTGTAGCTAATACAGTTCAATTTTTAACTCCAGTTCAAGGTGGATCAGTTCCTGCAACTAATGCAGATCAAAGCTATACACCACAAAATAATGGAGATGATTCGATCCCCTTCTAAATGTAATATTTAAATGGGTGTCATTAGATGCCCATTTTTTTTGTAACTTAACTGTAAAAAAGTTTGACTTATTAAAATAGATATAGTATAACTGTTTTACATAAGTTTTAAAGGAGAGGACAATATGATTAAATGGATTATTAAGGCATGTATATTGATAATATTTTTAGTTGTTTTATTTAACATCTGGCAATCAGGATTATCCTGGATAACAGAAAGTGAAATATATAAAAATACAATCAATTTAGGTAATAAAACCTATCAAGTGATTGATAAAGGATTGGATGATAGACTGGAGAGTGAGTGATGCAAAAGATAACATGTAAATTAGTATTTGATAGATCAAGAGATGGTAGCAGGCCATACTTTGTACCAACAACATTTGAAGAAATGGTACTTGTTGAGAAACAACTTAAAGAAGGCGAAGTATATCAAGTAAAGATATCAAAAGGTCGTTCTTTAAAATCATTAGGAAAGTATTGGCAGATAGTTCATGCTGTAGGTCACTTTAAGGACCTTTCACCAGATTATGTTCATATGGCTTTTAAGCAAGAGTTTTTTGGATATAAGGATGTTGAGAATCCTTTAACTGGAGAAGTTCAGAGAGAAACACAGAGTATATCCTTTGATAGTATTGATGAGATGAAGTTTAAAGAGTTTTTAAATTTTATCGTTAAAAAGATTGAGGCTATTGGGATGGATATTAAAGAGATGCTGTGGGAATATAAAATGGAGTGTTAAGAAAGGAGCGTAAAAAATGAAAGGTTTAATTATATTGGGAATTATGATAATAGTTTTAATTATATCTCAGTTTATAGTAATACAGGTTTATAATAATATTGCTACTGTAACAATTGAAGTTGAGAGTGCTATCGGTCAATTAAATGATGACGGATATGCTCAATCGAGGTTTGTAGCTAGTGGTGGTATTTTAAAGATTATAAACATGTCTTATATTTTTATTTATTGTTTATTTACTATACGTGGTATAGTTTTATTAAAAAAATATTTTTACAAGGAGTATTGAATGAGAAAATTTATTTTATTATTAGTAGTTATTATGGTTTTAGGATCTATTTCATGTAGAAAGCCATATCAAAAAGAAGTTATTAGAGAGATTAAAGCTAATGAAACAGCTTTCTTGATACCGCTTGAGGGATCTTCAAAAAAAGGTCAAGCTAAATTTAATTCAATTGAGTTTCTTGAAGAAGCAAAAGTTGGTGCTAAACGTATTACTATGCCTACGAGATGGCTAAAAACTGGAAGATATAATTCTATGGGTAAATGGATTGAAACCATGTTATTGATTAAAGTTAATAGAAGCCCAGTTAGTAGAGAGTGGACTGATTCTTCGGACACAGGAACTGAAGCTAAAAAACAGGCTATATGGGTTGAGTCAAAAGATTCTATAGAATTTTCAGTTGGAGTTGTATGTACCGGAATGGTTACTGAAGAAGATACTGCAAGATTTCTATATTATTATACAGGCAAGTCATTAAATGGACATGTTATGGATAAAAATGTTAGAGCCTCTGCGGTTAAGTTTTTAACAAGTGAATTTTCTAAATATGATTTAGCTGATGGAAGATCTAAAAAAACTGAAATATCAGAAGCATTATCAACTTATATAAATAAAGAATATAAGAGTTATGGGTTAACTATAACTACTATAGGATTCTCAGGTGGATTAGTTTATAGAGATAAAGCAATTCAAACTGCTATTAATAAAAAGTTTGTTGCAGAAATGGAAAAAGATGCACAGGCTGAGATTAATACAAAAAACATATCAATGGCAGAAGCAGAAAAACAAGCAGCATTGAGATTTGCCGCAGCTGCAGACGCAAGAAAAAAACAAGTAGGTATTGAAATAGCTTTAATGAATGCACAAGCAAGATTGAATTGGTCAAAAGCTTGGAATGGACAATTGCCAAGTAAAATATTACCTGAAGGCAGTAGTTTACTAATGTCTATAGAATAATAATTATAGCGGTATAGCATAGTCTGGCCAAATGCAACGGTTTTTGATATCGTGATCGGTGGTTCAAATCCACCTGCCGTTAATTTAATGCAGTAGTTTTGTGCGTGGTCGCTAGATGCATAAATCCACCTTAGGCAAGGTATAGCCATAATTCTACTGCATTTTTATTTTTAAATTAAGGAACAATATGGAAAAGATTGGTAATCAAAAGTATATTACATGTAAAGGTGATTGTGGAGATATATTACCACATGATCCTAAATTCTTTCACAAGAATGGTAAGTCCCTACGAACTACATGTAAGAAGTGTCGTAATAAAAAGTCTAAGGAAAGTTCAAAAGAATATTACCAGGATAATATCAATAAGAAACGTAAATATAATTCTGAATATTACTTAGAAAACGCTGAAGAGCTTAAAAAGAAAGCGCAAGATTATTATGATGGAGTGATTGATGGGTAGAAAAAATAAAATATTCTGGTGTCCTGATTGTAAAAAGGATGTTGCTGGTAAAAAAGATCATAATCTTAATACTAAATGTGAATGTGGTAGAATATGTACTGTTAAGAGCTACATAGGATTAATGTTTAACAATTGTGATACGATAAAATAAATATTGTAATGTAAGTGTAAAATATATTGCAATATTATTTAATTGTGTTATTATAACTTATATTTCGCACGTTATCATGAGTAAAGTTATCGTGCAAAAAAGGAGTTAATAATGAGTGATAAGTTAAAACAAGTTAAGGTTCTTTTTACTTCTTGGAATGAGTTGGAAGATGAGAAAAGAGAAAGAACTGGAGAGCAAAAGGAATTAGTTGCTGAAGCTGGTCGTGCATTAGATGCTAAAGCTGGAGATGTAGGTAAGATTTTTGGGTTTTGGAAAAAATTAGTCGATAAAGGTATTGATGAATTAGAAATTCTTAATGCTTTGGCTGATAAAATGAAAAGTTAATTATTGGGTGCATTGGATTGTTTGGTAGCAAGTATCGGTTCGCTGGTATAGTAGCTGGTTCGATTCCAGTCAATGCAAATTAAGCATCGTGCGGTAGCTGCGTACGTATAAAGCATGGATATGATAGCTCCTACAAGGCTGGCAAGCTGTGAGTAGAAATAGTACGATTCCATGACTGTGGACCCAGATAGATACCTGTTTATCGTTTTTCAAAGAAAACGGAAATCTAATTAGTAGGACCGTTAAGAAGTCATAAAACTATCTTAATGTTAAGCGAGAGGTGATTCCTAATGCGAGCATTTGAAACAACAACAATCAATCAATTAAGTAAGCACCTCAAGTAAATGGTCATGAGGGAAGTGAATGCAGGTAAGCTGTTAAATTCCAACCATGGATCGCATCGCCTTCATGTTTACTTAATTTTATAGGCGTATTAGCTTAATATTGGTATAAAGCGTTTTATGTAAGTCTTAGTCACTGTTGCTTGTAATATCATATGTAAAAAAGCGCATACCTAAGTTGTAAAAAAAAAGGTGTTCAAATCACCTAATGCCTGATATGTGGCAATCACCTAGTGGTAGGGTACCAGACTGAAAATCTGGGATGCAGTAGTTCGAATCTACTTTGTCATAATGCAAGTTACAGGTATGTAAACGATCCATTTATATGTTAAATGAAAGTACTTTAATAATAGGATGGTCTTATGCTGGACTTGCTTAATTCGCAGGTATAGTATAATGGTTATTATAAGTGGTTTCCATCCATTGGATGTCGGTTCGATTCCGTCTACCTGCTATGTTAAAGGAGTATTTATGAAAAGAGCAATTAAAGAAAGTCAAAAATATGAAATGATCTGGAAGTTATATAATTTATGGCTTAAGCAACCACAATTAAGATTAGGTCAATTGATATATATTTTAAGCGGTGATACTGATGTATTTTATATTGAGGATTATGATTTAATAAAGGAGTAAAATGTGAGTAAAATTAACGGAAATGATTCAACAATGGAAGCATTGTTAAAAATGAGTGATGGAAATCCAGGTGCAATTTCTGTATTAATGCAGATTATTGAAAAAGCAGAGTCTATAGATCCACAAGGTGCAATGGGTGGAACGGGAGCTGTGTTAATGATGGACACATGCGAGATATACGGAGCTGATATTTGGATGTTATATAAAGATGTTTGTGGTGAGGATTTAACTAAAACTATAGGGATTTTAAGAGCATGTCAACTTGGTATAATATCGAGAGAGTTATTAAAAACAGCTATAAGTAGTTATGGAAAAGGCATTGATGTTTGCGAAGTAATGGTTGATGTTAGAAAGAAGCTCGATGAGTTTTCTAAGGAGTAAATATGAAATTTAATAAAGAGGCTTTGGAATTTCATTTGCCTAATAATTTTAAAGGCTTGAGTAAGCAATACATGATTGATTGTATTTTCAATAAAAATATTCAAGAAAAATGGAAGCCTGGTATTGGTGATGTAATTATTGGTGAAACTGGAAATGTATTTGTAATTTCCGATAAACATAATCTTGTAGAAGATCTTGGTGGGCCAATATATATGTTTGGTGGTTATTTATGTAATAGAGGCGGAGGATGTCTTATGAATTCAACAGCTTGCTATTTAATGAATAGAGATGGGGTTAATCCAGATTTAGAAGTATATAGTGTTAGTAAGTTTTCTGCTTTTAGATTTGTGCCATATCCACATGAAAAGGAGTAAAGTATGTCATTAAGTGATTGTAGTCATTGCTGGAATCATATTTGTACTTGTGGATGGGATTATAGAAATTATAGCATTAAAAAATTAGAAGCAAAAGTTAGGATGTTTCAAGCTATTATTGATTTTCGTAAAAATAATTCAGATGTTAAATTTTCTGGTTTTTTTGGACCAGAAACAGAAGATGATAAAGTGTTTTTTAAATACATGAATGATAAAGCGGTTATGGGTGAATTTTAAGGAGTAAAATATGTATGTAGGTTCAATTTTATATGGATATTGTGGTGGTTATTTTGGTAGAGATTCATATGAAGATAAGCGCATAGAGGTTGTGGGTAATGATTATGTATTAGCTAGAGGAATTACCAACGGAGATCTTTATTTTTGTGATTTTAATTTAAGTCAAATTTCACATGATGATTTAAAGGAATACTTGGTAGATCAAGATGAGGAGTAAGTTATGAAGAAAATTTTAATTGTTTTGTTTTTGTTTATTTGTTTATCGTCTTTTGGAAAAACATACGAGATTATGTTTATTAATGGAAGTAAAATAAGTATCGATGCTTGTTATTATGAAAAATGGGATAGCTGTATTTTTACCACATGTATTAATTATAGATTTTTTGATTGTAATGATAATAATATATTCGAGTCAAGGGGTGGAAAAGTTATGTATATTAAAGAATTGGAGGAATATTAATATGTACGAAAAGATAAGGCAAGATATTAATTTTGCTATGAAAAATGGTGATAAGTTTAAATGTAATTTGCTTAAATGTGTCATGAGTGATGCTCAAAAGCACATGAAAGATAATAATGGTGTTATCATGGAATATCAAGTAGTTGATATTGTTAAGAAGTATATTAATAACTTAAAAATTAATAGAAATGTTTTTAAAAAAGAAAAACCCCAGAGTTACGAAGCTCGTATTAATTCATGTAATTGTGAGATAGAAATTCTTAAACAATATCTTCCAGAACAACTTTCTGAAATGGAAATGATTACCATGATTAGTCATTTAGTTTTACTTCAAAATAACTTTAGTAAGATCATGATGTGGTTTAAAGATAACCATCCTAATAAATATGATGGTAAATTTTTAAGTCAGCTAGTAAAGAGGATATTATGAGTGATTTATTGAAATACGTAATAGTGCTAGTTATAGTGTTTATTGGTACGTTCTTTATTATTAAGTGCAATGGGACTTATAGAGAGGAAGTTGTAGAGCCAGAAGTTATAACTATTTACGTTACACCAGAATTTTATAGACCTGAGACTATTATTGTTTATGTTACACCTGAACCGACTATGAAGCCTGTGATAACACCAAAACCTACTTTTAGACAAGTTGGTAGTAAAGAGTATAAAGCTTATTTGGCTAAACTTAAAAAAGAAATAATAAAAGATGGAGATGCTGTTAGTGTTGAATTTATAGATATTGAATTTTTAAATAAACATAAAGATAAATTACGTCTTGAAGATAGTAGCTCGAATTATTTTTACCTTAGTATAGGAGGTGAGACATATTGTATTTGGAACGAGGGGTATGGCTTTGAAATTCAAACTTTTAGCTATAGATATTTTATTGTAAAGCCACTTCAGTTTGAACAGTTTAGAAATTATGTTACTGATAGATTTAAGGAAATTAGAGAGTATAATAGAATTAAAAAAGATGATATTGATAGTAAAATGAATAAATTATTAGAAAATATGTAAAATAAACGTAAAAATACTTTACTTTGATTAATAATTATGGTAGAGTGTGTGAATGACGCTATCATCTATCGGTAGGATCGTGGGTTTTCGACCCATCAAGCGGGGTTCAACTCCCCATAGCGTTAATATTTTTTATAATATTTGTAGGAGAATTATGAATACGAAAGAATTAGTCTCTAATGAATCCACTAGGAAGCATAGGGAAAAAGTTAATGAATATTTAATGCTTGTGTGTAAACAGTTAATTACTAGGGGGTTAAATCACGATAATAGTAAATTGGAAAGTCCAGAATTAGAGGTGTTTGCTGAGTATACACCAAGATTAGCTGAATCAACGTATAATAGCGAAGAATACAAGGGCTTCCTGGAAGAAATGAAACCAGCACTCGATCATCACTATGCAAATAATAGACACCATCCAAATCACTTTAAAAACGGTGTTAATGATATGACTATTATAGATATTATTGAAATGTTTTGTGATTGGAAAGCTGCCAGTGAAAGACATAATGATGGTAATATTAAAACTTCCATTGAGATTAATTCAAAGAAGTTTAATATTACGAAGCAGTTAATGAAAGTGTTAGAGAATTCTGTAGTATTATTTGATGAATTGAAGTAATTTAACGCCAATATAGCTCAGTGGCAGAGCACCAGATTAAACTGGAGGTTGCCTATTTGAATTGAATGTTTCATCAGCATTTAAACAAGCATTTATAAGTTGATAACTTGTGTATGTTGGCATTCGTGGGTTCAAGTCCTACTGTTGGCAATACGTCGCTAGGTAGTGTACTGGTAACACACTGCTCTCATAAGGCAGTCAAATGTGGGTCCGATTCCCACCCTAGCTAATACAGATATTATGCAGATGTCTGGAAAGTTGACTATTAACAACGGTAAAAACTATAGCGTTCATGTCTTAATGTAACAAGATCGGCTGAAGTAAATCAGAGCGTAATGAAAATGCCTGTTATAGTTCAGTAAAAACTAAACTAAAAACAACCAGGGCTGCAAATTCCTTGGTTGTATTTTTATTAAAGGATTGAATATGTTTGAAAAATTAGAAAAATTTCCAGATAATTTTAAGGAATCATGGCCTATTATAGTTGATGATTTAGGTGATGAGCCTATAAAGGCATTGATAGTTATTGGGCTTTACTGGATTTATCAAAATGATAGAGAAGCTTATGATAAATTATTAAATAAAGGAGAATAATATGGTTATAAAGTATTTGAGGGAAAAGAAAGCTGATGAAAAAGGTCGTGGAAAGCCTGTTGGTGTAGTCGTGGCTATATCTAAGGATCAAATTGGTTATAGCTTATGTAATCCATTAGATCAATGGGATAAACAAAAAGCTAAAAGAGTAGCTATTATAAGAGCTAAAGAAAATAATCTTCAGGAAAGATTAGGTAAGCTTTTAGCATCTTCAGATGGTAATCTAACAACAAAACAGGAAATGTTATTTGATGTAATGCATTGCGTTGAAGATATTGTTAAGAAGTACGATTTTAGTAGATAAGGATATTATATTAGAACAGATATTAGTGATAGGAAAGGAGTATAAAATGATTACAATTAAAGCGCAGTATAATTCTGCGAACATTATGCTTCCAGATGACTCATATTTAGATGAAGCAACAAGGAAACAAATTTATGGTTTTCTTAATCATCCTGCATTTGGAAAATCTTATATTGCTATTATGCCTGATTGTCATTATGGAGCTGGTAGAGTTTTGTCCAGGTCAAAAGCTAAAAAAGAATTAAGCTTAGAAGATGCAAGAAAATCAATGGAAGAAAAGGGTATTTATACTACTTCTTTATGTAAAGAGACGTTAGACGAAGTAAAAGGAGCGTACAAAGATAAAGATATGATTATAAATGCAATAAGTGAAACTGTTGATATTCATTGTTTTGTTAAGCCTATATATAATTTTAAATCAAAATAAAACAAGGAGTGTAAATGGCGAAAATTAATGAGAAAAGTACTAAGAAGGAAATTTTAGCTTACTTAGATACTAAAATCACAGAAATTAAAGAGCTTAAAGCAGGAAAATTCAATCCTGTGGCAGATGCTAAGAATGCTGAAAACAAAGCAATTTTAGGTAAAGTAGAGACTACAATTGAGGGTTATGGAGAGCAGATTAATGAGATCAAAAATCAGTTAATCAGTGAGCTTGATGGTCTAAATTCAGGTTTATTATTTGCTTCAAAAGAGTACAAAAATATTCAGACTGCTATTGAATTAGTGAAAGCTGAATTAGAAGAACTTTATGGAGTTAAAAAAGAGACTGAAACATTAGCTGGATTGATTGATGCACAGAAGGCTGTAAGACTTGACAATGCAACTGATACAAAAGAGTTGAAAACTAAGTATTCTGAGATGGATACTGAATTAACTAAAAACTATAATGCAAAGTTAAAAGAAACTACTGCAACTATAGCTAAGTTAAAATCAGACAATGAAGAAGATCTTGCAAGGACTCAAGAGCAACAGGAATATGATCTTAAGATTGATAAAAGAGATACTGAAAATCAAATTAATGAAAACTTAAAAGGTAAAGAAAAAGTTGTTGATGCAAGAATTGCAGTGAAAGAAAAACAAGTTGCAGATAAAATTGAAGAAGCTGATAAAAAAACTACAGAGATTGAAGAGCTTAGAATTAAATTTACTGTAGAAGCTGAAAAAGAATCTGTAAGATTAGCTAAATTGGAAGAAGGAATTGATGGTTTGACTAAGAAAAAAGTTGAAACTGCTAAAAGATTCATTACTGCTAGTTATGAAGCTGATATTAAAGTTTTAAATAATTCAGTTACAATGAAAGATGATAGAATTGCTCAACTTGAAAAAGAAGCTGTTATAATTGCTAAAAAACTTGATGATGCTTACAAGCAAATTAATGCTGTTTCATTGAAATCACTTCAAAAAGCAGATGTGATTAATAACGCAGAAAGTAAATAATTTTAGGGGGTGTTAATTCACCTCGTTTTACGCGTCATTATACCGTAGGGGTAGCGGTCCAGACTGTAAATTTGGTGTCTTAATTGGCTCGGGTGGTTCAACTCCACCATGGCGCAATGTTCCCATGACTTAATGGTAAAGTAACAGATTTTTAATCTGTGAATTCTGGTTCGACTCCAGGTGGGAGCAATTTTAATTTATAAAGGAGTTTAATATGTGGGCAGTGATTTTTTTATTAATAAGTGTAATAGTGATAGTTGTGCTTTTATGTTTAGTGCATGAGGAAAAAGATAGCGTAGTCGTAGTATTTGGATTGGTAGGGATATTTCTTGTTGTTTTTTCTGGATCAATGGCTTTAAAAGGAGGAAATACGGATAAAAATGAGGATCAATGTAGTTCTCCAACACCGACATTTGCTCCAATACCAACAGGATATTACTATGTAACACCAACGCCAACAATGACACCACGAGGTAATATTATAATCGATAACCATGATGGTGGAATAATTAATATATATAATGGAGAATTGTAATGGGTAAAAATTACAAAGGAATTATAATAACAATTATAATAATAGTAATAATTGTAACATTATTAACGATTGAATGTCAAATGAATCGTGATAAAACCCGAATGATAACTTCAACAACTAGTAGTATTTCAAAAGAAAGAGCAATAAGGAAATATAGAGAATTAAGCATTACGCCTACTGCAACGCCTTCCCATACTCCAACACCGATGAAAGGTGATATAGTAATAAATAATTACGGAACAGTAATAATAAATAATTATGGAGAATTATAATGGGATATTATGATGGCGACGATGATTATAGTGATGGAGACGCAAAAACTTTAATTGCTATACTTGTAATTATGGTAATACTTGTATTTTTATGCACTATTCCATGTCAAATGCAAAGTAATAGAATTTCCAGGGAATTAATGACTCCCATACCAACGGTAGAACCTACTGCGACACCAATAATAAAGAACGAATATAATATTACTAATTATGGTACGATAATAATAAATAATTAAAGGAGAATAAATGGAATTAAAGAACTTAGTAGAACAGTGTCATGAGACGGCAAAAGAGAAAGGTTTTTGGGATAAAGATCGTAATGTAGGTGAATTACTTATGTTAGTAGTGTCGGAGCTTGGTGAGGCTATAGAGGCCCATAGAAAGGGTAGATTTACTGATTTTGATATGTATAATCAATTATTAAAAGATGGCTGGGAATTTAAATCTTTATTTGAAACTGAAATAAAAGATCAATTTGAGGATGAAATTTGCGATACATTTATCAGATTATTTGATTTATGTGGTGGATTAGGTATTGATATTGAAAAACATATAGAATTAAAAATGAAGTATATGGAAAAAAATACTAAAAAGGAGAACAATTGAAAGAGTCAATATTAAAATTATTACGAGATAGATATTTTATTGAAGGTGAGTCGTCCTGGGAAGAACTTACTAAAAGAGTGTCAGATATCTACCCAGAAATAGAAAATGATATATTAGAAATGAGGTTTATACCTTCAACACCTACATTAATGAATGCTAATACTGGTGGTAAAAGGGAAGGAACTTTATCATCATGTTTTCCTATGAAATTAGAAGATAGTATAGAAGGAATTTATGATTCAATTAAAGAGTGTGCTTTGGTAACTAAGGCTTGTGGAGGAGTTGGATATGATTTTTCTCCATTAAGAAGCTCTTATGAGATAATTAAAACATTAAATAATGCTAAATCATCTGGTCCAATGCCATTTTTATCTAATTTTAATGATGTTTTGAATAGCATAAATCAAGGTGGGGCTAGAAAAGGAGCTGGCGGAGGAATACTTAGTGTATATCACCCGGATATACTAAATTTTATAAGATCAAAGGTGTTGTCTTTGGAAATAAAAAAATTGGTCGCAGATGGTAAAATAAAAGCTCCTTTAGCAAGATTTAATCTATCTGTTAAAATGTATAATGATTTTTACGATAAACTAGATAATCAACCTAATGATGTGCATAAGGTTAAATTTAAAAACGGTAAAAGTATAAAATTAATAGATGGTACTTTTCAGGAAGTAAGCGTTGAAGAGTTATGGGATGAAATTATAGAATTATCATGGGCTAATGCAGAGCCAAGTTTGATAAATTATGATATCGCATGGGATAGGTGTTCGGTTAAGAACGTTGATACCACTGTATGCCCAAATCCATGTATTCCAGAATTTTCAATACTATTAACGCCATATGGACCTAAACAATTAAAGGATTTGAATATAGGCGATTGTGTATGGTCTGGCGAAGGATGGACTAAAATTACTAATAAATGGTCGAGTGGAATAAAAAAAGTTCATAAGTGGGTTACTAGCGCAGGGCATTTATATGCTACCGACAATCATCAAATTATGTCTAAAGGATTAAAAATAGAACTAAAAAAAGCTGAAAATATAGATGTGTTGGTTGGCAATTATGAAAAGTTTGATGAATTTGATCTTCAATTAATTATGGATGGATTAATTGTTGGCGATGGATCGAGAAATTTAAATCCAGGTAAAAATTATGATGTTTACTTGACTATAGGAGAAAATGACCACGACTATTTTAATTCAGAGATAAGTAGTTTTATTCTTAAAAAAACCTATCCAAGTGATCCTAAAACTTACCGAGTTAAAACTAATGTAAAAAAAGAAGAGTTAGATTTGTTGCCTATAAGAGAAATACCTGAAAGATATATGTATACAACATCAAATTCAATTAAATCATTTTTAAGAGGATTGTATTCAGCTAACGGATCTATCTGTGGCGAAAGAGTTACTTTGAAGGCTACGTCACTTAAATTGATAGAACAAGTACAGATAATGTTGTCTTCCATAGGGATTAAATCTTATTACACAACTAATAAACCATCAAAAATAAAATGGGATAATGGAGAGTATATCAGTAAAAAGTCGTATGATTTAAATATAACATCTGATAGAGATTTATTTTACCATGATATTGCATTTATACAGAAATATAAAAATGATAAATTAGCTAAAATAGTAAAAGAAATTAAAAAATCCAATAGAAATAAAGTGAATTTTGATATTAAAGAAAAAACAGAATTAGGTGAAATGGAAGTTTTTGATATTACAGTTGATAATGATTCACATACATTTTGGTGTAATGGATTAAATATTTCAAATTGTTTTGAGTTTATAAATGTGCCTTATGCAAGCTGTAACTTAGGTTCTATAAATTTAGTTAAATTTGTTGACGATGGTGAATTTAACTGGGATGAATTAGGCAGACAAATCAAAAGATCTGTTATTTTCCTTGATAAAGTAATAGATGTAAATAAATTTCCTATTCCCAAAATTAAAGAAGTTACAGAAAAGATACGCCCTATAGGATTAGGAGAAATGGGATTAGCTCATGCTATGTATAAATTAAGAATCCCTTATGACTCTCAACTAGCTTTGAATTTTACTGAAAAGATAAATAGATATATGACAATTAAAGGAATGGAAGTATCTGTTAAAATTGCTGTAAAACTAGGTCCTTATCCAGCGTTTGATTATGATGTTTTTATGGATGCCAATAAAAGATTTTTTACTGAAGATAAAATTTTAGATGTAAATATTAAACAATTAAAATTGGATATAAAAAAATATGGAATTAGAAATTCATGTATTACATCAATTGCACCGACAGGAAGTATATCAACGATTGCAGACACATCAAGTGGAATAGAGCCTGTATTCGCTTTAACGTATAAAAGAAAAGTTGAGTTAGGTAATGGTGAGTATGAGATTATGTATCAAACAGATCCTGTATTTGATGAGTTTTTATCTGAAAATTATCTTGAGGATAAGTCTAAGATTTTATTAGAAGTTTCCTTAACTGGATCATGTCAAGAATCTAAATATTTATCAGATGAACATAAAGCTATTTTTCAAGTATCAAATGATTTAACTCCAATGGAGCATTTAAATATACTAGAGAAAGTTGCTAACAATGTATCATTATCAGTAAGCAAAACCTTGAATTTACCTGAAAATATATCAAAGAAAGAAATAAGTGATATTTATAAAGCGGCTCATAAGAAAGGTATAATCGGTGTAACTGTTTATCGTAAAGGTAGCAGAGAAGGTATACTTATTACCAACGATGAGGACTGCGAAAGATGTGCTCCTAAAAGACCTAAATCTGTTCATCATGATGTTCATAGAGTGCAAGTTAATGGCGAGAAATGGATTGTATTTATTGGTATTGTAGATGATTGTCCTTATGAAACTTTTGCTGGAAAAATAGAAAATGTAGATATACCATCGAAAGTTAAAGAAGTTAATATTATCAAGGCTACAAAAGGTAGATATCAAATAGAAATTGAAGATGAAATTATTATATCAGATCTTAATGCTATATTTGATAATAAAACTCATGAAGCTGTAACTAGATTAGTTTCAACCTGCTTAAGACATCAAGTTCCATTGCACTTTATTATTGAGCAGATAAATAAGTCTGGTGGGTTATTAGCTGACTTTGAGAAATGTATAGCTAGAGCATTAAAGAAGTACATTAAAGAAGGCACTAAGTCTACAGAGAAATGCCAGTGTGGTGGAGAGTTGATATTCCAAGAAGGATGTGTTAAATGCCCAAAATGTTCATGGAGCCGTTGCGGTTAATGTAAAACAAATGTAAATAGGCTTTACAGAATTAAATAAAAATGTTAAAGTATGGCAGGGTGAAAATCCTGCTATTTTTATTAAAGGAGTAATTATGAAGCAAATAGCAAACAAATGTTGCGGTAGCTGTATCTTGTATACTATAATGGATGCTTGTGATGGAGCTTATTACGTGTCAAGTTGTGATGAGGCGGTTATAGATGAGCCTGAACACGGAATAAACTGTGTAAGATACAAACCACGTAATCCAGTTGATAATTATGAAGATGAGTTATTAAAAAATTTAATCGATAAATCTAAATTTATGTATGAAATTTATGTTAAAAATTTAAAGGATAAAAAAGGATTAAAGTTTTTTAATGAATTAATGGAAGAAGAAGTTAATTTAATAGAAAAAATAACTGGTAAAAAATGGAGTGAAATATGAAATTTGATTTTACAGATGGAGAATGGGGCGGTGTTTGTTTAAATGATATAAATGGATGTGATTGTGGATATATATTTAATTTAGGCGGAGCTACTATCGTTAAAGTTAAAGTGAATGATCCACTTAGTAAAAATTATGAGAGACTTCAAGATACAATAACATTGAAGCAAGCTAAAGCAAATCAAACATTAATTGCTTGTGCGCCTGAAATGATTAAGGCTTTGATTTATATGGTAAAAGAGACTAATGCGTTGTTTGATGTGGGTTGGTCTGGATGCGATAGAATAATACAATTAATAGAAAAAGCCCTTGATAAGAAATGGAGTGAAATTAATGAGTAATAAAGAAGCTTGTTTTACAAGTAATTCAGATGAATGGGAAACGCCAAATGATCTATATAAAGAATTAAATGAAGAATTTTGTTTTACCATTGATGTTGCTGCTAATTGGGAAAATGCTAAATGTAATAATTATTATACAAAAGATAATAATGGTTTAGAACAAAGTTGGTATGGTGAAGTGGCCTGGTGCAACCCCCCTTATTCCGAATGGAAAAAATGGGTTGAAAAAATGATTAATGAAATTAAAATAAATAAAGGAAGAGACTTTGAGACTATGGGCGTTTTTCTTTTACCAGCTAGAACTGACACTATTGGATTTCATAAATATATTTGGGATAGAGAAAATAATAGGACCAGGCCAGGAGTTAAAATAAGATTTATAAAGGGAAGGTTAAAATTTAGTGAATCTAAAAATTCAGCACCGTTTCCTTCAATGATTATAATATTTAAATAAGGAGAAGTAATGGGTATAAAATGTCCAAGATGTGAAAGTAATAGTAGTAATTCAAAAGGTAAAGTTTTTATCAAGAAATTAGGATATATGGTTTTAGATAGAAAATGTAAAGATTGCGGCAGAAGGTTTTATCATGATCAGAAAACTGATTCTATTTGGAATAATAGAGAGAATATTTTTCCAAAAAATGACGTTTATGTAGAAATGCCAAAAATTGAAATACCAAAGTTAGAATCAGAACAAAGGCATAATGAAAAAGAAGTAACTGTTACAGATACTAAAATAACATCGCTTGAGGAGCTTAAAAAACGAGCTGGCATCAACGAAAAAGAATGGATCATAAAAGAACATAAGATATCAAGTTGGCTTGGCAATTGGTCAGTTAAAGCTGAAATGGTGAAGCGTAATCCAGACAAACAGATCTTGCCAGTAATTAAACCAATTAGATTTAACTTACCTAAAAAAAGAGCTGATTCATTTAATAAGATGAATAGTTTAAGACTTAAAGGCAATATTAAAACATCATTAATATTTGCTGATTCTCAAATAGGTTTTTTAAAGAACCAACAGACTGGAGAATTAATACCTTTCCATGATAGGAAATGCATTGATGTTATTCTACAGATTATCGAGGATATTAACCCTGATGAAGTTATTTTACTTGGCGATATGCTTGATATGACAGAGGCTAGTAAGTATGAAAAAAAGAAGGAATTTTATTTCACTTTGCAGCCAGCGATAAATGAATTAGGATATTTGTTAAGTAAAATAAGAAATATATTTGATGGTGATATAATATTTTTAAATGGCAACCACGAGATAAGACTAAATAAAGCTGTTCAAGAGCATATGCTTTATGCGTATCAAGTTAAGCCTTATGGAACTAATCATATTCCTTATTCATTGAATCATTTATTGGGAATGGATGATCTAGGAATTACTTTTATTGAAGATTATCCAAGTGGTGAATATTATATTAATAATAAACTTAAAGTCATTCATGGCGAATATGTAAATATCAAGAAGGAACTTGAAAGGACTAATGTATCTGTGATTCAAGCTCATGGACATAGTATAGAAAGGTTATCCAAGACGTTCACGGGAACTAATGAGCAAATAACTGTTACTCAGATAGGGTGTACATGTCATACTGATGACAGAGTCCCTGGTAAGGTTTCTAACCCTGACTGGCAAGAAGGCTTCGCAGTAGTTAAGTCTACAGATAATAGATTTAATATAAATCATGTCGTAGTTATTGATGGTAAATGTATTTATGGCGATAAAATATATCAAGGTATTGATTATGAAAATGAAATAAAGGATATATTAAGAGTTTGAGAAGAATTTGGAAAAGTATTATATGGCGTGTAATAATGATAGGCTTCACATTTACCTTATGTGTATTTGTGAAACAGCCTATTTGGTTCACAGTGATATTTAATTGTAGTAATTTAGTGTTGTTTTATTTATATGATTTATTATGGGAGGAGAAATGAAAAATGAATTAAAGTGCTATAAGTGCTATAAGTGCTATAATTGCTTATTTGTTAGAGATAAACAAATGATTAGTAGTTATTGGGAATGCAATTTTAAAAGGAGGTGGAATTTTTGCAGCTCTTATAAGTATGGAAAGAATTGTAATGATTATATAGAAAATTTTAAAAACAAATACAGGAAATCATTATTAAAATTAGCAAGAAGATTATTAAAAAAGAATTTTGATGTTATGAGATTTTTATTGCAAATAATCTATGATATTAAAGTATGGTTTATGGAGTTGAGGATATAATGGGACATTATAGCTATTTATATGAATTTGATGAAGAAAAAGAGTTAGAGGATAGTAAGAGTAAGCTAAAGGAATTACTCAGTTCTATATTAATAGATATTGATAATATAGATCATGTTTATTATTTAGAGAAAATAATTAAGAACTATAAAATTTATAGAAAATTTGAAAGAGTAATTAAGGATGAGTAATGGGTAAATTAACAAAGAAAGGTGCTGAGAAAAAGGCACTTAAAGCGATGAGTGATTATGTTCGTGAACGTGATCGCTGGCAATGTATATCTTGCAATAAGGTAGAACGAGATCCAAGGAAAATGGATTGTGGTCATTTATTTAGCAGAAGGTTTAAGTCAATTAAGTTCAACTTACTCAATGTCAGCGCACAATGTATTTATTGCAATCGTTATTTGAGTGGTAACGTGCATGAATACATAAAAGCATTTAAGGAAAAGCATGGTGAGGATGAATATGAAAAGCTCGATGCACTTAAGAATGTATTGGTTAAACGTGATATTGATGAGTTTTTAGCACTTGAGAAAACTTTTAAGCAACTACTTAAAGAATTAAAGGAAAAGAATTTATGGTAACAAGAAAAATACAATTATATATTAATGATAAAGATAAAGATATTAAAAATGAAAAGTATAAGCGAATACGGGATTTTAGTTATTTTTCTTATAAATTGGCAAATGAATTAATGACTATGCTATGGATCAATTTAAAGCTAAAAGTTATAATATAACTTAAAAGAATTCTTGTATTGGAACAGCACTGGAGAACAAAATCATTTTATTAATAAAAAACTGTTATAATATAACTTAAAAGAATTCTTGTATTGGAACTGGTAATTTAATTGTAAATAAACTTTACTTATAAAAAAATTATGTTATCCTCTGTTAAGAATAGTTAAAAAATACAACTTAAAGGAAATAATTATGGAATGTTATATTTGTAAGAATAAATGCTCTCAGTTTGGAGAAAACATAATAGAATGTCTTGAGGGTAAAAACAAACAATTGCTAATACTTTTAAAAAAAGCATTATCTAAAATAAGTGAGTTAGAGTATTTAACTCAACAATTTAATGATTATAGCCATGAATATTCTTATTTTATTGAAAATACTAAAATAGTCATTAAGCAAAATAACTTATAATATTTTTAGGAGATAATTATGAAATGTCATGTTTGTGGAAAGAAAACTGATTGGAAATGCGAATCTTGTGAAGAGCCAGTGTGCGAAGATTGCTGTGTTCCATTTACACAATTCAATCAATGTACTAATGCTATATGTGAATGTTGTGGCGATACTAATAATGAAATTCGTGCTAGTAATCAAGCCTTAATTGATGAAGAGAATGAAAAAATAGAGAAAGGCAGATTGCTTAGAAATAAAAAAGCTCGAATAAGATATCACTCCTCTGAACAACAAGAAAAAAGAAGAATCAAAAAAGAAGAGTTGCGTTTAGAAAGTATTGTATTTCAAAAAGAAAGAGCTGAGAAGCTTGGCAAAATAATGAGTAATATTTTTAGGGGGATGTAATGAAATTGATTAGTTTTTTCTTGCTTTTATTTATGATTGCTGGTTTAGCTGTTTACTTTTACGAAGATAAGCAGGATAAGATCAAGTTAGATTTAGCATTAACAAGAGCAATTGAAGAGCAAGAACGATCTAAGGCTGAGAAATTAGCTAAGGAAAAAGCTCAACTTGAAAAAGAACTGGCTATTAAAACAGCTCTTATAAGTAAGTTTAAAAATGAAGTTAAATATGTTAATGCTGAGTTAGCAAATATTATCTCTGGTATTGAATTACTTGCTGGTGACACTAACACGGATATTAATGATAACATTTTTGATAAACTTGATGATGAGATGTACTTAACTGAATATACTAAGAAACATGGGATTAGTAATTATATAATGAGATATGACTGGATCAAGTTTCCAATTAGAGATCCAAAAGATCTTAGTAAGCCTGATCCAAATACTGTAATTACAAGTGAATATGATTCCAGAACAATTTGGTTGAATAGAACTGATGATATAAATGAATTCCTTACTGGACTTGGTATGGATACTGGAAGCTGGAAGCAGGTACTTAATATTCCAGAATGGGGTAGATGTTATAATGTCAAGGTTAAAGAAAATATTATAATATTCACTCAGCTTCATACTGGAATTGATATTGTAAATAAGAAAAATAAAGCAGTTTATGCTCCAGCAATTGGGTATGTAATTAGTATTTATAATAATCATAAGATATTTGGTAATACAGTTGTGATACGTTGTCATAGGAAAAATGAAGTCACAGGTAAAATGGAAACATTTAGAATTAATTATTGTCATTTGGCAGAGATTAAAGTGCCATTGAAAACAATGTATAATGGTAAAATTGGATTTACTAAAGTAACTTATAAAACATTGATAGGGCTCGTAGGGGATACAGGCAAAACATTAGGTACGCATTTGCATTGGTCAATCAGAAAATACGATAATCCTTATTTCTCTATAAATCCATTTTTAAATGCTATTAAAAGGGATTCTGTATCAGAAAGGAGATTTCGTAGAGGTGAATTATATTGAAAAATATATACTTACTGTGTATTATTATATTAATGTTTTCATGTAAAAATTCAGAGTATGTATATGTTAATCCTAAGTATTATAAATTTATTAAGGATATGAATCAGATATCTGATTTTAAGCAGCCATATCGCAGGTACTTAGAGTGGATATTTGATAATATAGAGTATAAAACAGATAAGGATGTTCATGGTTTAGATGAGTATTGGCAGTCTTGGAAAGAAACTGTGACACTAGGGACAGGCGACTGTGAAGATCTATCTATATTATTTTTAGAAATTATAGAAACATATCATGGCAATGAAGGATGTGTTGTAACTACTAACGATCATGCCATAGCTTATATTGATGGCGAGTTTTATGATGGCACAAGTAATCAAGTATATGATAGTTACGATGATATAGAGAGAATTTTTACTTACGATGAATTAGATGATGAAATTTTATATAGAAGGTACAATGTGCCAAAGGAGGGTGAAATATGAACAGACTTGAAAATGCTATAGTATTGGCATCTAATGCACATAAAGGACAAGTGGATTTGCAAGGTGAGCCATATATATTGCATCCATTATGGGTTATGATGCATCTGGATGATTATAATGATAAAATAGCTGGCGTGTTGCATGATGTAGTTGAAGACACTGATATTACATTAGATTATTTAAAAGAAAAATTAGGATTAAGTGAGTCGGTTATATTTGCGATTGATTGTTTGACTAAAAGAAAGGGTGAAAATTATGATGTTTATATCAAAAGGGTTATGTCTAGCGCTATAGCTGTGTGCGTTAAAATTCAGGATATAAGACATAATTTACTTCCTGATAGAATTAAAAATTCAAGTAATTTAAAGCAAAGAGACTTAGAGAGAATAAGAAAATATATATATACATTAAATATTTTAAAGGAGTGTTAAATGAGAGAATCAATTTGGGAACAATTTGTTAAGAAAAAGGAAAGGTGGATTGGTGGTAAAATGCAGGATTTTGAATATGGAGTCATAGATACCGAGATCACCGATATGACATTAAAGCCAAGTGGTCAAGATTCAATGTTTTTTTCTGTAGAAGGAAAGGATTTTAGCTGTGGCTTCAACGTTCGTTATGGAGGTATTTCTGGTAAACAGGATGAAAATAGTGATTCTATAACTTTTAACAGAATGTACTTGGGTGCATTTAGAATTCATGTAAAGGAGTAAAATATGAAAATTAAAGTAATACCAGAAGGAAGCGAGGGTGTGTATCTTATTGAAAAAGATGAAGCTATAAAATGTGTTGAGCAATATGAAGGTGAAATGATTCATAATTTTATAACTGGGTCAATTTTACTTGGAGCTGATTGGAATAAGGAAAGTGTTATAGAGAAGATAAATGAATCCGAAAGAGTAGGGTTTATGATAGGTGAGGCATGGGTTAATAATATGAGACATGCATTAGCAGTAATTGCTAAAAATAAACTTTATATATTTGATGTAGGTGAATTTACAGAAGATGATTTAGATATAGGAGTAAAATAAATGTAAATAAATTTGACTTTTATGTTTTATTATATTATATTGCATTATCAAAGGAGGAATATATGAGTAATTTTAAAAGTTTTAAACAACCAGTGAGTGATCAGTTTACTGTCATGGTAAAAGAAGATAGGTTATTTAAAACTGATGTGACAAAAGAAGATCTTTGGAATACTTATTTAGATAGTTTTCCTGAAGGAACAAATGAAGTTCATAAAGAACGAAGGGAATATGATTGTGTGGCTTGTAAGCAATTTATTAGAAGATGTGGAAATGTAGTATCTATTAAAAGAAATAAGCTTGTTTCTATTTGGGACGCAGAAGATTTAGAGTTTCCATTTAATATTGTGGCTGCTAAAATGTCAGAGCTTGTTAAATCAGCAGCTATTAGAGATGTATTTGTATCTAATGAATATCATCAAGGAATAGATGATAATAAGCAATTACTAGAAGATGGTACTGTAAAAACTTGGTCACACTTTTATTATAAACTTCCAAATAAGTTTGTGATAAGTGATTCCATAGGTAGTGTTCAGGGTAAGCACAGGGATGCTAAGAACGTATTTGAAAGAGCGATGAAGGAGTTGACTTTAGATGCTGCAGAAACAATACTTGATCTTATAAGTCAAGGATCGCTTTATAAAGGCGATGAATTTATGTATGTTATCCAAGAATTTGTTAAATTAAAAAATAAATATGATAAAGTACCTGTTAAAAACAGAGATAATTGGTGTTGGCTAAATTCAACAGGTCCTGTTTCTAGAATAAGAAATTCAGCTATTGGGACGTTATTAATAAATTTATCAGAAGATATGGATTTAAATACAGCTGTTAAAAAGTTTGAGGCAGTTGTTGCTCCGACTAACTATAAAAGACCTAAAGCTATTTTTACTAAAAAAATGGTTGAAGAAGCTGAAAAAACAATTAAAGATCTTGGTTATGAAAATTCTTTAAGTAGAAAACATGCTACATTAGAAGATATTACTATAAATAATGTTATATGGAAAAACGGTGTTGCTAAAAAGACCAACTCATCGGTATTTGATGATTTAAAAGATGAAGTAGTTATTAATCCTAGAAAACTTGATAAAGTTGAAGAGGTTAGTATTAAAGATTTCGTAGAGAAGATAGCTCCAGGCGCAAGTAATATTGAGTTGATGGTTGAGTCAAGACATCAGTCTAATTTAATGAGTTTAATAGCTCCTAAAGATAATAATGCTCCGAGTATGATGAAGTGGAGTAATAATTTTACTCATTCATATGTTGGTAATGTTACTGATTCTTTAAGAGAAAAAGTAAAGGCGGCTGGAGGAAGAGTGGATGGCGTGTTTAGGTTTACTCATTCATGGAATGAAATAGAACCCAATCAGTCTTTGATGGATTTACATGTGTTTATGCCTGGCAACTCTCATAGTAACCGTAAAACACACAATACTTATGGCGACGGAAGAAGAGTTGGGTGGAATAATAGAAAAGATTATGAATCTGGCGGAGTTCAAGATGTTGATTATGTTAACCAAGCACCTAAAGGCTACATTCCTGTAGAAAACATAACCTTTCCATCGCTAGCTAAGATGCCAGAAGGTAAATATATTTGTAAAATTCATAATTGGAATTATAGAGTAAGCGGAGGCAGAGGTAAGGCTGAGATAGAATTTAATGGCAATCTTTTTCAATATGAATACCCTAAAACCAATCATCATGAATGGATTACAATAGCAGAGGTTACTTTAAAAAATGGTGAATTCACTATTGAGCATGAATTAGATTCAACATCCTCATCAAGAGAGGTTTGGGGTGTAAATACTAATCAATTTACTAAGGTATCATCTTTGATGTTTAGTCCTAATTTCTGGGATGGTCAAAAAGGAATTGGTAACAAGCATTACTTTTTCTTTTTAGACGACTGTAAAAACGATGGACAGCCAAGGGGATTTTATAATGAGTTCCTTAAGGATGAATTAATACCTCATAAAAGAGTTTTTGAGGCTCTAGGTGGTAAAATGAGAGTAGAGCCATCTAATAATCAATTATCTGGATTAGGTTTTTCTTCAACTCAAAGAAACAATGTTATTGTTAAAGTTGAAGGTAGTTTTAAAAGAATAATAAAAATAAAAATATAAGGAGTTAAGTATGTTTGAAAAAGCAGCAAAAATGAAATTAAGATTTCCATCTTCAAGAGGAAATTTAACAGTAGAAGATTTGTGGGATTTCACACTTAAGGATTTAAATTCAATTGCCAAAGGATTGAATAAAAAAATTAAATCTATGGATGAAGAAGATTTTCTTGAAGATATCAGTAAAGAAGATGGTGTTATTAAATTAAAATTTGATATTGTGCTTCATGTTTTGAATACTAAAAAAGAAGAGAATAAAATTAAAAGAGATATTACTGTAAAAAAAGAAAAGAAAGAGAAAATACTTTCTATTATTGAAAAAAAACAAGATGCATCTTTAGAAAATATGTCTGAAGAAGAATTGAAAAAAGCATTAGAAGAACTTTAATTTATTAGCCCATTAATTTGGGCTTTTTATTTTATTAATAGGAGGATTATATGAGTAATATAGCAATTATACAATGTAGACTAGGTAGTACGAGATTTCCTGGCAAGATCATGCAAACAGTTTTCGGCCACATGACAGCATTGGAATTTATGGTAGAGCGATTGAGATTATCTAAGAAAATTGATAAAATTTTTATTGCAACAACTGATAATCCAGCTGACAAGGAGCTTGTTGAGCTTTGTATTCAAAATGGATGGCATTATTATATTGGTAGCGAGAATGATGTAATGCAAAGGGTATGTGGATTGATTGATGATTTTAATTTTTATAATGATACTATTATTGATTTGACGAGCGATTGCCAGTTAATTTGCCCAGAAATGATTGATAGTATGTTAGATGAATTTCATAGTTACGGATATAATTTTTATTCAAATACTCTAACAAGAAGCTTTTTTGATGGTGCTGATATACAAATATTTGATGCTGATATTTTATTATCAGTTAATAAAATTGTTGAAAATGAACAGCACAGAACGCATATCGGTTGGAATATTATTAATAACTTAGGTGAATTGCAGAATTTATTCAATCTCGGAATAATGGTTGGAAATAAATCTGCAGATGATTTTATGCCAGAAGTTAGATTAGTCTTAGATCATCCAGAAGATTTAATTGTTATTAAAAAAATAATTAATTACTTTAATAGAATTGATTTTACATATAATGATATTATAGATCTAATCAAGAGATGTCCGCATATCCTTGATGCTAATAGCTCTAAGATAAGTAAAATTCCAGGAGTAGATTAGGTTGTAAATTAAATGTAAATGACATATAAATAGACTTGACATAATTTACATATTGTGTTATTCTTAATTAAGATTGAAATTACCTGAGTGTAAATCTAGTAGTACATTCAGTTAAATTAGGATAGAGATAAGCTGAATGGCTAAGCTCTCATGGAAAAATAAGTGTTTCGAGTTGATTTACTTGTGCGCATATATACACTTAGAGGCATGAAAGGTTCAAATCCTTTCTCTCTATCCGTTTTATTTAATTATCGATTTACTAGGGGTTCTGTCGTAGGTTCGAATCCTGCATAGCGTAATGGAAAACTTTTAAATAATACTCATGATAAGTTATTTAGAAGCCTAATAAGCTATTACCTCAGTGGTAGAGGGTCCCCAGTAAATTTGTAAATAAAGTTTTAAATTAAGGAGCAATATGGAAATTTGGAAAGATATCGATGGTTATGAAGGCTATTATCAAGTATCAAGTTATGGCAGAACCAGATCTTTAGATAGGACTATAAGGAATAGATTATATAAAGGTGTTGTGAAAAAACACAGAAAGGATAAAAATGGATATTGTATAGTTAATTTATGGGGTAATTCAAAAAACAAGTCTTGTAAGGCCCATAGATTAGTTGCAATACATTTTATAACTAATATAGGTAATAAACCACAAGTTAATCATAAGGATGGTAATAAAGATAATAATCATGTAGATAATTTAGAATGGTGTGACTGTCATGAAAATATGATACACGCATTTAAAAATGGATTAAGTTCAAATAGAGGAGAGAAATCTTCACAATCAAGATTATCTAATGAGCAAGTTTTAGAGATCAGGAAAATGCATGATTCTGGAAAATGCTCCAAGAAAGAAATAGGGAAAAAGTTTGGTTATTCCGTAGGTGGAATAAATGGTATAGTTAGTAGAAGAACATGGAGTCATTTATGAAATATAATGCAATAATAATAGGATGTGGCTCTATAGGCACATCTAAAGACGTTGTATTTGACAGTAAAGACACTGTTCCAAAAACACATGCAAATGCAATTTGTAAAAATGAAAATATAAATTTAGTTGGAGTTATAGATATGGATTTTGAAAAAGCCATTGAAGCTGCAAAAAAATGGGATACTAAGCCCTATTTATACTTTACAGATATTAAGGAAAGCGTAGATATAATAGTTATTTCATCAGCAACTACTTCTCATTATTTATTATTAAGTGAAATTATAAAGATATTAGAGCCACTGATTATTGTTTGTGAAAAACCGTTTTGTGATAATTTAAGAAATGCTAGAGATATTTATAATCAATTTTATTCTAATTTAATACCGATTTCTATAAATTACACAAGAAGATATTCTAATGAAATTCAAGCCTTTAGAAATGATCTAAAGGAAGGTAAGTTTGGAAATATTTATAGTGCTGTATTTAATTATAACAGAGGTTTATTAAGGGACGCACCACACGCTATAGATATTTGCAATTGGTTTTTTGGAGAATTTAGAGACGGAAGAATTTTAGGGAACGACTCTGTATGGATTAATGATTTATCAAGTGAGGACCCAACAGTTCCAATCTGGATGTCTTATGAAAAATGTCCTAATATATTTATGGTTCCAGTTGATGGCAGGAAAGCTGCTTGTTTTGAAATGGAAATAATTACAGAACAAGGTAAAATAGTTCTAGATGATTGGTTTCAGGGATTTAAGTTCTACCCAGTAACACAAGAAGATACATATGGTAATTATGCTAGTTTATCTGGAACTGCAGATATTGATGGAAGTATAGAATTAACTAATTGCCTACCTAATATGTATGATAATGTTGTAAGTCATTTAGATAATAATGAAGAACTTAAATGTACTGCAGAAGATGCGGTTCAGGTTCATAAAGTAATAGAATATTTAAGGAATAAAAGGTGATAAAAGAATATATATCTAACGAAACAAAAAAAGAATTAGAAATATTAAGAAGACATCATGAGGAAATAAAAAATTATACACCTGAACAAGCAAGACAGGAATTAATTAATTCTGGTATATATCAATCAAATGGTAAATTAAAGTCTTGTTATAAATAATAAAAAATTAAGGAGAGAAAATGAAAAAATATCATAAAATACAAACAGTTTTTAAAAGAGATCCTGATGATATGAAAATATTAACAAGTGAATATTCATTACCAGAATTTGAGTATTTACAGGATAATAAATGGATTTTTACTGAGAAAATTGATGGTACAAATATAAGAATTCAATTTAAAGATAGCAAAATATTATTTAATGGAAAAACTGATAATGCTCAAATACCAATCGGATTACTAAATGAATTGAATAGTAAATTTTTATCTAAACATGAGAAATTTAAAGAATTATTTAATTGCGATGTTTGTTTGTATGGAGAGGGTTATGGACCTAAAATACAAAAAGGCGGAAAATATAAGGATGTAAATGATTTTGTATTATTTGACATTAGTATAGGTGACTGGTGGTTAAATAGAGTTGATATAGAAAAAATAGCATTAGAACTGGAAATTGAAGTTACTCCAATTATAGGGAGCGGAACATTGCGTGATATGATAATAATTACCAAAAAAGGTTTTAATTCTCAATGGGGTGACTTTATTGCTGAAGGCATTGTTGCTAGACCAGAAATTGAATTAAAATGCAGAAATGGAGAGCGGATTATTACTAAATTAAAATATAGAGATTTTACAAAATAAAGGAGAAAAAATATGTGTTGGTGTACCCCGAATATAAGAACGCCTAATTGTGGTAAAATAGGATGTTATCCTCCGAATACCATGAATTTTAAATTTGGTATCGATGATAAAGTTAAATTGATTACTCATGATTTAAATGGAGTAATTATGAGATTATGTAAAGAAAAAGAATGTTATGTTTATGATGTTGAATACATAAATAATAATGGTAAAATTGAAGAGATTAGATGTTTTGAATCTGATTTAGAATTATTAAAAGTAGGTGTTAATGGATAAACTTGCAATAAAAGGTGGAAATAAGGTTCGTACAACACTGTTTCCAAGTCAAAAAACAATAGGTACTGAGGAAGCAAAAGCAGTGCAAAGGGTTATGGAAAGCAAGGTTCTATCAGCTTTTCGTGGCAACTTTGGATCGAACTTTATGGGAGGCCATGAGGTAAAGGAACTCGAAAGAGAGTTTTCACGTAAATTCAATCCTAATTATAATGCATTAGCAGTTAATAGCTGTACATCGGCATTATATGTGGCATGTGGAGCTATAGGATTAAAGCCTGGTGATGAGGTTATAGTTACCGGATATTCAATGTCATGCAGTGCTACTATTTGTATGCATTATGGTGCTATACCTGTATTTGCAGATATAGATGATAGCTTTTGTTTAGATCCTGAAGATGTTAAAAGAAAAATAACTAAAAATACCAAAGCTATTATAGTTGTAGATCTATTTGGTAATATATATGATTATAAAGCTATAAATAAAATAGCATTGGATAATCACTTATATGTGATAGAGGATGCAGCTCAAGCTATAAATAGTAAAAGAGATGGTGTTTATGCTGGATTTGCTGGTCATATAGGATGTTTCAGTTTTACACAAGGCAAAACCTTAACTTGTGGTGAAGGCGGAATGATAGTAACTGATAGTGATGAGTTATTTATAAAGTGTGCATTAGGAAGAAATCATTTAGATGCTGTTATTAATGACATGCCAGTAGAAGGTCAAAATAAATTTAAAGACTTCAATTATCCTGGGATGAATTTAAGGATGTCAGAGATTCAGGCTGTTATTTTAAGGGAGCAATTAAAGAAACTTGATGATATTGTATTATTAAGAAAAAATAATGTTAAAAAATTATCAGATAAATTATGCTCTGTTCCTGGAATAAGTTTAGCAAAAAATAATTGTGATGTCAACTCTTATTATGTACTTCCATTTATTTATGATGAAGATTCAATTGGTATAGAAAGAGACGTGTTTTTGGAAGCTGTTAGAGCTGAGTTAACTGAAGAAGAAGGTAGACTTGATAAGGGTGTACAGATTAATAATGGGTATATAAGTTTTTTAGGATCCTTTCCAATTTTTAAAGGTAAGCATAGCATTGATGATTTTCCTGTTTTAAAAAGAATGCAAGAGAAAGAGTTATTTATCACACTGCTTCATAGTTTGCCTCTTGAAGATAGCGATATAGAAGATATATATTTAGCGTTTTTAAAAGTTTATAATGGGAGGTTTACATTGAATGACTAATACAAAGTTTATAGCCGAAATAGGTTCAAATGGAAATTCTGATATAGAGCGTATTAAAAAACTAATAGATAGCGCTTATGAGTTAGGTTTTTATGGAATAAAATTCCAGGCATTTAAGGCTGATACTTTATATAAAGATGGTAAAAATAAAGAAATTTTAAAAGATAGAGAGTTTGATTTAACATTACTGCCTTTAATTTCATCTTATTGTAAAAGGATTGGGTTGAAAATAGGTATAACTCCATTCTATTTAGAAGGCGTAGATCAAGTAGAGCCTTATATAGATTTCTATAAAATTTCAAGTTTTGATATTTTACGAAAAGATTTAATAATGGCTTGCTTAAGTAAGAAAAAGCCTGTTTATATATCATGTGGTTTAGCTGAAGATCAAAATATAAGTGATATAATAAAAATATGTAATGAATTAAGGATTGAGGAAGAAGTTTGTTTTCAGCATTGCGTTTCTAAGTATCCAACTAAAATTAAAGATTCCTGTGTTAGTAGAATATTTGAAATTGATGATTTAATATCAAAAGATTTATTTAGTGGAATGAAAATGATAGGAAGTGAGGTTAAATTCTCAGATGATAAGAATTTTAGTTCAGTATTTATGAATGTTGGATACAGTGATCATTCAGTTTCTCCTGAAGTAGTAGGACAAGCAATTAATAACGGTGCTGAAATAATAGAACTACATTTTGATTTAGACGATCGTAAAGGCGCTGAAACACAGTATAATCACGTGTGGACTGAAAGTGATTGTATAAACCTGTTTTGTTATCTAGATCAATTAGAGATGATTAATGATGGTGAATTTGAATTAACAAAAGATGATTTGGTTTTAAGAGCTGATCCAGTGACTGGAATGAGGGATTGATATGGATTGTGATAATATGGTAAAAGCGATTCTTACTTTAGGCGTGTTTGGATTAAGTATAACTGCAATGCTTTTAAGTAGTGTGATGGTTGGAATTTGGATAGCTATAATTGGATGTATGTTTATATGGTGATGAAAATGGGCGATGCATGTGATGTAAAGGCAGAAGACTTTATTAAAATAAGAGATGATATGAGAGGGATGATGAAAAGAAAAATCATGAAAGTGTATATAATATCAGATTTAATTTTCGAACAAATTATAGCTGTGTATAAAAGCGAAAAAAAATGTTTACAAGAATTAGATAAATTAAATAAAAGCAATACAGATGAATTTTGTTTAAGATATACGTATGAAGATTTTGAGGTGATTGAGTGAATAAATGTAAAGACTGTAAGTTTTGGCGTAATAAGCAAAGAGAATTGGAATATTCTGAAAAGTATGGATTTTGTTGTAATGAAATTCAAATGGAAGCTGAGTCTTATGAAGAAAAGTTTAAAATATTAGTTCATGACGCCTATACTCATGTAACTCATGATTTATTAGAGACGCAAGGCACATTAAAGAGTTATAAATGTGAGTTGGCGTTACACAAAGACTATGGGTGTATATTTTGGGAGAGTAAATGATATATGTATTATTAATTATTATCATATTTATACTTATAGAAAATAATATAAATATAAAGCGAACAGTAGAAAATCAGGGTACTATTATTAAAAATCAAGTAGAGATGAATAGTAATATAGATAAGGGGAATTAATGAAGTGTAGAGATAATAATACTGGAAAATGGTGCATCATGTTGGATCGCGATCCCCAATATGCATTTTGCTGTAGCTTAAATAGTGACATGGATGAATTAGATAATGGAGACGTAATTTCTATTAATTGCAAACTTGGCAAAGTGGTATTGAAAGATGGTAGTGAAATTTTACCTGGGGAAGATATGTTTGATCACGAGGAGATGGATGGAAATGAGTAGTGAATTTTATGAAGGTAAGGAGATTCTAATTACAGGCGGAACAGGGTTTCTTGGTAATAAATTAACAGAGATGTTGGTTGAAAATTATAATCCGAAAGGTTTGAGGATTTATGCAAGAAATGAAGAGAATCATCGGAAGATGAAATTAAAATTTAAAAAGCATAAGAATATTGAATTTTGTGTTGGCGATATCAGGGATTATCAAAGATTATGCAGAGCGTGTGAAGGCGTTGATATCATTATACATGCTTGTGCGATGAAACAGCTGCCTATAGCAGAAACAAACATTATGGAGGCTAAAAAAACTAACATAGATGGGACTGAAAATGTAATTAATGCTGCTATCGAAAAGAAAGTAGATACAGTAATTTATACTAATTCAGATAAGAGCGTATATGGTATAAATTTTTATGGAATTACGAAAGCTGCTGGTGAAAAAATGATGATGTATGCTAGCAATTATTCAGGATTTAGGACTAAATTAATCACCGTGCGTTATCCCAATATATATGGGAGTACGGGCAGTATCTTACCTATGTTTAAAGAGATGTATAGTAAAAATAAAACCATAGGATTGACCTCTCCTGAGATGACCAGGTTCTTTGTGGATGCCAATACGATTTGTGATTTTATTTTAACAAAAGCTGTTCATGGTAAATCTGGAACTATATTGATTCCAAAAGTAAAAAGTATGAATATAAAAGATTTAATAGATATTTTATATCCAGATGCTATTATTAAGGATATCGGACTGAGAAGAGGCGAGAAATTAGCTGAATGTTTAATTGGCTACGAAGAATCACATCATTGCGTTGAACACGATAATTATTATGTGATAGATGAAAGTACTTGGAATGAAACAAGATTTATGTTGGATAGTGATAATGTAAGAAGATTGACTAAAAAGGATATAGATGGATTTAGAATATAAAAAATGCTGCAAATGCAAGATAGAGTTTCTTGCAAGTTATGAATTTTTTCATAGTAATAAAAGTAAAAAAGATGGGTTTAGTACTGAATGTAAAAAATGTAAAGCATTGCAGGATAAAATTTACAGAGAAAATAATAAAGAAAAGTTAAAAATAAAATCAAAAATATATGGCGATAATAATAAAGATAAAATACATTTACGGCAAAAGGAGTTTTATTTAGAAAATAAAGACAAAATATTATTGGATAATAAAAAGCATTACCAAGAAAATAAAGATCAGGTTCAGACTAGAAATAAAATATGGCATAATAATAATATAGAAAAAGTAAGGGAGTATCAAAAACAGTATAAGCAAGATAACAAAGAAAGACGCAATAGAAACGAAAGAGAAAAATACAACAGCGATCCAAATAGAAAAATAGTTGTCAATCTAAGAAATAGAATTAATAAATTTGTTAAAGATAAAGAAAAATCAAAAACAACCATGGAATTATTAGGATGCTCTTTAGAAGAATTTAAAAAATATTTTAGTAATCAATTTATAATTGGAATGACATGGGATAAATTTATGAATGGTGAAATTCATATGGACCATATGGTTCCCTGCATATGGTTTGACTTAAAAGATCCTGAGCAACAAAAGCTTTGTTTTCATTATAGTAATATACAGCCTTTATGGGAAAAAGATAATTTAATTAAAAACGACAATTTATTTTGTTATACAGACAACTTCATAACAGAAGACAATCATAAAATAATAACTAAAAAGGAATTAAAGGAGATGTTAAAATGAGTGAAATGATTAATATAGGAGCTTCAAAGGAAGCGATTATAGAGGCTAGGGAAGCTATAATAGAAATATTAAATAGCAATAAAGATAATAAAACAATTCAAAAGGCTTTAAACGTATTTAGAGATATATGCGAAGTACATGATACTAATATAACAGGTTGTACTTTTACTGATTGTACAGAGGAAAGTTAAAATGAAAATGCCAATAACAATATATGAAAATAAAACTATAATGTTATGTCCATTATCTATGGATTTAATTGAGTCGGTAGATAGCGACTACTACCAATGGTTTATGGACGAAAAAGCTACACGCTTCAATTCCCATGGTCTTTGGCAAATGTCAGATCAAGACTTTGAGGATTATTTTAAAGCGATTGATAATAGAGAAGCACTGGTGTGGGCCATCATAAATAAATCAAACAATAAGCATATTGGAAATGTTTCGTTGCAGTCATTTAACTATGTAAATAGATCATGTGAGATGGCAATACTGATAGGTGAAACTGGCTATCATGGCAAAGGAATAGCAACACAAGCTATTGAGTTTTTATATGATCATGCCTTTAGGAAAATGAACCTACATCGTATTTGGAGCGGCACAGCGGCAACAAATATTGGGATGCTCAATGTATTTAAAAAGCTTGGTATGAAAAAAGAAGCTGAATTTAGAGATGCAACTTATCTCGATGGCGAATACATAGATATACATGGGTATGGAATTTTAAAAAGTGAATGGATAGAGAAAATAAATGAGTGATACAAAAAAGGGTGGACTTGGAATAGGCACTGTGGTATTAATAATATTTATAATATTAAAATTAGCTGGTGTTTTGGCCTGGTTTTGGTGGATAGTTTTTATTCCTTTATGGATTGAATTGGGAACATTGATTATATTAATAATAATTACATTTATAATATATGTAATAAGGAGATAAATAAATGAGCGACTTTTCAATATGCAGATGTGAAGGTAAAAATGAAATAAACAACATAACAGATCAAATTTTAGATTGGACAGAAATGATTATCAAGGATATGCCTAAGAATTTAAAGTCTGAAAATCTATATCAACAATGTTGTAAATTTAGAAAACAAGTTAAGGAATTACAGAATAAATGTTAAAATATAATGAAAAAGATTATGATAGAACAAATATAATCTTAAATAAAATAAGAAAAATAAGAGAAGAGAATAATACTTACTGGCTTCAAATATATGATGAAGCTGATATAATGAGTAAATTTGAAATAGCAGAAATTAAAGAAAAAAGGGCTAAAAATAATGAAAAACTTATGAATTGTTTAAAAGTAATATTTCACAACGACATAAAAGATGGAATTGAATTATTCAAAAAGATCGTAGATAACGATGATAAAATACACAAACTATGTGAGAGGTTAGTTGAATGATTTTTCTACTTATACCAATCTTTATCATAGCTTATATCGCTGGTCGTATTGATGGTAGGACCAGATGTGAGATTGATAGAGGCTATATAGAACGATGTAAGGATGCATTGGGTGAGATATTAAATGAAGAGAACGAAAAAAATGATTGATGAGTATATGGAAGAAATTTTACGATCCATAGATGAATTTCATAAAAGAATTCCAGCTATGATCAAAAATTCTAAGCCAGCTAGATATAAATCAGAGGAGAAAAATGGAAATACTAGAGAAAAATCTGGAAGTAATAAAGACAAAAATTCCTAAGTTATATGAAAATATTCAAGAGTGTGAAAAGCCAAAATGGTTTGAGTTAATTTATTCTAAAAATAAAATGGCAAATTTTTTAATCAAGAATGGTGGAAATGTAATTCCTGCTTATGATATTAAAAATCCATTAAAAGTTATTAAAGTTAAAAAAGATGGTTTAACTAAATCAAATTTAACTGTTGTGGTTGGAATTGGATTAGGTTATCATTTAAGTGAACTTGTTAAGAAGAAAGATCCAGGGCATAATATATTAATTATAGAGCCTAATACATATTTAGTTAAAAAAGCATTAGAGCTACATAATTTTTCTAAATATCTAGAGAATGATACGGTAACTATTATAGATACTGATGACGAAAGAATAATTGCTGGTATGTTTTCTCTTTATGATCAAACACAAGTAGTACAAAGATGGTTCCTATCTTCTGAGTATTATACTATATTTAGGACCGATGACTATGGTGAAATTAACCTATATGTAATGAGACTAATTAACCAAATGCAGTGTAATATAGGTACTATGGAAGGCGCAGGGTATAAGATAGCGCTTAATGATATAGCTAACTTACCTTATATCATAAGACATAAAGGTGTTAATGAGTTAGAGGGTATATATAGGGATAAACCATGTGTTATCGTGAGTACAGGCCCTAGCCTACAAAAGAACATACATTTATTAAAAGAACATAGAGGTAATATTGTTATTATTGCAGTTGCACAGGCATTACGTGTATTACAGGCATATGACATTGAACCTGATTTTATAGGCACAGTTGATTTTGGAGTGGTAAATGAAGAGCATTTTAGAGGTTTATGGGACTCGGACGTAACTTTAGTTGCACTTAATAGAAGTTATGATGGTATTTTAAAGAGATGGCAAGGTAATAAGATTGTGTCAATATCAAAAGCTAATGTTCCTGAAAGCACAAGTGTTGGTTTTCTTCAAAAAAAAGGTAGTTTAGAGCAGGGCGGAAGTGTTAGTCACTTTTGTTATGGTCTTGCACTTAAGATGGAGTGTGATCCGATCATGTTTATTGGTCAAGATCTTGCATATGAAGGTGATAAATCTCATATACCACTCGTTGATGCAGGTGGCGACATTAAAATTGATGAAAATGGTGGGTTAACATGGAAGATTAAAGATCCACGTAGCACTTTAAAGAAGGATAAGAAGTCAAAAGGTAGTTATAGTATGGGTGGTGCAGTACCTGTTGATGGTTACTATGGCGAACCTGTACTAACCAACGTTGGTTTAGCTAGTTTTATTACTTCTTATGAGGGGTTATTCAGTGTATATAATGATAAAACATATGTTAATTGCACAGAGGGTGGTGCTAAATTAAAGGGCACTATACAGATGCCTTTAGAGAATGCGCTTAAAAAGTACTGTAAGAAGAAGATAAACAAGTCTATTATAGAAAGATACCTGGGGTTAGAACAGGGATGGAAGAAAAACATAAAGACTATCATTCCTATATTAGAAGAAGAAATAGAAGGTTTAAAGAAAATTAAAAAGTTTTCTAAAAAAGCCCTTGAGACTTGTGATAAAATTCAAGAGTTAAATCAAAAGAAAAGACGACCTCTTACTGAGTTAAAAGAGCTGTTAGATAAAAATGAGGAGTTTTCTAATATCGCTCATACTGAAGCAATAAATAGCCCTTTAATTGGATTATATATCTATAAGTATAGTAGAAAGTTATATGCAGAAGAATATAATGTTAAATCTTCAGAAGGCGATGCTTTAGTTAAAAAGAGAATTGATCTTAAAAAGAGGATCAAAAGAAATTCTATGATTCTTAAAGGTGCTGTTGAAGGCGCTGAAGAGCTAAGTAAGATATATAAAGAGTCATTAGGTATTTTAAAAGAATACATGAAAACAAATGATGATAGCTTATTAATAGATAGATCTCCCATAAAAGCTAATCTCAAAGATGTTGAGAAATACTTTAAAGCCGGTAATTGGGGTCATCCTTATGTTGATGCCAAAAGGGTTTTAGCAAACTTACCTGATTATACTGATGGTGAGATAAAATTAGCTAAAGATATTTATATGAGATCTACACAATTGAGGCAGGAGTCAATTGAGAAGGCTAATAATAGAGAAGATAAGACAGATCTTATAAAGTTTAATGACTATATGGAAGCAGCAAAAAAACTTGGAAAACCTAAAAAAGATAAAATAGATAAAAGGAATTTTACTGGAGCTTTAGAACAATTAGAAAAAGCTCATAAACTATTTCCTGATAACGAACAGGCTTTATGGGGACTTGCCACTACATATCATCACGTAGGCAAAATAAGTAAGTCAGTTAAATATTATAAAAAACTTATAGATACATGTCCTGGAAACCAAAGATATAAATTTGAGTATGGATTAGCTTTATTGCTTCAGGATACATATGCAGGAATGGAACAGTTAAAAGAAGTTATGGCTGAAACTGATCAATTTGATAGTTTTTTATTGAATATGGCTAAAATGTATTTTAGTAAAGAGTTGTATAGAGAATGCTTGATAGCATTGAAAGAATATTTAAAGAAATTTCCTGTATCAATTGATGGACTTTTATTACTTGAGGATTGTTTTGCACAAATGGACATGGGTAATGATGCTGAGATGACAAGGCAAAAAAGAGTTAAGCTACAAGGTAATGTTTAAATGTTTTTTGTAAGCAAAATGTAAATAGACTTTACTTTATATTTAAAATATGTTATTATAAATTATAATCATAATTACAATACGTAATTAAATACTCCTTTGAAAGGACCAGCTTAATAAGCTGATCCTTTTTTATTGTAACTTAAGTGTAAAAGTTGTTTACTTTGAGATTTAGTTGTGGTATAAATAGGAAATAAGGAGATATATTATGAGAAAGTTTAATATTGATGATAAAGTAGAAGTAATAAATAGTGGTTGTATTTGCCCTTATTGTACTGAAATCTTCAATCATACTGGATTGAATGAAGTAAGACATGATCATGGGAATGTATTATTTTTAGGCGCTGTATGTGATGTTGTATATTATAGTATTGCTTATGGTGATAATAGATATATTATATTACACAATAATCTTTACTATGTCATAACACAAGAAGGTTTAAAATTAAAGGAGGATATAATGAATAGCACAAAAGCTTATTTAAAGATGTTTAAAGAATGTGGCTTAGGCTTAGGAGATAAAGTTAGGATAGCACGAGGGTTTAAGGACGGTGAGTATGGATGTGAACTTACTGAGTTTAGTTCAATAAATGATTACATTGGTGATGTAGTTGTTATTACAACAGTGGAAAATGGAAGTTTTAAAGTTGATGATAATTGGTCTTGGCCATTTTATTGTCTTGAGCTTGTAGAGAAAAAAGAAAATATTCCACAATCTGACATAAACCAATTCATCGATACATTAAATTTTGATTGTGATGAGCAGCGTGAAGTAGTTAAAAAAATTGCTAATAAAATAATTGAGATATGTTTACGACACGATTAGTTATATTGAGCCAGTTAATTCTGGCTTTTTATTTATCATGATTTTTATTTTAAGAATATAATACTTTTACTTTTTCAAATTTTTTATTTAGGATTAATTTCATCAAATATTTTTGACAGTTTAGAACATTTCAAAAACTCAATTTATTTTTTTCAACTTTATAAACTAATTTCCTATAATACCTACATAATACCTTAGATTTGTCCAACAAATTAAGCTAATAACCCAACAATTCCTCGTAATTTCAAATTATTATTTTTCATTATATTGAAAATTCATGCAATTTAGCTGTGAGTTTTAGTAGAATTTCCACACTTATTTCATTTTAATGAAAATTTCATGTGATTTAATTGATAGGTAATAATATTTCCTTGGAATTTTAACAACTTTTTAGTCGAAGTTTCAAGTCAAAACTTTCGTCGGACTTTGAAGAGTTCACGCAAGGGATATATTAATGTTTTCGGATTTTCAAAATTCTCATCGGAATTTGTCGAGATTTTTGGACTTTGTGATAAGTAATGAATTTTATAGATCTGTTCGCTGTTCTCGAATTGCGAATTTTTAGTTAATAATATAAATTATGGTAACTCCTAAAAAGCAGCCTATAAATAAACCAATTACAAAAGCTATCATTAATTCCATATCTGCCTCCTTAATATAAGTTAATTTATAATATCATATATTATCAACATTAGATCAGAATTAGATCCAGATTTACAATAAACAGTGCTTGTTAAGTTTTTCGTAAATTAAGTGTAAAATAATTTGACTTTTGAATCAAATCAATTATAATTCGATTAAATCAAAAGCAACATTGGATTGCTTAATAAAAACATAGGAGTGTTAAATGACTAAATTAGAAGATAAATTTATGGAGTATCTTAAGTATGGTAAAATAAAAAGTGCAGCCGATAAAAAACAAAAAGCTGTAAAGGTTGAAATTAAAAAGCTTTTTAAGGAAAGTAAAGGTATTAGTGTAGTAGATAAAGTCAAAAATGCAATTGATAGAACTTTAAAAATTGATAACAAAAATTATTCTCTTATTATCTCACCAACAGAAAGTAAGAAAGCTGATTATGTTTTACTTAAAAAATACTTAACAGATTATCAATTTAAAAAATCAGTTAAAAAAACTGAAAGTGAAACATTTAATATCACTGAACTTAAAGAGAAAAAAGCAAAGAAATAATTAAAAGGAGTTTTATATGTTTGAAGTAATAGAATGTAATGATATTTTTGAGTTAATAAATAAAGAACATAATTTAAAATATTATATGCGTAAAGAGCAGGTGAAAGAACTTTATGAAGTTTTAAAACCGATATTTGAAGATAATAATGAAATATCTATTAAATGGAATATTATAGATGTTATAGATAAAGCAAAGGATCACAATATCGTTATAAATAAGGAGCAAGCAAAAAACATTCTTAGTAATATAAAAAGTTTACATGATTGCAGTTATGGTATAATCTGGGAAACTATAGATTGTTCTATTGATAATTATGTAAATGATAATCCAGGTGAATTTTGCACTGAATATTGTCCTGTTTGCGATATTGATGTCACATTGCAAAATGAAAGGAAAATTCAAGTATGCCCTTCATGTAATAAATTAATTTTACCATGTAGTATATGTAGTATGGATAAAAATAAATGTTTAAAGTGTGATCTTGAAAATGGAGGTATTAATGATAATAAGAGTTAATGAAAGGTTAGCAAAGAAAGCCAACTTATTAAAAAGCATTTTAAGATTAAAGACCAAAACAGAAATATATAATTTAGTTTTTAAAGCTGGTTTAGAGCATTATTTTGAATACAATAAAGGAGAATAATATGAATAAATGTTTTGTTATAACTAATAAAGCCTGGTATGCTAAAAGCTTAACTTTAGATGATCCAGAAATATTAATTGGTGATTATACTGATGATGGTGGTTGTACAATGGAATTTAATATTACATGGCGTGATTTAAGAGATAATGAATTAACACCAAGACTAATGATGTTTAATGATTCATGGAAAGCGTTTGAATATTATCCTGAATTATTTAAATTATTACCAGAATTAGATAGTAAAAAAGTATCACAGGATGATTTTATTAATGAACTTTTAAAATTAGGCTTTGAGGATCATACTCAATACGAAGATCCAGAAAAACAAAAAGCTATTGAGTACAAGATTGCTAAATTAGAAAAAGAACTTAAAGAATTAAAAAAGGAGCTTTAAATGTGTTATTTAAAAACTGATAAATTAAGGCAAGAAATAAGGGAACATATAAATTCAATTGATTGCGAAGATTATATTAGAGCTTTTCAAAAAGAAACTCATGGTATGAAATATACTATCGAAGGATTACAATGCACATGTGGAATTGAAATAGGATTTGAAGATCATGAAAAATTATTTTGCCCAGATTGTAAGGAAGAATTAGAAGATCATAATTATGATCTTGATAATGAAAATGATGAATTAAGAAGAGAACTTGAATCACAAAATGAATTTATAACTTTAATGAAAAGACTAGTTTATAAAGATGAAAAAACCAAGGAAGTTAAAATTGATGAGAGGGGATTTTTTTCTATATTGTCAGATAAAGATAAAGAGGTTATTTTCGATACATTAGATTGATCTTGTAAATTAAATGTAAAATATCTTTACTTTTGAATCAAAAATGTTAAAGTGATTTAACTTATTAAAAGGAGTGTATTATGAATAAAGACATGGACATAAGTAACATAACTTCAAATGAATTTACAGAGTGGTTGTTTTTCGAAGCTTTAGAAACAGCTAAACTATTTGATAAAGGCAGTGAATATTTAAAGCAGCTAACAGATAGAAATGGTAAGTTTGATATAACTTTTAAAATCAATAATCATGAACTTGACTTTACAGACTGTATGAAAAAGTTTTATACACAATACGACAGTCATGTAACCTCAGTAGCTAAAGAGCTTATAACTGATAGTATTGATGATGTTGAGTTTCAAATTGAAAATGATTTAAGAGAAATAGCTGAACGATTAAAAGAAAAAAAAGAAGATCTAATAAAAGAATTAGGGTGGTAAAAATGAAAAATTGGATAGTTGATAATTGTTTAATTGTAATGATAATTATAATTTCATTATTATTTATTACAGGTGGCTTATTTTCTTTATCAGACTTTGATATTAATTATGTTGAATCTCAAAAGAAATATGATGATTTATTTAAAAAATATGGTGCTGAATTTGGGAATGACTGGATTGACTTAAAGATTCAGTCATATATTGAGTCAACACTTAATCCAAAAGCTCTATCATGGGTAGGCGCAAAGGGTTTAATGCAAATAATGCCAGATACATTAAAGGATATAAGAAAGCAAATTCCTGTTGATGATCTCAATAATCCAGGCGATAACATCAAAGCAGGTTCTTATTATATGCAATGGATCAGGAAATACATTAAACAACGATATGGATCAACTGATATAATATTAAGTTTAATAGCTTATAATCACGGTATAGGTAATCTTAATCATATAATTAGGAGATCAAATTCACTTGAAATTATAAAGATTAAAATGTATCTTCCTGATGAAACTAAAGGATATATAACAAAGTTTATATTTATTAAAAAACAAATAATTGAACGTTATAAAAAGCAAATTGAATTAAAAAATGAATTTCTTATTAAGAGTTATATTTCAAGAGTTTATAAGCTTTTTATATTAACAGATCATATTGAAAAAATTATAGTTTATAGGAGGGATTAATGTTTAATTTAATATTTTTTACAAGTTTAATTATTTCTTGTTATTATACTGGTGTACTTACTGTATTATTATGTCAAGTAGATAATGAGTATTATAAAACTAAAAAAGTTTTTTATAAGTGGTTAAATGTTTTTTGGGGAATACCTAAAATAATGAAATTACTTATAAATCACATTAAAGAACAATTTAAGGAGTTAAAATGACAGCAGGGAAAAGGATAGTTGAATTTATTGAGAAAATTTGGAAAACTGTATATAATGAAAATATATCATTTGTAAATTTTTTAGATAGTACGGAAAAGTTATCAAAAGATGATATTCTCTATATTATGGATCGCCATAATAATCAAAGAGTATCATGTGATAATGAAATAAAAAATAAAATTATTGGAGGTTAGTATGAATGATGAAAATTTTGGAGTATTTTGTTTGATTTTTATTGTTATAGGGTTTATGAGTTTAGTGGGGTTTATAGGTTCTATTTGTCAAAAGTATAAAATAGATGATCTAGAAAAAGAAGTTAAGGGAATTGAATTATTTAAACAGCAATGTAATGATAATTATAGTTATATAGAAAAATTAAAAGATGCGAGGATTAACAAAAAAGAACCCGAAAATTCATATCAAGATATTAAGGAAATTAATGTTTATAGAACTACAAATGAAAAGTTAAAAATTAAAATAGTTAATTTGGAAAATGATATTAAAAATAGAGAATATCATAATAATTTACTTATAGAGGAAATAAAAGATTATAAATTAAGAGATCGGGTAGATAAATATAATAACAGATATAAAGAAAAGCAAGAGCAACAATTTACAATAACGATAAAGGAAAATTAATGATAATATTTTTAATGGAAGTTGCAGAGATAGTATTTAAGTATAATATGAGAATAGAAAAAAGATATTCAATTATACTTGACATATATCCAAATTATGTTATATTACGAATATCAGATAATGATAGAGATATGGAACATGAAGAAAAGTTAATATTCCATGATTCTATTTCTTTTTCTGATAACATAGCAAAAAACATACAAGTGTTAGCTAAAATGCTTAAAGCACTTGAAATACTGGAGGTTTAATTATGGGTTTATTTATATGGTTATTATTAGGGTTTATTAGTGCTGTTTTTGTTTATTGGCTGGAATATCATTCTAATGGTAGTGTGGAAATTAAGATTCTTGATGTTATTATGATAATAGGTATAACTCTTATGGGAGGCATGGTATTTATTTTTATAATAATAATGCTTATTGTAGTAAGTTTATGTTGTGGGATATATAAAGCTTGGTTATATTTAAATGATAAGTATAATTTTACCTTGCCCGATAAGTTGATTAATTTTTTCAAAGTAGTTTTTAAAGAAAGAACTTTATTTAAATATCCAAATGATTAAACACTGGATAAGTAATTTTAAGCCTGTCATATGGGAAGATCCAGACAGGCTTTATAAACCAAAATATGTAAGGGAGGTGAAAATGAGTAAATTAGTAAATATTATATGCGTAAATAATAACTGTAATCATAATAAAGATGAAAAATGTACTAATGACAGCATAGAGTTATATGATAACAATGATGGCTTCATGGAATGCCTTACTGATACAACTGTAAAAGAATGTATAAAGTGTGGTACGTTTAAAAGAATTGAAAGTATGACTGAACTTGAAAAAGGTTATTATTGCAATGATTGCTTTGAATCTTATGATGATGAAAAAGCTTTTGATGATAGAGAGCAAAGAGCTGATTATGATATATTTTAAAGAGGAATTTCATAATATGTTTTTTAAGAATTGGGAAATATCAAATTTTACGATTTTTACACAGCGATTCTCTTAATTTTTCTTATGTATATTTCATATAAAAGGAGTATAATATGTCAAGTATTTTCACAAATAAATTAAACGCTTTAAATGAACAGTTGTCAAAAGATGAACAATTAAAGAAGGCTTTTGAATATTGCCTTGAAAATGACTATAATAAATACAAAAATGGTCGAGATATAATATTCAAGGTAATAAAATCAGCTAATTGTGTACTGGAGTATGATATAAAAATTAAACATATCAAAGAAAAGATCCAGATAATCAATGATATATATAATAGTATATAAGCTATTAATAAGCTCGGATTTTTTAATTTCGCCAGCCCAGCAGTCGGAGTTGGAGAAATTCTTCTCATAGTTTGAAAATATATGATTTAATGCGATCTTAATTAAACTAAGTTAACACATAGTTAGCAATTAAAAATGATAGTTGTAATGAATAAGTATTAAAGTTTAATGTTATTCTATCAAATATATTAATTTTGATTGTAGGTGTCATTTTATGCGAATGAGAGTGTATTATAAAAACAAGGAATTTAATTGAAAAATATATAAATATATAAAATAAATATTTAAGCTTATAACCATTGATAATATTGGCTATAAGCTTTTTTATGTATAAATATGAAAAAATATGTAAAAAATAGTAAAATAATACTTGACTTATACCGATAAAGTAATATAATAACAGTAGATTAAATATAAAGAGGTAAATTATGGAAATTAAGAACAATGACTTATTTAACAGTGCAGGTTTAAAGCTTGCTTTTGTACATGATAATAAAATATATATAGTAAGTAGATACTTTACGAAGGGTCGAAAAATGTATATTAATTATTATGGCATTGAAAAATTATTATTTATTATACTTGATAGTATAGAAGATCTTGCAATAAAAGAAGATGAACTTAAAAATAATGGTAGTTTTAAAAATCATTATAATAATGTAAAGTTTGCAGCCTTAACGGCTTTTAACTTGGGAATAAGTAAAAAACATATTATTAGTAAATTCCTAAATAAAAATCTACAAAGTAAATATTTAAAAGCTATTAATGAAGCAGAGGAAATTTATAATGAAGGTGGTAAGAAATGACATTTAAAGAAATTAAAACAAAATTTATCTATATTAATGATCAGGTAATTTTAAACAATGATCATTGTGTTATTACAACGGAATTTAGTTTTTTTATTGATGAATATAATAGAAGTGGAGAAATAACAGATCACCAGGCTTATAATATTGCATTTTCAAGTAATGATATTAAAAAAGCAAAAAAAGATCTAATAAGTAAAATAGACTTCGAAAAGTCTGATATATATTATAAATAAGGGGAATTATATGAAATTACCAAAATTTTTTAATTACTGTCAAGGATCAAGTGCTAATTATGGAATTAATTCTTTATGTTTTGAAGATGGGCAAGGGAATTTATTTTATTATTCTTATGAAACTCTAATTGCTTTTGAAAGTAAAGGTGAATTAAGGATTATAAAAAATTATTGGAATATTACAACGGGAAAACATTTAAATTCTATTGATAGAGATCATTCTATCAGATTGAATGAAGATGAATTTAAAAATGAATATAATAAAACTTTTAAAGAGGTAGTTTAAATGAAAAAAACAAGTCAAAAGAATTATGAAAATATGAAAGATGAATTTAGAAAAAAGGCAATGATTAAACAGAGAATAAAGCAACGAAGAAAGGAAAGAAAAGTTAAAAGCCTTATAACTTGTTAATAGTTATTAAGAGTTATTGATTTTATTTTAATGACTGGTTTAATTATCAGTCATTTTAATAAAGTTCGTAAGAGCTTAAAATTAAAAAGAGGTATAAAATGGAAATGATTAAATTAAAAACTTTGGAAGGTGAATTAATAGATCTTCCAATTGATCAAGGTGACAATAATTTTATTGATCTTAAAAAAGAATATACTATTGATAATTGTAGTGAGGAATTAAGACAATTGATATTAGAGAATTATCATGATATAAATACAAATCATGACTGGTTTGATTTTATATATGAAGATTTTAAGAATATATGTGATATTATAGGAATTAAAGTTAAAAATATTTATTTTTCTGGATTTTCAAGTCAAGGAGACGGAGCTTGTTTTACTGGTTATTATGATTATAAACAAGGTAGTTATAAAAATATAAAAGAATTTGCGCCACATGATGAAGAACTTCATGAAATAGTTTTAAATTTGAGTAAAATTCAAAAATTAAACTTCTATAAATTGGAATCAGAAATTACTCATAACGATCATTATTACCATTACAATTCTATTGGTATTGAAATTTATAATAATCATTCTAGTCAATATGAAGGAATTCAAGAACTTGAAATCGAAATAAGGAATTTGTGTAAATGGTTATATAAACAACTTGAAGAAAATTATGATTGTCTGGTAAGTACTGAAGCAATAATTGAAACTTTACAAGCAAACGAATATAAATTTAATGGCAGAGGTGAAATAATTTGATAATAGATAACAGAGGAATTAAAGCAATTAAAACTGAAGGGATCGGGCTTTCAATTGGTATAATTGATATAATAGATGATCATATTAAGACTTGTAATATATTAAATGATAAAGTCGATCAAGTGAGAGTAAATAAAATATATTATACCAATGGGAAAAAAGAAAATAAACCATATTTCTTTAAAAATGGATCTCGACAATATATTGAGGAATTCCAAAGAATTTAAAAAAATAGTAAAATTTATATTGACATGATATAATTATAATGATAATATAAATTAACTTAATTAAAGAGGTGATATCATGAATGTTTTAAAAATCATAGATGATAATAATTTATCAATTAGAAAAATACCTAATTTTACTGTTAATATGTGGAGTCATTACAAGGACAAGCCTATTAAAGAAGGTAGAGAGCTTATAAGTAAAAATATAGATTTTTCAAATATGAATTCTAAACAAATTGAAAGATTAAAAGAAATATTTCCAGATAGTAAAAGATATTATGAGAAAGAAATAATATATCCTAAACACGGTGGATTTTATATGTGTCAAGTAGTAGATAATACAAGTTCTGTAGTTAGATGGTCTTTTAAATCAGATAATTTAGCTCCTACACTAAAAGAAAGTATACAGAAATTTTTAGACTCAAATAAAAAAAAAGTAGGTGAAAAATGAAAAATATTAAATTATTTTTTGCATTTTTATTTTATAAAAAAATGATATTATTTTTAATGAATGGAAATTTATTTCATGAATTTACTAGCTGTAGAATATTTATAATAAAGTTTTTTAGAAATGAAATATTTAATAGAAAAATAGGGTTAAAAGAGTGTAAAGAGTATCTTGATTATTTTGTATATAAAAACTATGATTTAATTAAAAGAAGTGATAAATATTTACATGCAAATTATAAAGGGGATCAAGAATGAAATTGATACAAGTAAATATTATAGAGTTGTCAAATAGCTATAGGTATAAATACGAAACTATATCTATTCCTATAACTGTAAAAGAGAAAAGAGCTGGCAAATTATTTGAAAGTATAATAAATTTAGGTAAGGAAAAGATATTATATTTTGAAAGTATGGAAAAAATGAAAGCAGCAGTAAAAAATAATATTGGCAAGAATTTAAACTTATTAAATACTGATATTATTAAAAGGCTTGTAAGGATCTGATATGGAATTAAAAATAATATTTATTGTAAAAGGGATTAATTTATTGATCTTATTAGGTGTAATTTTAATTTGTAAGGTGGTTTAATATGATTGTAACTAAATTAATAAAAACTGTTAAAATCTATCAAACATTTGAATTTTTGACTTGCGATTGCTGTAAAAAAGAATTTAACAAAGATAAATTAATTCATATTCCATCATTTAGAATACCAGTTAAAAGGCAAGATCAAAGAATAGGCAATTATTTATATTGTTCTTCTTGTGAGAGAATTATATTAAATGAGAAAATAAAAGAATTTAAAGGTGGTTTAAATATGGAATATATTTTAATGTGGAAAGGTGAGGAAATTGATCGAACTGATGATCATGAAAACGCATTATATTTACAGACTGAATATAATATGGCTTATAATGGCGGTGTTACAATAAAGGAGGTTAAAAAATGATTTTTGGAACTGATATTGATTTGGATACTTGTATAAATGAAGGTTATTTGATAGTTGATTTTGATATGAGAAAAAAATTAAATAATGATACCTGGATAGATTTTTATATGTATTATCCTGAATATGTTTTAAAGGATAATCCTGGACTTGATAAAAAAAAGACTTATAATTTATCATTGAATGATTTAATTGAAGCATATCGGGAAAATAAAGAAAGTATTGATTCTTTTATTGGGGATAATCATAATTATTGTAAAAAATATTGTGAAGGTAAAAATAAATTAAATAATTTACAAGTTATTTTATTTTTTGCAAGTGATTTAATTTTATATGGTTTATTTGATTAAAATTTAAAGGTGGTGAATTATGATCTATGTTACAATGAATGATAAATTTATGTCAGGTTGGGGACCTGCAAAGGGAAAAATAAATAAATTAGTTTTTGAATGTGAAAATATGAAAGAAGCGATCACCGTAGAAGATAATGCAATATCAAGAAATGATATGAATTATATTAATATTAGAATGAGTAAGCCTTATTATGATTCTATTAAATTTTATGTGCAATTTAAAGATAAAAATGTTTATCCTAATTGGTATAGGCAAAATTCATTTTAATAAAAAGGTGGTGAATTATGATAATAATACATTATAAAGATAAACAGGATAATTTTAAAATATTTAAAGATCCTGTATTAAATTATTGGGAATTTTTAAAAGTAATTGATAATAATATTAAATATGTTATCAGTTTAATAAATAAAAAGAATTCAGTTAATTTAAATGATTTAAAAAAGGTGGTTTAATTTGGTAGATTTTTTTATTATTATGTGTATAGTTTTGTTACTGTTAATTACTGGATTAAGTAAAATTTTTAGAGGTGGCTAATGTATACTATTATATTTTTTATTTTAAGTTTAATTATTATATGGATATTGAGCAAATATAAAGGAGTCAATTAAATGAATGAATTTTTAAAAGAATATTTTACAGAAGTAAACATTGAAGATGTTATAAACCAGGATAGTAATTGTTATGTATTTAATGATAATGAATTTGAAAATGGAGTCTATACTAATGTATTAGATAGATTCGCTAAATATTTCGATTTTATATATGATATAAAAAATGATCAATTACATATGAATAAGAATTTAATTTAATCGGTTTTATATTCAGGATTATTAATTTAATTCTGTTTATTAAGCTTATTAATAAATAGTAATAAATAGTAAAAAAGACTTGCAATATAATTTTATTTTGATATAATAATAAAGAGGTGGCAAAAATGTATATTAAATCAATATTTTATTTAAATGAATTTGGCAATTTATCAATTCAAATTAACGGTAAAAAGATAAAAATGTTTAATGATAATATATTTTATATTAAAAAATTAAACTTATTAAAAGACTATTTAATTATATCAGATAAAGAATTTAAAAGCAAATCAATTGATAAATTAAGACTTTTTCAATATAAAGAGGATAAATTATATTATTATATATCAGAGAAAACAGATCAATTAATTTCATTATGTAAAGAAGAATTTGATAAATTATTTAAAAAGGTTCCTGATAATATTTATATATATCAATATTATGAAATAACTTATAATAATAAAGAGGTAATTTGATGGCTGGAGCAATTATATTTATTTTAATTAGTTTTTTAGTAGTGTTTATAATTGGGAATTCGAGATTAAATAATGATAATGAGATCTTGAAAGATCGTATAGTTGATTTAAATATTAATAATAAAGGCTGCAAGCTTTTAAACGATGTTTTACATGATGAAATTAAAGTTTTAAAAATTCAATTAGAATTAAAAGAGGTGAAAAAATGAAGCATGAAATTAAAATAAAATATGGTGCAATGAATAATGAATATGATATGTTTTTTGAATATAATACAACTATATTTTATAACAGTGTAGATAAATTTATTAAAAAAAATAATCTTAATAAAAAATTGATAGTATCTGATAAAAGATTAAAAAAAAAATCTTTACATATATTAAAATTTGAACATAAATATAGTTGTGATGATTGTCGTTATATAACAAATAAACAAAATTTAACTATTTGCGTGAACTGGCTATATAAATTATTTAATTGTATTCCTGAAAAGATTTATATATATGAAAATTCCATAGAACCGAATAATTAACAATTGTATTGACTTTAATAATTAAATGTTTGTTTGTATGAATGGACTTTATTAAATATCTATATAAGGAAGTATAAAGAAATGGAAAATAAATTAAAGCAAGAAATTAAACAAAGACAACAGAAAATAGTAAATTATTTATATGAATTAGAATATCAATTAAGATCTGATATAAATATAGATAATGTAGATATATATATAAATGAATTAAATGTATATTATAAGCTTATTGATAAAAAACAAGGTGAAATAGTAAGAATTAAACAATTATTAGAAAATTAAATAAGGAAATATAATGAAAAGATCATACCTGGAACAATTAAGAATTGAAGCATTATTCAATGAAGGCTTGCAGGAAAAAAGATTAAATATTGATCAATTAAAAAGTTATAAGGTAAAAGGCAAGGTAAGGAAAGAGATTGACACAAGAAAAATGATAGATTCTTTTATAAATTGGTTATTTGGCTAAAAACCGAATAATTAATAATTAAGTGTTATTTGATATATAATAGTTGTCCATATACATGGATATTAAAATATATACTATACGAGGTAAAGAAATGATAATTAAGTTTAAACTTAAAAGAAATATGGAAGGGATGAATATAATAATTAAAGATAATGAATTTGATTTCTATAGTGATGTATATCTTTATTTGAATAGTAAGGATCTATTAAATAAAGATTTATTACTATCGGATAGAAAATCAAAGAAATATACTCTAATTGATGAATTTAAAATTAACGATGATATTTATCCCTGGATAGATTATTATTATAATGTACATGATAGTATAAGTATTTGTAAGACTGAGTTAAGGAATTTATTTAAAACTATACCAGATAAATTATATTTATATAAGGGGATAAAATGAGTATAGAAGATTTAAACAAAGAATTTTTTAATAGAATTGAGATAATACAGAGCCAAATATTATTATATAAATCTGATAATATAAATAAAAATGATTTAATGAGAGATATTAAAATTTTATTTGATATCTATCAAGAGATTAAAGAGGTGAAAAAGTGATTATATTATTTATATTAGTTATTAGCTTACTTGGTTATGGTGTTGGGAAATTGATTATATTTTGTTTAGAATGTGAAAATATAAAGAATGATCGCCTTAAATCCGAATGATTAATAATTAGATTATATTTGATAATTAAATACTTGTCAGTATGAATCATTCCTATTACAAGTAGTATATAATAATAAGGAGTTAATAAAATGAAAGAGTTAATATTATCAGCTATACTAGATGTAAATTTTAATAAACATACCTATTTTATATTATGCATTGGGAATAATTCCAGGAGTTATACTTAATGACTGATGATAAAGGCTCTAAAAAATAATGATTAATTATTGATTAATAATGATTAAATTTAGATTGAATTTAATTAACTTAAGTATAATTTAAGTCGTATATGTTAACTTATTGTTAACTTGTGTCGTGTTGTGTTGTGTTGTAGTTGAAGTGTTGATATGGTTAGATCTTAGGTATGTTAACTTAGTGTTAACTTAACAATAGTTGTTGTTAAGTGGTAGTTAAGTAAGTTAAGTAATACTTAAGTAGTAAGGCTTAAATGGTTGTTAATAGTATATGTAATGGATTATAAATATATATTATTGTGGTGAATAGTAATGATAGTGATAGTGAGAAGTAGCAAAATTCGCATGTACTTCCCTACTAAAATATTAAAAGCAATCTAATTAATTTATAATCGCTATGAACTATATTCTATGTGCTATAAGAGAAAATAACCTATTTATAATGTAAATCAAATGTAAATAATTAAATAAAGCTTGCATTATAATATAAATAGTTGTATAACTAGATATAACTTACTAAGGAGCATTATATGAATAACTTAACAAACGTACAACTTAAGAACTTTAAAACTGGTGACGTTAGCTATACTACAGTAACTACTCAAAGTGAGTTAGATGTAATTAGAGCTAATAAAATATATGGTATAATGAGAATATATAAATTAAATAAATAAGGACGGTATTAAATGATTAAATATGAAGTGTTCTATAGCGTTGATGATGATACAAAGATTGAAGTAAAAACAATGAATATGATCGAATTTAATGATCTTATTAAAGGTAATATAGTTGTATTAGATGTAAAAATTAACTAAAACAGCTCTAATGCAATAGGCAAGTACTCTGAGACTCTGTTTAAAGGAAAATAATAGTATGAATAAATTAAGCCAATTAAGCTCTGGAGAGTTACAAACAATGAAAGACAGCTTATGTTTAGATTATGAGTTTAGATCTTTATTTAATAAAAGGACTGTAGATAATATAAAAAAACGATTAAAAGCAGTAGAAAACGAGCTAAATTCAAGGTAATCAATTTTAACTATGTACTGTTACCAACGTAAAGTGCTATGTTCTCATGGGCCGGAGACTTAATTATATAGTTAGTTATTGCATATAATTATTATAAATACTATAAATACAAGGAGTATTAAATGAAAAGAATAATTATTACTATGTTATTACTTAGTATATTACTAAGTGTTTATCCTTGTGATACTAGAATTGAAGGCAAAGTCAAGATCCTTCATGTTAGAGTCAATCAAGGTAAGATCAATTGTATTGGTAGATCAACTGTAATTACTGATGATGATGATTACAAGATCATAAAGAACGGTATTATAGTTAAAGGTACTAAATATACTGGTAATGTTACTTACTGGATAGAAGTTAAGGATCGAATGATAACTACATTATGTTATGATGATAATTGTACAAGTAAGACAGGTCATTTGTATTATTCAGGCAAGAGTTTAAGAGGCGTATTAGAACCAAGCTGGACTAATTGGTAAATTTAATATACAAGGAGTAAATTAAAATGGATAATATTTTTATCAAAGTTAGTGATCAAAATGTAAGTAAAGCGATACAAGAGAAATGTTTTGAAAATGGTTTGATTTGGCCTATTTCAAAAGGTAATGTAATAAATATGGATTATATTCATATTGATTTTAATCGTAGGTGCTTATCAACTGCTGGTATTACTGCATCAGAAGTAACTTTAGATGAATTCTTAAAAGCAGTTGAAAATTATAAGACTATAAAGCAAGATCCATTACTTGATCTAGTTGATGGTATTGATTTCGGCTGTAATGATAGTAAGAATAAGGTTAAGGAGCTTATAGTGGAGCTGATTAAAAGAATTGACAAGGAGTAATTTAAATATTCATATATGATCTATAGGGTAATGACTTTAATTAGTTGTTGCCCTTTTTTATGCCCTGTCATATAAACCCTTTCATAACCCTTCATAAGTCTTCGTAACCCTTAACAAGCCCTTATATAACCCTATATTATAACCTATAACCCTATGAGTAGTACTCTGTATGCGTACCCTCAGCTATTACTATAAGGTGTATACTATATTGATACCTGTCATACGTATAGTATCATGCATGTATGTACGTATATACCGGTATGTCATTATATAGCATAGTATATATGTCATATATATAATACTACGCTATACAGCTAACCATATAAACCAATAGATATATTTATATATACTACTCATGATAACTAACTATATATAGATCTAACCTGGACTAGCCAATGAAGCAATGATCAACGTCACGCACTGATGCAACACGATCCATCATGATAATGAATAGAAGTGGCGGTATATTGACATGTTCTGTATTGTGGTAGAATGAACCCAGGAGAGAGCGACCCTTTATATGGTGGAATTGTATCAGTGGTATGTGAGAACGAGCTGTGAAGTGGTAGTATGAAGCTGTGAGAGAATGAAAGGGGTATACCCCCTACTAGTAACGGCGGTTTATGTATTTCTTTGTCCGGTGTATTCTCATATTTTTACAGTTTTCACTTCTTCATCATGACCATAGCTATAAAAAATTTATAATTTTAAGTTTTTCATCAGGACCAAGGAAGTAAATCCTCAATCTCATAGCTATAAACTAAACTATTATCCAACACATCAGACTTATCAACATTCAACTAAAAATCCATTATACTCACTTAAACTTTCATAATCATATAAAAAATTAAATAACCAATATACTGGTAGCCTATATTTAATAACCATATTAATATACCATTCAACTTCCTTAGAATTTAAAACCATTTATCTAACTCCTCCTAACCTGACCAATACTCATACTCCACACTCTTCTTGCTTTTTTACAACTTTCACAATCACCCATTTCTTCCTCCATCCATATCCGCAACTATATCCGCAGCAATATCAGTTACAACCTTAATCCACTGATTATCAAAATCATGACAATTCCAGTTTTTACATTCAGGTAATTCCCTCATATGATTCCTAATCTGCATACCTTCATGAAGATGTATCGAATAAGGAAATCCGCCCCCGTCTATAGCTAAAGGAATTTCTTTATGTTTTTTATAAAGTTTTACAAAATCATCAACATCATCAGGTCCTAAAAAGGTAGCAACCGATTCTTTAATTTTATCCCAATTTTCTTTTTTAGCAAAAAGATTTTTTATTTCAAACCACAACACATACCAGCTTGCTATCAATCTAATTTTCCACATAAAAATCTCCTTTCCTATTATAGATAATTTTTTCTTACTATATACTCCAAAATATACTCTTTCACAATTATCACATTTTTCTGTTTTTTCACCTTCTAATATCCATGTTTTACGTTTTTTACACTTACATAAAAATTCCGAACCATTCATATTATCCTCCTTATCTAACTCCAGTAATCCCTAATCAAAATTTGAAATAAATTCCCAAAACAAAACCCTATAAATAAAATAAATATTATTAAGTATATCATGTTTCTACTCCTCCAATTACTGCATATCAAAATAAATCTTACATCCATGATCTATTGACTCTACAATATCACTGTATTTTTCATCAGGAAAACACTTTCCAATAGTTACAATAAATCCTTGCTTTTGTTCATTATATAAATATTTAACACCATTTAAATGTTCAATTGTCAGTTTTGATACTTTATTAATTATCATTTTTACCCCCTAACTTTACTTATTCCAATACATACCAAACATAAACCCTAATAGTACTGATACTATTACAAGCCCTATTTTTATTATTATATCTTCCATTTAATTGCTCCTTTATAAAAAAATTATAAGTCGCTAGGGATTTTTATTCCTTTACAGAACCTAGACTCTTTATTCCATTCTTCTTTAGATCTAACAATATAATACCAAAATGGGTAAGACCTACATTGATAAGGTCTTACATCATATATTGTGCATCCTTTTTGAAAAAAATGACATGAGTTATCGCTCCCTCCAAGATAGTATTTATCATCATTATCTTTATGAAGATAATTGTTGATAAAATCATCCTTTTTAATTTTTAAAAACTCGCTTATGTTGACGACATCATTTAAATTAACATAGAGAAAACCTTTTGCCGTACAACATTTCCCACACTTTTTACAATTAAAGTTCATAATTTTCTCCTTACTGCTTTCATTATGTGTCTTTCATCCCAAACTCTATGTCCTCCAATACTACAATAATTCCACGAACCATCAAATGCTAGGAATTCATCCCCTTTTATCACAAAATCATTTCCAGTTAATATTTTATATCCTTGCATATTTTCAGTATTTACTTTTATAAACTCATTTTCTAAATATTCCATTACATTTTTACTATTTTTTATATTTTTCTCACATTCATCTATCAAATTTCTAATCTGGTTATTATTATTTTGTCCTACGGTCATATTTTAACTCCTTTTATTTTTTAATAAAACCCTTTGTTACTCCGTGGCCACAACAAGCACTTATAGTATTGTCTATTATACCTAAACAATCATCGTAATCAGAGATTCCGCCACATTTTATACACGCCCTTTTGTATATTTTTTCATCGGTATCACTAAACATCCACATGTTGTTTTTATAATATATTTCATGTCCTTTTAAATAAGATATTACCATGCGCTATTTCTCCATTTATTAACTCCCAAACACATTACCTAGGTCCTTATATTTTTTACCAATAAAATCTTCTACATTCAAAGTGGCCTTAATTATTATTCCATCTTCTATACGAGCTTTGCATTCTAAATGTCCATCAAATAAATTATCAACTAAATAAATAACATCATCTAATTGAAAGATATCAAATTTTCTAAACATTCCTATATCTAATACCTTTTTTTTAATAGTAACTACTATGTCACTCATTGTTAATTCACTCATAATTCTCCTTATAATATCCCTTTTTTAACTACCCACCAACATACCTTAATAATAACAAATATCCACATGGGTATAAAAATAATCATCACAAATGCTGGTAAAAAATACATCACGAATGTTAAACACATCGTAATAGCAGTTAAAATAAAAGCAAAACACATTACTTTTAATATTTCTAAATCACCTATCACTTACTTCATCTCCTTATTATACACATGTAAAATCTCTTCAAATTCCTTAGAGAACCTTAATAACATTATATACATCTCTTCCTTTATTAATATCCCAGACATTGTTTCATACTGAGAAATCCATGCGTCTATACTAGATCTTGCTTTTTCAATCACTTCATGTCTCATACACTCAATTAAATCCTCAAATATCTTACCATCATTAGCTTTATAAGATGTTACTTCTTTCATCTATTCCTCCTAATACTCTTTGACCTCATAATGATCCTCATTAATTAACTCAAATCTATCTAACCATTTCCATATCTCATTATAAGTTTTCTCTGTAGTCTCATGAGTTTTTAAGTTAGTAATAATAATTGAAGCAGCGTTAGGGTGTCCACTATAACTTCCCACAAATAAAACACGACTTGATAATCTAATACGATCACCAACCTTAAGATTGCAAAACATTTTTGCAGACTTAACTTCTTTTTTGATACCAGTTATTGTTAATATGTCACTTTTCATCATTAACATCTAATCCTCCTTTAATTGCTTTAATAGTTTTTCTGCTAAATCATTAAATCCTGTGTAGTTAAAATGTTCTGGATAATAATTTCCATTTTTTAGATATTCCAGCCACTCAATCAAATCAGCATCAATTTTTGGTTTTTGTTGGAGTTCTTTTATTGTTTCCCTTATTAAAGCAGATAAATTTTGGACTCCTCCTGTTTTGATAAAGTCCATTTCTTCCATGTGTTCAATTTCTTCATAAAGCTCATCAAGCTTGCTTTCTTCTTCTTCTTCGACTTCGTAATTTCTATTTTCAAAAAAATCTTTTAAATCGGTTGTAAATTTTTGGTTATTTTTAATTTTATATTCTAAATAATCCTGTATGTCTTTTTTCATTTTATCTGTTATTACCATCTATTCCTCCTCGCAATTCTTAATAAGTTCATTTAAATCATCAAGTAATTCTTCGCCTTCCAATGTTAACCACCCAGGTACTTGACCACCGTGTTCAGTTAATTCCTTATTATCAAGAAAGTAATACATAAAATATGCAGGTCCATCACTATTAAATAACTTTAATTCTTTTTCTCTCCACTCATCATATTTATTGGTATCATAAAGATCTTTAATTAATTGCAAAGCATCTCTTACATGCTCCAATGCAGCATCAGGCATACCACAACCACAAAAATCTAATATAGCAGTTGCAAGAAAAGACTCTGCATCCTCGTAATAGGTATCACCATCATAATAACCGTCATCTTTAAAGTATTTATCTATATGCATTTATTCATCCTCATACCCAATTATCTTTAAAATACTAATAACCATATCATCAAAACTACCTTCGCAGCATAACGAAAGCATACTTGCTGTAGACATTATTTGATAAGCAGCTTGTGTTGCAAATTCTTTTCCAAAGCCTTTATTTGTAATAAAATCGATCATCATTTTTTCATTCATCTAATCCTCCTTATAGTTACTACTATCAACACATTCTATACAAATCAATCCCTCAGAATTACCATCATATCTGCAGGTAAAGCATTTTTTCACTTCACCTCCTTTTAATTTACTTAGATCATTTTCGTATTGTTGAATTTCTTCATCTAATATACACATTTTTTCTATTGCTTTTTCTTCTTTATATAAGCTCATAAATAAGGTTTTTTCTGCAATATGATATTTATGAATCAACTCTTCACATAAAATAAATAATTTTTCATTCGTGTTTACTTGCTCTATATATAGATCCCTATATGTTTTATTTAGTTCTTTTGTTATAAACTTCAAGTTTCTCTCTAACTTATCCATCTATTCTTCCTTTAATTTATTAAGCTTATCTTCGTATTCGTATTTTATACCACCTATACAATCAGCTTCAATATATTTACCATAATATCCAAACACACCACCTTCTCCAACATACAGCGAGTCATCCACTTCTTCTTGAAGCTTTTTAATCAACTCTTCGTATAAAATGATTAGTTTTTCGTTTGATTCCGCCATCCTTTGCATAGTTAAGTTTACATATTTCATTTATTCCCCATCTCAGATTTAATGCGCTTATCAAACTTAACTAACTTCTCAAGCATATCTCCTTCAAGCCAGATCCTATCGGTTGGATTTTCTGGGTGATTTGCATGCAGCCAAATACCATATCCTTCATGGATCACATAAACTCCATCACCTATATAATCTTTGTTATTATTTCCGTTCATTTCACCCTCAGTTTTATTAATTCCATATCATTAATAATTATCTCAAGTTTTTCATAATGATTTTTATGGTTATTGGCAGTATTAAGCCTAGCTTCAAAACTTCCATTCTGCTGATAATTAATATCCAACTCAACAAGTAGTTGTCTGGCGTACTCATACATGTACCCTATTAGCATCTGTATTTTTAAATGGATCTTCATCATAAACCAGTCACCATTCACAAGAGTTCCACTTCTTCCATAACCTTTTTCTTCCATCCATTCCCAAAATTTATCCATAACTTACCTCCTGATAATACTGTTATCCAACTCATACCCAACAGATACGCCATGATTACTATGTAGCTCTTTAAAGATCTCATTGGTAACATCGTTTAATTCATAATCCATTACAACTTTTATAGTTTTATCTTCATTGATTTCTATTTCACAAATTTTTGCTTTTGTCTGTTTATCTTTATAGTTTATCATAACAGTCTCACCGATCTTATCATAATAAATTTCTAATAATTCTTTATCAATAACCATTTTATTTTTCATTTAATCCTCCTTTAATTTACTTAGCCGCCCTTCATATTGCCGTATTTTTTCCCTTGACTGAATACAATCTGGGCAGCCACATGAGTTAAAATGCCCTTGAAAACTTAGCTCTATAATTCTTTCATTTAATACATCACATAATTTAATTAACTTACTTATCTTTTCTTCCATTCTATACATAGTTCTGTTAGGATATTTCATACTAATCCCCCTCATATATATTTACAGTGCCATAATTTTCTATGTTATAAATTATAGTAGCGCCACCTTTAGTTGCTTTTGGAGTTGGTCTAGGTGTCGGAGTTATAAATGAAGCTCTATACCTTCTTATAGATGCATCCGAACTTCTTTTATTTCTAGGACCATTACAAGCAGTACAGTCAGGACAATCACAGCTAAGTATGATTATTCCTAAAATTATACATGACAAAATAAATAATATTTTTTTCATATCAATCCCCTAACACCCTTTTAGCTCTCTCTATACTCAGAAGCATAGCAGATAAGTTCCATAGATTATCATTACTTGTAAATTCATCTACCTTATTCACAAGATCTCTCAAGGCATCCCTCATATCATCTACAGGCTCATCACGATCTGGTTGTTCTGGAACACTTGCATTCCATTTATCTATTATGTCGTTGTTCATAATTTATACTCAATCACATAAGATATCACACAGTAAGATCCGCCCATGCTATTTTCTACTTTAACACTTAATATATTATGATCATCAATAAAATCCTGAACACTATCTGTAAAAAGAATTATGCTACCATTTACATTTGAATTATAATTAAATACTTTAAACATTATTTACTCCTAATATTCATAATCATTAGTTTCGTCTTCACTTATAAATGATCCAACCGCTATGCCTGTAACTACGGAGTATATAATGCCAAATATCACCATCGCCTCTTGAAGCCTTATTGCCCCACCATTAGGGCTACATTGACATGCAAAATACACAATAAAATGCAACATCCCTATTAAAGCCAATGATATAAAAGCCCAGAAAATTCCCTTATTTACAGTCCATAACCATTCACTAAATCTCATAAAAGCATCTATGCTAAATAAAAGACAAGCTCCTGATAAGGTAAATAGTATTATTGCATCTACTATATAATAATAAGCTATACTACCCTTTCCTCCACAGAAAATTCCCAAGTTAAACATTAACACGGTTCCAAGTATAAGTAATATTAACACGATTATGTATAGAAATTTATTATTCTTTAAAAATTTAACTCCAAACATTATTACCTCCTTTTAAATCATAATACCAAATCCTAAGATAAAGTCAACTTATTTTACCATTAATTTACAATTAATTTTATCCACAAGATCATTATAGAATTCTTTTGTGAAAATCTCTTTACTCTCTGGATCACGTTTTCTTAATATATCCTGGATTTTATTCCACGTAGAGCCTTTATCAGTACAATTATTCATAACCTTAGTATATCCACACTCTTTGCAGTTGTAATCATCCTTATTTTGCAAAACACAGAAAGGACATTCATCTCCAGTTAGATTCCAAAGATACTCATGACCTCTACTATGTTCTATATCACCCCAGACATATTCAGCACTCTCGTCATCCCATTGTCTTATAATTTCCAGAACATCATTATTAATATATTCAATATCAATATCATATTCATTTAACCTTTCAGCTTTACCTTTCATAAATTTTATAATTTTTTCTTGATACATATTTTCCTCCTATCAAACCACAAATATAATACATGGTACATCACTAGCTTTAGCTGTATGTATAGTATGCCTTGAACCATTTGACTCTAAATTCCAAAACGCTATAATTACATCGCTTGCTTTTACGATTAGTGTATTGCGAATAAACCCTGCTGACTTGCCATCATTATCCCAATCAGCTTCAAATTCCACGTAAGGCGTTTGGAAATATTCAGCATATTGTTTTGCTAATGCATCAGCTCCTTTCGCACCACCGCTTACTATTTTAGTTATAAGCTTGCGATAAGGCTGTAAACATCTCTCTAGCTTTTTGTAGTCTGTAAATTCTCTACTACCTACTATTCCAAATGTCATTTTTTCCTCCTAACATACTGGAAATATTCTAGTCCAGTGGCCCCATGGTAAATAATTAATTAGAATATTTAACTTAAAATTTCCACAATCATATTGCTTATTCATTGCATTATTAAAATTACTTGTTATCATAGCAAACCGACCTTCATCCATGCCTTCTTTACAAAATTCTACATTAGATTTATGCCAACAACCACTGTGTTGATGTTCATATATAAAATGTTTATTATATTTACAGCAAGTACAATAAGCGCATTTATTTTTTTTCATTAAATTACTTACTATATTATTTGTGATTATTATACCTACTATTCCAATTATTATTCCTATTGCTATTAATATTGTAATCATTTTTTTCTCCTCATAATACCACCAATGTTATATCACAGCCAGCCATTTCTTCTTCAATTATACCTTGAATCTTATCCCAATCTCCACCAGCTAAACCAGCTCCAATTTTAGGGATACCGATTCTAAGATTGAAATAGTTTTTACTTATTTCCTTAAAACAAGATCTAAGCGCTTTATAATCTATATTAGCTTCCTTACCCCAATATTTATATTGCGTATAAGCATTAACTACTACAAGAATATGATTCTCGATCTGAATAGTGTTTTCTGTATATGTACCTAATTTATTTTGATCACCAGGCATTGTTTTCATATCCGCAGCATATGCTACAGGGAATTCTTGTTTTATAGTTTTGGCTATACCTCTTCCCATTTTACAAAAGCAGTTACATCCATGGACTATCACATCAAACTTACCTTCTTTTGCAAGCTTTATAAGATCGCCTTTAATTATTTTCATCACCCATCTCCTATTAAACAACCTATATCTAAATCTTTCCTCACTAGATACGATTTCACGTCACTATTTTTCCAGTCATTTTCCCAGAACTGTGAACAGTCTCTATCCTTACCTGGAACATCTGTAAACATAGATTGTCTATATTCATTCCATGGCGCAGTATGTCTATAGCATTTATTTTTTACCATGCAGCATTCACCGCTACACATTGTTATATCAGCCATCTATAAACACTCCATAACTCTCGTTGATTTCAATTAATTCTGGCCATACATCTAATGTTAATGGAAGTAAATCAAATAAGTTATCTTCGTCACTTGCGCATTGCCCAAATCTTTTACCAAATTCACATTCTGCACACTTAGTTCCTTTAATTTCACATTCACGAACGCAAAATGGGCATAGATATGAATTGTACTGACCATGTAATACTATATCTTTGCAAGTACTTTCTCCATAGTTATCTATTATTTCATCGCAAATTTCTAGGAATCTTTCAGGCCAATCTGTAAATCCATCATCCTCACATATTTCTATTTTTTTTCTTATATGATCTTTTATTATATTTACGTACATTATTCCTCCATATAGATATTGACAGTTCCATTATTTTCTATGTCTATTTTAGGATCTGGCAACGGTGTTATCTCAGGTTTTTTTGGACTCGAATGGGATAATTCTTTATATATAGTTAACTCATAATGATCTATGTCACTATTGATTGTTGATAGATAGAAATTATCACCTTTTTTTAAATTTTTAAGTTTCAAAAAAGCTATATCATCATAAATTTTTATTATATGTTGTTTATCGCCTTCATAAAATACACAGTAATTTTTATTTATTACATTTTCTATATGACTAAATTCACATAATATTTTTTCATCATTACAGCTAAAAATAGCTATTAGTAATAGCGCTAACAATATCCATTTCCTCATCACTCATCTCCTAAGTAAATATTAATAACTCCCTGGTTATCAGGTATAACTATTTTATAGTTCGGCGTAATCTGTGGAGTTACAGTTGGCGTTATTTGTGGAATTGGAGTTACTTCTATAACTTCCTTTATTGGTTCTGGCTCTATAGATTTATCATTCATCGAAAGTCCGCATATAAGTATTATAGCGCCACCAATACACATTATAAGCCCAATTCCAACAGCCCATTTTTCCAATTCGTCATCGCCCCATAGTGCTAAAAATAATCCTATAAATGCCATCGCTAATCCTAGTACTATTAAAAATAATATCATAATTTTATCCTCCTTTAATTTTTAAATCACGTGGATTTGTAGCAGCTGCGGTAAATTCATCATATCGATGCCAATATCCATCACAGTTGTAAACTACAAATACCCATGTGCCATTCCAAGACTTAATTCTTCCAGATTCTTTTTTATGTCCTGGTTCGTAAGTAACCCATTTCCCGATATCTTTTTCGGTTAACGCTTTTATGTCTACCATATTAATTCCTCTAACTCAAAATTATTTAAGCAACTTCCAATTTGATTAAAAGATTTAGTGGTGTAATTACCATTTGTTATACATGCTATTTTTATATAAGACGCATAAGTGCCTCTGTTACTGCCCGCAGATTGGATTGGTATTGAGAATTGCAACTCATCGCCAATTTTAAGATCTTTAAACATACAAGCTTTAGTTTTCTTTTTAATTTTAACCACTTTATAAAAACAACTTTCTAATAATATCATTTAAAATTCACCTCCACTTCTAATTTATTTATTTCTTTTCTAGGTTTTCCAACCATTTTAATATCATGTAGATAATTTCCATGCATAAGTTTCCATTGCTCTAAATGTTCGTCCTGAAGCATATTAGTCATATTTATATTGAAATTTTCCAATATATTCAAAGCCATATTTGTCATTTGTTCAAAATTACTCAAATTTTGCATCTCCTGGTAGAATAACCTGGCATCCACAATTAGAACACTCAAAATGTGCTCTATGTTTTCCGAGTTTCCAGGTTTTCCACTCAGCAAGTTTTTCTATTGCTTTATAATTAAAAAATGAGGTTTCTGTTTTTATTTCCATCAAAGCTACAGCCTTTCCACATACAGGACATTTCATTGCAGCTTTTTCAGCTTCACTTTGAGGCCATTCACATCCTGGTCTTCCACAAAATGGAGTTCTTACTTCTGGTTGACATCTACACATATTAACTCCTTAACCACCAAAATAATATTCCAAGTATAATACATTTAGCAATTATAAATACCATAACGCCTATAATAAATGCTATTACTCCAATCCAGAACCAACATATAACGGACCAAAGCATGAAAAATAATACTATCATCAATAATGCACTTCCTATAAATTCAGTCATTATTTGATCCTTGATGTTCTTATAAGATTTACTATTTTTGAATAAAATATAATTAAAAGCAAGAATACAAACATTAAATGTGGTATTAAAAATATTAAAAACTGTGACCACGCTTTATATCTCATTACAAATTTCTGCGGAGATATTGCTCCTAAGTTTATAAAGAAATGTGCATCAAGTAGTTTATTCATGTCCACCACAAATATTCCTATTAATAGTCCTGTAAAAATATACGTTAAAATATAAATCATTTTTTCTCTCCTTTTCTTTCCTTTTCATTTACTCCACGAACTACATATCCAAGTCCTGGAAGCATGTTTGTTTGTAAAAACCCATTTACTATTCCCTCATGATCTTTCATACAAATTACCTTAAGCGTATTGCCTTCTGGCTTCACAGATACAGGTATTCTATTTGAATTACTCCATCCAGAAAACATTTGAAGAAACATTTCCATGAAACTTGCACCAAACACATTATACTCCTTTGTCATATTTAATAATTATCGATACCAACACTAATGCCAAATCCTAATAATACGACTTCCATTTTTTTATCGATATTATCGCCCCAAGAGTGATTGCAGAACCCTATATAAAACAGAGAAATTCCAAGAATCGAAAAATCAATTATAGGTATAAAATCTCTCATTAGTGTAATGTTAAATCCCTCGTAACTAGTTCTAAACTTCGGTTTCATAATACCATCCTTTAATATTTTACACTTTATCCCAGAACACAGTCCAAACAATTTTAGATTCTTGTCCAAGTATAGGGCCCCACATTATATCAGTACCAATATGTTTAATGATTGGTTTTTCTTTTCCTATCCAAACATACATTTTTTCTCTTAGAGCTTTGGTCATTTCCTCTATTGCATAATCGTTTAGTTTTTCTTTCATGCTTTCCATAAATATCTTTACTAACATATTACCATCCTATTAATCCTTTTATTATATCTCTTGCTGCAGTAATTTCTGCATCCAGTTTTTTTAGTTCATCTATTAGATCTTCATGAATACATGCTAAATATTCCATTTTAATAGCTTCATATTTTTCCAATAACCCTACGCATAATACCTCCAGCTTTCTTATATTCTTATTTTTCACTTCAAGTATCATTCTTATCTGCTCTTTGTGTTCAAAATCTTTAAAACTCATATCATTCCCTTGTAATTGCAGTTTTCATAATAATGCCCATTAACATAAAACTCATGAAACATTGTCATACAAAGTTCATTAATTTCATCAAATCTTTTATTAGTCGGTAATTCCGTTTTTTCAACAGCTTGTCTAATATCTTCCTCTAAGTCTTCATCTGATTCGGGTGTATTTGTACCATATAAATAGGAACCAACTTTAATTTTAAGAATCATATTTTTAGTTCCCATTTTTTGTTCATTAGTCATTTCTCATTCCTTTTACCAGCTTAAGTAATTCCTCTCTAGTATTATCTTGTGGCCTGGACCAAACATGTGATAATAATCTATTAAGTACCAATCCAATATCAGCGCCACTTAAGCCTAATTCTTGCATATCATCTCCATCCACAGTTAAATCTCTAAGATAAATAGGATCAAGAAGAAGTATTGGCATTAATTTTAAGACTGATTTTAATTCTTCTACTAAATCTTGCTTTAGCCCATTTTGAGCTAGTTTATCTGATATTTGAACTGAAATCAATTTGCCAAATAGCTCGGGGCCCAATTTATTAATAAATTTCTTTATCTTTTTAGGTTTATTACAAGATATCGGATCATCGTGGTATTTAACTAATTGAGCTACATGAATTTTAGTTTTATTATCAAACTTAAATTTATCCATAAATTCTTGAGTTATCCTTGTAGATGCAATTCCGTGTTCTATAAAATTATGCATTCCGTATTCGTTTTTCGTTTTCATTATTGGTTTTCCAGTGTCATGAAATAGTAATGCTAACCTTATTTCAAGATCTTTTGTAGCTGGTTTTAAAGCCATCATAGTATGATCCCAAACATTAAAGATATGATGCTGATTATTCTGTGCACATCCAATCATATCTTCAAGTTCAAATGAAATAAAATGCAATAATCCAGTTTGCTTAAGTAAATTCATCCCAAACACATGGTTATCACTCATTAAAATCTTACATAGCTCATCTTGTATTCGTTCCTTAGAAATAGAATTAAGTAAGTATCCCCAATTAACTATGGCTCCGAATGTTGGTTTGTCTATGTAAAATCCTAACTGTGATGCAAATCTTATAGCCCGAAGCATTCTAAGAGCATCTTCTTTAAATCTTTCACTCGGATCACCAACGCATTTTATTAGTTTGTTTGTTGTATCATCTGTAAGATTATAGATTTGCTCTGTAGAAATATCCATGTACATTGCATTCACCGTAAAGTCTCTTCTTTCCATATCGATTTTGATATCTGTAACGAATTTTACTTCATCAGGATGTCTGTTATCTGAGTAAGTTGACTCGGTTCTATAGGTTGTTACCTCATAGTGATCCTCATCAATTACAAATGTTACAGTTCCATGCTCGATACCAGTTTCAATGCATTTTATTTCATTTTTCGCTGCTATTTCTAGCATTTTATCAGGAGTAAGATTGGTGGCACAATCATAATCCTTAATATCTTTTCTTAATATATAATTTCTAATCGCACCACCGACCAGAAACAATTCAGCCTTCTCTTCTTTAAAAATTTTATTCAATTTTAATAAAGTTTCTGGTAAATTCATACTCACTCCTTAATCAAGATCTTTTAAAAATTCTAATGTGACTTCATTGGCTTTAACAGTAATTTCTGCTATTGTAATATCGCTATCATATTTTTTTCTATAAACCTCTTTGATTTTTTCAAAAACTTCTGTGCAAATTTCATCTTTTGCTTTTCCACTTGGATCACAATCAAAACTTAAGTCATTTCCATTTGTGTCCACCATTCTAATTTCATCAAGATAATCATTGGTTATACTGACAATATAATCTAAATCCACCAACATATTATTTAGTATTAAAATCATTTTGCTTCCCTTCTGGCTTTTTGTTTTGCAAGTTTTCTGGCATGTTTTGCTTTCTTTCTTGCTTTATTTTTTTTCCACCTTTCCTCATTTTTATATCTAATTTTACAAGGCTTATTTTTATTACCCTTACCTTTAATTCCCACTACATACCTCCTATAGCAATTTTTAAACACTCAATTTCATTATCTACATTACACGTGCCTGTTAATGACATAAGATGATATGTAGGCCCCATATGTTCTACCATATATCGAATCAAACTCCCCATTAACATTATATCCGTAGGCAACGTAGGATCACCATTTTTATCTATAAAATAATTTCCTTCATCCATTATAATACCATATTCATTGACTTCCATCCATTGCCAGAATTTAATTAATCGTTTATCTATTGTATTACTCATTATCAATCTCCCTAACTTTTATATAAGTTATTATTACTTTACCACAATCTTCTGTGTATGTAAACTTTATTTTCAAATTTTTTACAATTATAGTTTTAATAGGTGAAATAAAGTTATCCAGGTATATGATGTCATCGTATAATCTACCTTCTCTATTTTTATCAACTGTGAATCTAAAAATTCTTCTACCTTTATTAAGGTTATAAACCGTATTACCTATATAACAATCATTGATATACATCTTGTATTCTTTATGCTCGTAAAGATAAATCTCCATATATTCACCTGTACATGACATAAGGAGTAATAGAACTAAACTACATTTTATTAAATTTGTAAGCATGATTGTCACTTCCAGCAGTTGTATTTCTAAGCCAAATCGATTGTCCATCGCATGTGAGATCAAATACCATACTATATAATCCATCTTCATGTAATCTTATTTGTTTTTCATTCACTATAGACCAAGATCCAGTAACATCTTTATCCCTACTTGAATTTATTCTTCTATAATAACCATTTTTCCATCTTCTAAAATTATAAGTTGCTATCGATCCTGTTGATCCTGTTCTTTGCCACATACCTAAGATACATGGTAAATCAATTGTTGGAGTAGCAGTTGCGGTTGGAGTAGCAGTAGAAGTTGGTGATGGTGTTGCAGTCACGACTATAACATCTGTAGATAAATCACCTCTAACTCCACTGTTATCCTCTGGAACCCATGGGTAAATACAACTCATAAGTGTTATAAGCACAATTATTATAATCCAGTTTATTTTTTTCATTTAATCCTCCAGTTTTTTTACTCTTTTATTTAATCTTATTATAGCTCTAGCTATGTAAAGCGGAACTATTGTAACTAATAACAATATGGCTATAGGAAAAACTATGATCCAACCCAAAAATGTTATAAATAATAACGCTGCGCCAATACCCATAGATGACCAAAAATCCCAAGCAAAGTCAAAGCACCCAACTTCAATCCACGGTATCCAATAAGTTATCTCAAAAGCCTCATACCTTTCATCGAATAAAAAAGCTTTACATTTAGCTATTATTAAGCTTAATGGTAGTATTCCATATATTGATGTTAATATAAATGCTATTTTAAATCCTATTGTAAAATATAATTCTTCAGTCATATTTTTTCCTCCATTTTTTCTAAATATTCTTTTGGTATATTTTTTTTATCAACTAAAACAATTCTCCAGGATTCAAAGTTTATTTTACTTTTTCTAGGACCAATTCCTTTTAGTATAATTTCTTTTATATTATAACCAGGCCTTATTTCTGTTTCAACAAACTCTAAAACTTTACCTATTGCGATTGTTTTCCTATATGTTGCATAAATAATAAAATCATCGATTTTTATTTCTCTACCTAAAATATCATTCATAATCAAACCTCACTCCAAATTTAATATTCGGACCTTTTTGTTTTTTTAACTGCAATTTTCTTTTCATTTTCTTCTTAAATTCCCTTAATGGTTTTCCAGAAGCAACGAAATAAATCACACTTACTAAATCCAGTAAAATTCCTGTAATAAACGCAGTACATCCAATAGCAAAGATCAACTTCATGTAATCAACAGGTGTTTTATCCATGTAATAACTTCCAACTGCCAGCATTGGTAAGCCAATTAAAACCATTGACGATCCAATTATATTTAATGCAATTGCAGATTTGAAGAATTTTACGTTTCGTAGGTTGTTATCTAACAAAACATTTCTACGAAAATCATTCTCACTCGCCATTAAAGCGAAAGATAAACTAATTAACAGTATTATTATCAGTAGTTTTTTCATCAGCTTCTCCTTTTAGATATTTAAGAAATCCCATAATTGAAGGATCTCCTCCGTCATTTTTAAATACTTTTTTCTGAATTTCTTTATGAATTTTATTTCCAATGATTACTAATTGAGATGTAGATACATTTTTTACTTCAGTATTCATCGAAGTTCTAAAACTTTCTTCATTTTCACTAGTTATTTTTACTTCAATTAATACTGATCCTATACATTCTAAGTTTTCAAAATCCTTTTTTTGCTCCTCTGATGGATTAAGAATTTCCTCTCCATTTTTATCTATTTTTCCATTCATAATTATCTCCTTGTATATTTTTTACCATCTATAATTAAATAGTTTTTATTTATTTCAATATCATAAGTCCTTGGCATTGAATCTAGCTTTAATCCCACGCTTGTACATGGCTGCAATGTTATTTTACCACCTTTTAATGACCATAAGTAATGATATTCAGCTACTCTGATATATTCACAGAAGTTATCTACATCATTAAAGATGTATTGCTCATCATTATTCTCATTTTCATACTTCCAAACACCAGCCATTTTATCATTTGGACATTGTAAAATATATTCACAACTTACAAATATTAATATCAGTAATACAAATATTATCCATTTCATTTTAACTCCTCATAATTTTCTTTAATAAATTCATGCAGAGATATAAGTTGTTTATCTAATTCTGTGAGTTGATAAACCTTGTAATTGTATACTCTGACTCTGTACTGAAAATAATCATCACATTTTTTATGTTCATCGGTTTTTATCTTATACACAGCCTCATATTTAGCTAGACTATCCCTTAAAATAGACTCTCTTTTAGTTAGATAATTCCATTTACCATCAAGAATCTCAATTAATAGAACTACATCTGCTTCAATTTTAAGTTTAAAATAAAGATAAACTCTAAGCTCATTTATATCAAGCCTTAGATCTTCAATTAAACTACATACTCGATAAAGTTTTTCCTTAGTGAGATCTACATTTTTCTCAGCTATTTTTTTAGCTTTCCACTTTTTATCTCTATCATTATAAGCTACTTCTTTTTCATGTCTTGCATCTAACATCGCATTTTTAGCTGTAACTATTTTCTTTAAAAGCTTTTCACTTTTAGCTACATAAAGAGATTCATATTTATCAACTAATTGCTGATATTTTTTTTCATTGAAAAAAACTTGTTTTCCATTGACATCTAATACAACTTCTGAGAATAGCCCCATTGTTATAAGTAGACATATTATAATTAACAGTTTTTGCATTTTATCCTCCTATTCACAATTTTTACAATTTTCTGATATTGTATTTATTTTTTTATTTAATCTTTTTAATGATCTTAATACATAAAGTATTCCCCAAGGCACAAATATCAATACGGATATAGGCCATAAAAAACATATAATTACATTATAAAATACACCCATCATAATTAAATTTAGAAAAAAATGGCTAGAAAAACATTCCTCTGAGTCGCTAAAATAACTAATTGGCCCAAAGTGTTTCATGCCCTGAATAGTTTTTGGTAATTGATATTCTTCATCATTAATATATGATGCACATTTATTTTTTATCATTAATAATGAAAGAAAAATAGTGAATCCACTCCAGATAAAACACATTACAGTACAAATAAATAAATATAAATTTAACATATAATCCTCCTTTAATTTGATTAAATACTTATATACTTTTTAAATAGAAAAGTAAATACTTTTTACATATTATTTACTATTTTTTATAACGTACTCTGATAATAAATTTCTTTTTTACACCATTTACCTAAAGCATGTTCTGCTTGTGCGCCCGTAGAGTATTCCCATCCTTTTAGGCCATACAGAGCATCGCTATAATTCATTATGCAATTAACATCTTGGCGTATTAATTTGATTAAATCAATAACCTTAAAGTCTTTATAATCATGGATTGACTTCATTGCAAAAGCTTCACGAGCAGGATTAATAACTTCGTAGCCTTTCTTTATTAAATCTCGCTCTGCTCTGAAGAAATTCAGGAAGTTATAGTTTTTATATCCGCTCATGGGACCAAAAATATATACTGTTTTCAATCTAACAGCTCCTCAAAATCAGTCCACCCCATTTGTATCAGAAGAAGGGCGGTATAACCAAATACATCGGCTATATCATTCTTCTTTAATTCATCGGAATTTTTAATTCTACTTAATTTATCATCCAATCTATTACATAATTGACCTGATGTTTCAACTCTGCTAAATACTTTAACTGGGCTTATTGCAGAATCACCATAACGCCTATTTTTTTCCTTGAGAAAATCTTTAAAATTATTAAATAATAATTCAATTTGATCTTGTGTATTATTTTTCATTGTTTCCCTCTAATTCCTTTAATTTAACTTTAATATCATTAACACTTCTTAGTGCAAACATTATAACTGTAACTATTCCAGCTATAATACCAATAGGCCATATTAATGTACCACAAAAACCAATAAATAAATAAACAACTATTAAAGGTGGTACATCATATCCAGCCTCCTTGTTTAACTTATTAATATAATTAGGAAATTTAACCTCAGTTCTATTTATAAAGCTCACAAAAAAATACGCAAAACATATAATCCCATACAATATTAATGATGCACCCAAAGCCATAAAACCAATAATCATTCCTGCTACATACCACATTATTTTGCCTCCAATTTATCTACTTTAACTTTTAATCTATAAACACTTCTTAATAAACGAAGAATTCCCCATCCAGTAAAACCTATTAAAGCTAATGGCCATAAAAAGCTTAAAAATACAACAACTAAAAGCGTATACCCTATCCAGCATTGACTTGAATAAGAGTCGCCATCCATTAGCCATTTTGGAAACTCAAATTCCTCATCTTTAATATAAGATACCGCTTGTAGGTAGAGCAAATAAGCGCCAACGCCTATTATAAATATCATATAACTTGCGATAAGTCCTAGTGCAAAATAAATATAAAAATCTAACATAATATCCTCCTTTAATTTATACCATCACGGTAATCTTTTAATTCCTCTTGGAATTCCCATGTTTTATGATAATTACAAGATTTTATTTCATAGCAATGAGATCTGTAAACACAATCCCTCACGCAACATCTATAAAGTTCTGGCTCTGCATTTTTAATAGACTCTACCACATCTTTCCAGGCTTCTCTGGTTTCCTTTGAAGCACAATTACACAGTCTCTTACGAGATATATTTATCATTGCCTGTGCATTTACTTCAATTTCATGTTCAACTAAAGCATCTTGCCTTAACTCATCTCGGTTCACTCCAGTACGATCTGATCTTTGAGATCTAACCCAATGAACTATTCCAAGCCAATGCCTTACGAGATGCACTGAAACCCAGGACTTCAAGTCCCCCCAAATGCCTTTTACGATAATTTGTCTAATTGGAGAATGTTCTGCTAAAAGCATTTTACGTTTCCAATCAGATGAAGGTTCTTTGGTCCCAGGCTTCATATTAACAGTAGTCCTTGCTGAATCACCAACATCACGCCATGTTCCTTTTATTTTTTTAAATAGAAAGTTCATATCATTTCCTTATAAAGAAATTTTTAATTTTAATAAAAAAGTTTTTAATTGCTGTAAAAATTTTATTAAAAAAATCTAATCCAAATAAAACTATTAATAATAAAACACCTAATAAAGCCAATAACTTACTGACGATAAAACCTACATATGGCAGTATTGTTAATAACCCCATTAAAATTAGAAATAAAACCCATTTAATTATTTTTGTTTTCATTTAATCCTCCTGTTAATTGAATCACTCCTTCGAGTAATTCTTGTTTTGTATTAAACCTAAATTCACTCATAACATTGCCTTTTCCAGGGCATATTTTATTTAAATCAAGACAGTTATCACAATCTATCTTGGTTAAATGTCTAGTTAAAAATCGACAATCATCTAAAGTCTCGAGTAATATAAACACTCAATCTCCTTATTTATATCAAATTAAATCTAAAAAGTAAATAGTTTTTACATTAAAATTACAAAAAATTATCTTGTAATGTTTCAATTATAAATTCGACCTCTTCTTTTGTGAATTGTAGATAATCAAAAAACGGATCATTTTTGAAGTTATCAGTTTCTCTGGTTATTTATATACAGGTTCCTCTATTATCTCCACCATAAAATTTATTTATTATTATATCCTTAAATTCACCTATTCTACTACTCATAATAATTATCCTTATATTTCCATCCGTACATAAATACAAACCAATTCACAGTCTCTATAATATTGCTTTTAGAATCAAAATTCATTATACTCTGTCTCATTTTTTTATTCCAATTTAATTTTCTAATAAACCATTTCTTGAATTTATTTTCCTGATCTTTGGTCCATTGATGATGTAAATACCAATCATGTGATTTGAAATTAATTTCATTATAATTAACATTAACTATATGGCACATTTTTTTTAATACTTTAATTAAATATTTATCCATGCCTCACCTCTATTTTCTGGTTTTACTTCAGGCATCACTTCTTTCTCTATATGTATATATTTCACTTTTTTTAGACTTAACGACCAATGAAACGTATACAGATAAACCTGTTTAGTGTGTTTATCATAATGAGTTTTAACATAAACACGATATCTTCCATTACTTATAACTTTATATCTTAAGCCTCTCCACTTAACACCTAATGATAAACGATATTTTATGTTTTTTCCAGTGAATTCATCATTAAAATTTATTGGCCAAAAATATAAAAGCGTATCTTCAATTAACTGACAATCTATTCCATTTAACTCAACTTCCTGAACATAAGTTTTTATTCTACGTTCAGTTGATTGAAATTGCAATGGGTAACATCCTATTAATGAAAGCGTAATAAGTAATAAAAATATATTTTTCATTTAACTCTCCAGTATTATGATCTACATTTAAAATAATTTATAACTTCACTAATTAAATACCATATAAAAATAATTGCCAATAATGGCCATCCAGCTAAACACATTAGAAACTCAGTTGCATTTTCTGATAATAGTGCTCCTGTTATTATTCCTATTAATATATAAACTAATATCCAGCCCATAATTCCTCCTTAACAATTATCAATTGATCGTATTATCCATGAAAAAAAACATACATTTATTCCTGTTATAACTATCCCCGCCATCCAGGTTCCAAAATTTATATTATAAAATCCCATACAAGCTATTCCATTTATAAATCCTATAAGATAAATAAATACTGATATGTAATATATTAAATAATTTTCATTCTCCTGCATCCCTATTGTATACATAATAAATGATAACATGTATAATATTAATAATACCACAAACACAACTATAAGTGTTATATAATTAGATAAGGCAGTAAATGTATCCCAATAATGTAAACTTTGAATTCCAAAGCTACATAAAAACAATAATCCTATTGTTATAATAAATATAATAAACCAAATTCCACAATATCTCTCACAATCTTCAAATAACTTTCCTATCATACTTACACCTCGTCCCAGGTTTTTTTCCATTTCTTAACCTGTACTAAAATAACTTTAGTTGTTAATTTAGTTGCCAATTGTAATCCCACGAAGCATAACACTATTAGTAGTAAGATCTTTTTGATGGACCAGTCTGATTTGAGTGCCTTGACTTCTTTTATTGGTTCTGGTTTGGATTGTACGTAAGTGAATTTTTTAATATAAATATTGTTTTTATGTCCACATTTACAGGTATTAACTCTTATAAACATATTTTTATTTTTTATTTTTTTATTTTTTCCTATTTCTGCTAATACTGCGAAAGCTTCATTATTCACTTTTATTTCAAAAATAAAATTATTTTTTTTGAACAAATCATTTTCAAATTCACTATATTCATTAATTTGTTTACCATTAATAAAATATTCATACTGTTTATTTTTTAACATAAATTCTTTTAATAAAATAGGCTTGTTATATTTAATTTTTCTTCCTTCATAACTACAGC